CCGATGAAGCGTCGGAAACTGGAGTGTAATGAGTGGCAGGAGATGTTACTGTTGTATCAGTATTATTATCTGGAATTATAATCGTTGTTGCGCTTCCGATTGACGGAGTTAGCGTAATAATATGACCATCTTCTGAATCTTGAGTAAGAGTATATGTCGTATTATTATCAGTTGTCTTATAGCCTTTTCCTTCGACAAACGCAGCAACAGCTTTGGAAGTTGGAAGATTTGTACTTGTAGATTCGTTACTGATGGATGTGTCTACAGCTTTTGCGGCAGCAGCTCCTATTGTCCCTAAATCTGTAATCTGTGATTTTGTAATCGCAATACTGCCAAATGTAGCGGATATATTCCCGTTTGTTTGTGAAAGCGCTGTAAGTGTTTTGCTTGCACTTGGAGTACCAATAGTTCCGCCGTTTAAAGCATTAATTGCATTTTGCACAGTTTTTACTGTTGCTGCTTTGTTTGTCAATGCGTTATAAGTTCCGTCAAAAGAATAAGTAACAGGATCTGGAAGCTGCCCGCTAGGAACTTTACCGTCAGAACCAAGGGATGCAACACCGTTAGCAACTCCAACCCGACTGTTATCAACTTTTTCGTCAAGAGCATCTTGAATACCATCAACAACTGTAGCAATGACATCATTTGTAGGATAGTTATTTAATTTTCTTGCAAAATACGCAAGCCCATTGGCGTCTAAAAATTTTTTTGTTTCTATGTTCGGCATTACATATCCCCTCCTTTCTGAAAATAGATGCGCAATTAAGAGTTGTTATCTGCAACGGCAGCATCAATTTCACTGTTTGTTAAAGCTTGAATAGATGTATAAACGTTAGATGCATATTGTTTTACGCCATATACACTTATAACAGACGCTGCGTCTTGATCTGTTCCGAGAACTAAAGCAGCAGCTCCTGCGCTGTCAAAAACAGAAGTGGCAACAAAAGCAGCACTTCCTAACCCGTGAACAGCAACATCTGTGCCATCTACAGAAATAGTTCCATTTGTAGTACCTTCCTCAATAGAAAGAACGGCATTTGCTCCGTGGGCAATTTGGGATTGTAACTGAGATGTAAGTTTAGAAGAACCAATAGTTCCATCTGTGATTGAAGCAGTAACTCTATGTTGAGCATCAATATTGACGACAACCATATCTCCGTTTTGAGATCCAGATGTGACATACTCAATCAAGCTACTCACATTAATGTAAATATCATCATTAGTAGCATTTGCCAGCACAAGATGGAGATATGTTCCAGCAGCGCCCCAAACACCAGAAGTGCCTTTTGTTTCAACTGTACCGGATTGCACGACCATATCTTTGGGAATATTAATATCGACTCCAACTTTAGTCCCAGAAGGAGCTTCGCTTGTGTATTTCATTAGTTGGTAAATAGCAGCATAGTCCCCGCTGTTATTCGCTTTTACAATCGCATACGTGGCACTTTCTCCGCTGGTTTCAACATATAAACCTTTATTTCCTGTAGTCCTAAGCTGCAAGGCATTGCCAGGTTCTGTTGATATGTTGACTTTAATTTCACTATCGTTTGTAACTAAAACTGAATCGTCTTTAGCAGTAACAGAATCAAGCTTAGAATCGAAACGTAATTTTATCTTATCCCATAAATGCCCAACGCCAGTTGCATCTAAGAACTTTTTGTTTGTTAAGTTTTCGTAAGCCATTTAAATCTCTCCTTTCCAAAAAAATAAAAATGGAAGGACGGGCTGCTATAGCCCGTCCTTCGTATATTACTGTTGTTCCTTATTTAATTCTTTATATAAATCATTATACTCTTGTTCAGATACTTCCTGAATTAAAGCATCTTCATATCGATTAACACCAGGAGGAATGCGCTTTAGCCAACTATCTCTGTATATCTTTTCATTAAAAGAGGATTGCACAAATTGAGCTTCATCAATATTGCAAACATACATCTTGTTTTTGACAGAATTCCATTTAAGAAATGTAAACCCAACGTTAGTGACTTCGTTGTTTTGAATGATTTTGAAAAATATCATACTCAACACTCCTTAAATAGCAAACATTACTACAATGCCTCGTTCTTGATAACCATCAGAAGAAATACTTGTTGTTGCAAAATTTCCCTCTGGCCCAATGACGTAATGGAAAGAATTAGAGCTTTGCGTTGAAGAATTTGTCCGAATCCAGTAACTTGCCGATCTAACCCACACACCACCTTGGGCTCCTGTTGCCACAATGTTGTTTGTTGTATCAGATACGTTTCTGCCACCAACAAAATCATGTGTCCTAGCAGTTTCCGCAGAAATATAAACATAATAACGAGATGGTGTATCAGATCCTGCATTTGTTTTACCCCAAACGTCAAATTCGTTTACTGTTGTTCCTTCCAGTAAGGTCGGATCATCAACTCCGATTATCATTTTCCCTGTCTCTGGAATTTGAACGCCCATAAACTTAACTCTATCTCTGTTTGTTGTAATCCACGGGATTTGATATCCTTCATTTATCATAAGCGAATCGGTAGTAGGACCGAGGTCAGCATACGAAGGCGCAAAAATCTTATCGGAAGTTGTAACCAGAACGTTGTAATTATCAGACCCGCCTTTTGTTCTAATATACACTTCTTGAATAACAAATTGCCACTCATAAGGAAGCGCATTATAGAATCTCGAATTCAAGAAAGATCTGAGTTTCGAGTTTGTCCAGCCACCTTCTGTTGTGCTTTCATTCTCCGACGCTTGATACATTTCATAGTATTGAGAAAGTGCACTCTTTGAAATGAACGAAGCAGAATCTTTTGTTCCTGTTCCATCCGTCTTCGTATATAATCCTGCTCCTCGATATTGCATTTTGATAGACTCATGAGGCCAGCAAACAAGCTCTTTTATAATTTTTTCACCAAGGTCGTCGTGCCAAATTTTACACCAATGAATCCATCCTTTTGCTGCTTCATCAAAACCACTTGTTCCTACAGCAATTCCACCAAAAGAGAGAACTGCATCGGAAATGGTGTTTTGGAGGCGAGGTACTTCAGAATAAAGTATTGTAGGATTATATCCGGCATACCGTTCAGTTTGCCATGTTCCTTGCGCTGTATCATCAGAATTATACCCGTTAAAAATAACAATGTAACGACCACCATTGTCTGAAGACACAATAAGATTTTTTGATCCTTTGCGATGTTTGATAACAAGAATGCCTTTATTCCGACCATAAGATATAATTTCATCCCTGTTTCCCCATTGAATTTTAATGCATTCGTTTTGGGAAGGAGATGCAGAACCCGGATTGGAATAATATACTTTAAACCCTTCTGCTCCATTTTGATCATAACAACTAATGAGCGTAGCATCTCTCTGGTTATTATTAAACTCATAACTCACAGCAAGAGTAAACGTATCTGCATTTTCATCAAACAACTTAATATCATTACGTCTGACAATTGAGGTACCATCAAAATATCTATTCTGAAGCAAGACTGAAGAAGAAACATTGGTAAAGGTAAAATCTTTACCAAGAGGAATGTCAACCTCATCTTCTTCGGAAAAATATGTTGATGCTTTATTTTGTCTTGCAACCGCATAAATTTCCGCAATAGACATTTGATTTAATTTCGTGTTCACAGGAGGCAGTTGAGCTCTATCCCAGACTGCATAAACATCAAGGTCTGAAGTTACAAATCCAGTAGATTTGTCCCATCCTTTAAACACTTTGTAGTATCCTGCTGATTCTTCATCAGCTAACGTGGGGAATCCAATAGTACCGGATTCGTCATAAACGGCTTCTGCTCCATATTCAATATTGTTCTTTATATCATATAAACTTCCGCCAACTTTATCATACCAGCGGACAGTATACGTTATAATTTCAGATGAATATTCAGCAGTAACATTTTTGTCTGAATCAACAGCCCCTGTCAATCCATTCCATCCTGTAAATGTATATCTGTATTGTCCGACAGGATCAATATAAACAGGAGTGTTAATTTCACCAGCAAGAATAGGATCATAAGCTTCGCCGTTTAAATCGATATACTGAATATAATCATTATTTTGTTTGTCTTTGATGCGAGTCCCATCCATGTTAAAGAAGTTAACAGCATAGTAGGGAACAAGAGACTGATAATGAATGGAAAGATTTCCATAGCTCCAAACCCTGTTGATTTCATCAAGATGATCGTCAACAGAGCCAGATCCCCAAACATTATTAATTGCTTCAAGTTTTTTCTTTGACATGGTGGTAACAGAAATAATACCTGTAACAACTGGCGCATTCTGTTCTTGTCCTAATGCGTTGTAACCTTTCCATGTGCTTGCAATCTTGCTAAGTGCGTCAAGGTTATCGAATGACCAGTTTATTCCAATCGCTCTGATACGTTTCGTAGCTTGATTTGAAGCATTTACTGTTTGAACCAAATACGTAGCAATTGCATTTGACACGGTAGCGTTACAGTTTTCAATCTGGACAGATACAAGATTTTGCCCGCCTTCCATCGTGAAAGTATTCACTTTGTTCAAGTTGTGAGCATAAATACCAGTACAAGCATTCAACTGAACACTCTCCAATGGTGCAAAGGATGGCAATGTCACATAACCAGTCTGAGTATTTCTTGTATCGATTGTTTTCAGCTCAACGTTTGCAGACACATCCAAAGAGTCAGAGAAGTTGGGCATGTTTCGAATTGAAAGGCTTTGCAGTAAAACCGAAGGAATATTCAAACCTGTTCCAGAAGGCCAGTCGTTATTAACACTTTCTCCGCCAAGATTTACTTCCATTAATTTGGATGCACCCGGAGCAGCAAACGTGCTATTTTGAGTTTCATTCAAAGGTCTAATATACTGAATTAATTTATCTGGAGTCACATACAACGTAGTGTTATTACCCACAGAAACATTATTAAATACAGTAACTTCACCTGCTTGAACTTTCTGACTTGCCACTCTTGTTGAGTCTTTAATAAACGTCATATACGTTTTAGCATAAGCTTTAACTGAGAATGTTTTTGTACCTTCTGCTCCATTTGTACGGAAAGTAGTTGCGTTTGTTGTATTGTAATATCCATACTTACCGTCCATGTATGAAGTTTGATAGGTTAAAAACTGTTTGCGCCAATAAGTTTTGGAGCCTTGTAAACGTGGAAGATACGAATCATCATATTGAGCATCTGCGCTTATAATTGTTTTATATGGCTTAATATACTTATTATAAGCATCAATAATCATTGCTGCATGAGGTCGTTTACTTTGATAAGTATCCCATTTCTCTAAGATCGCATTTGAATCCCACGCACCCTGACTTCTTAATGAAATATACATTCTTGACAGCTCGTTGTAGTAAGCAGCCTGAATGTTTTTATAAATCGTATTCGTAACAGCATTAAAGTACTGTCTTCCTGACGGGGTTCCATCTACAGTATCGCCATAGTCAATGCCGTAATCACCAAAAGGCTTACCGTCATTGTCTGCTGCGAGAATGGTGTCCATGTCATAAGCAGCTTTTACGTTCCATAAATATCTTTCTTCTGTTTCATCCCAGTCATATGAATAGAAAGTATTTTTACTAACATTATCATATGCTTCAAAGAATTCGAGCATCAAAAAATGGTAAAGCAAAGAGTCTATTGCAAAATATTGGTGAACTTCATTTTTGAATTTTGTAGGATTCCCAATTGTAGAAACAACCCAAGCAACAGCGTTATCCCAAGAAGTAACAACTTCGCTAAGATTGGCATTACTAGGATTCATACGCCATTCAAAATGTTTTACTTTTTTATACTCTCCTTGGCCTGCGTCCCATTCTTCTGTTTCCCAACGCCCCTTACCGTCATCAGCGTTTGGGTTAAACGTAGCTGCCGTGCTTCTGAATCGTTCTGGTTCAGTATCGTTACCAGAAACTTCGATACATGCTTTTGTGGGATGTTCTCCAGAGCCGTCCTGACCAAACACAGCTTTATTCTTTTTACTGTTGCAAATATCACCCATAGCATACAGAACAGTTTCATTCGGCTCAACTAAAAGAGAGCTGAACCAAACAGGAACGTTGTTTGTGTTTGTAAAGAAAACAGCACAAGGTTTGCCTTCGATAACGTCCCGAACACCTGCTGTAGCCCTAGAAGGAGTAACATAAGGCTGGTATGTATTATACCAGTCAACTGCATTCACGTTGTTTGCGTTTTCAGAAGAAGCAACGTTTACTTTGATGTTCAAATAGTTTACGGGAATGGACGACTCAGATATTTTATATTTTTTTCCAGTTCCTTTAAAATCAATATCTAAGTTATAAGAAGAACGTCCATAAGCAGCGGAAGAAGTGCCTTGCACTTTAAACACTGTACCGTCTTCTGTTTCTGGCCCACTGGCAGCAGAAAGTTCAAGAATTGTAGATCCATCTTGAATGGTAATGTCCGCAGGCACGGGATCTTCTTTGCTGGTTGTCATGCGAGGCGCAAAGATCTGGACAATAGTCAAGGTTGGCGCAGCTAAATGTAAAGCTTCGACAGAAATTCTGTCTGAAGAATCAACAATAGTATTTGTTGAATATCTACGCACTTTTTCTTGCGTTGTATTTCCACATGAAACATAATTCTGGATCATTTGCTGTGTCGTTAATTGAGCATTGTATACTCGAATTCCATAGACCCAGACATCACAATGTTCAGAACCGATTAACAGAGCGTTTTCGTCCTGAACAAGAATCCCGGAAGAAGCATATTTGTTTACATTAGCCGGAATTCCGTCAAGCCACACAGTAGCCACTCTTTGTGCGGTTGCTTTTTCTACAAGAACGGAAAGATCAACTCGACTTTCTTCACAATAACGGAACTCCTGACCAGCAGCATTATTTAATCTCAATTCGCCATTATTCGCTTTTAATATAATGCCTCTGGTAGAACCGTCATTAAGTTCTTGCATTGCAACAGCGTCATATTGATCGCTGTTGCGAACTGCAAAAGATATATCAATCGTTTTGCCGTTAGAATCTTCATCTTGGAATAAGCAACGAGGAAGTAAAGCTGTGTTTCCTTTCTTCACCACAAAAGCTGGAGCTCCGTTTCTGTCTGTTCTGAAACCGCCATTTTCCCAGTCGAAATTAGTGCTCAAAGTAAGATCAGCAAAACTATCCCTGTCAACATCTGTATTGCTATGTCCTATAGGATCAAGAACATACACAAGACTATCGTCTGTATAATAATTGATGTTGTAATCAACTTGCGCTGCAATAATCTGCATATTTGCAACTGAAGACTCACAAGTAAGCGCCACGTTATATGTTTTGCTTACAAGAGGAGAGAATTGATATGTTCTCAAAGTTCTGTTTGCAGTAATAGAAACAGGATTTTCTTGATCTATTTGAATCGTTGCGCTAGCTACTTCATTATTTGGATCAAAAACGAAATAATTAATGTCAACTAAGTCAAACTGATTGCATGAAATTGTCGGTTTTGCAAATGCAACAATAGGAGAACTTACTCCCGTTCCCCAGATAAGCGTATAAGAAATATCGTTTGCTGTATCCTCGGGATTATCCGCAGACACCATGCTTGCGCTTATGTAGTTAATACCGCTTGTAAAGTACGTTTTATCCAAAAGAACTGTTAACGTCAGACTTCCTGTTACTGTTCTTGTTTCAGTATGTGTGCCAGAGCCGGAAGTAACAGCTACAGATACAATGTTTGTGCTATTCGCCTCAGCAGAAACTTCAATCGGAACATATACATTTGTATTGGAGTTGTTCAGCATGATAGCATCAATAGAACTTCCCCAAGCAAGACTGAACGCAACGCACTCCACCGTCCATTTGCGAGTTAACGAAGCTCCTCCGACAGAAGTGATTCGTGCTTCTACAGTATTTCTTGCAGAACCGTTTAAACGAGCTTGTGCATTAAACGTAAATGTTGTACCGCTTTCACCCGTTTGGTTTGCAGCTTCTTTATTGTTCACATACCAAGCAACAGAGATGTCTGTTGCATCTGAAGAGGTAGCAACAAAACTAAAAATAGCTTGTTCGCCATTCCGAATTGTAGTTGGTCTAACAACTCCAGTTAAAGCAATTGTAGAAGCGGAACCGCCACCGCCACCACCAGATGGGAGTAAAACAGGAGTAAACACATCGTTTGAAAGGACAGTGTCGCCCTTTTTCAAATACAAATAGTTGTTTTCATCAACTACTGCTCCGTCAAAATCAAGGCCTGTGCTAATGGTGTCAGTATGATTATTATCATACCGAACATTGATTCCGCCTTCATCTTCTGTAATTTCTCGAACAAAATTACCGAAGTTGTTAAAGTTATCGTTTAATGTTGATACTGTTTCGCTTAACCCACTAACATCAGAACTTGAAGCAGCTCCAATATTCGTTCTTGCTTGAGTTTTCTCTTCTCCTGTGAGAGTCTGTTGAGTATACAACACAGCCCCATTAGGAATAGCTGAAGAAGATGCTGCTCCGATATTTTGACGAGCTTGTTCTTTTTGACTATCTGTTAAATTTTGCGCAGTATACTTTACAGCATCGGGAGTGGAAGTGCTTACGTATTTTTCACCAGCAGAATCCCAACGATATAAAATATTCTGTGATAAATCAAGATATAATTTAGATGCGACTCCGGTTTGAGGAAATGCGCTGGTTGTTGCACATTCTATTACGTCATGCACAGAATTCGGAAGTTGCGATTCGGTTAAATGACCATCTGCATCAAGCTTTGCCGGATTGTTAGCCGTACCATATGTGTTTTCAAGGTTCGTTTTAAACCGTTGAAGATTATCTTTTGAAATGAGTGACAACTTGCTCATCCCCCTTTCTTATAAAATATTAAACATAGCGTCAATTTCAGCATTGGTTGCTGTTTCAGGAGTAAGATTATCTACATACTGTTTAATTGTTTGATCTGCAACGTCATCTATTTTAATAGTACTTCCATATAAAACAACATTTCCAGTTAAGGTGTTTACGCTTGAAACAGGAGGAGCAGGAATATTAGCAATGCTGTTATCTATATATGTTTTAATTGTTTGATTTGAACTTGAATTAATTTTAACGTTATCTCCATTTATTACAACAGCTCCAGTCGAGCCATTAACGCTTGTGACACCTCCATCATCGCCCATATAAGAGACAGAATAGTATGGGGATGCGGTACTTCCATCATACCACGTAATAATATATTTGCTCCATACATATTTACCTGCTTGTGGATCTGGAGTGCTAGTCCATCCACTTGATGCATTAGGAGGATTTGTTCCGTCTGTTGACGTTTGATATGTAACACTAATTGAAGCTCCTCTTTGCTGAGAAGCGAGCCGAGCGACATCCTGAACCCATTGCGTAGCAGTTCCTTGATAATCACCTACAGATTGAGCTAAAGCATATAAAGAAACAGAGCCCAAGTTTACAATATTGCCATTGGCATACTGGGCATACAAGCATCCTGTTTCTCCTTCGTTGCCATCTCCAATCCAAACTCTTGTAACTCCCTGAACAATAGGCAAAAATTCGTTGAACACGGGCTGAAATTCAAATTCTCCGTTGGGCACTTAGTCCACCCTCTCTCTTATGTACTGAGTGCCAGCTTCACATTTAATTTTTCTGCTTGCACATCTTGTACCGTCATTCATAATAACATTCAGTTGAATATAACATTGTGCGTCATTTGCAAATAATAAAGATTCTTCCTGTGTAAAATTAACAATAGCAAGAGTTCCCCCGTCATCTGGGCTAAAACTGTCTACATTGCGTTGTAAAACTGTATGGTCGTTTTGATAATAACAAACAACTATTCTTGTTATATCTGAAACAACAAAAGGAATCTTAAATCTATGCATTATAGTTTCACCAGGAATAAACAATGCAATCACTTCCTCTCATAATATATTAAATTGATGTTGATTGCTTAAGACCTGCATATTGCATCGATTTCTGCAATAGTTAATGGAGCAAGAGGAATATCTCCAAGACCAAGTTCTTTAAAAGAAACATCACCAAGCAGTTCAACACCATTGATTGATGGCTTATTTATAAGATCTTCATAATCTCCACTATCACCGCCTCCACCCCCGCCATTTCTTGCAACAGGAGTGGAGAGGGTGAGCGTGTGGTCATTAGAACTGCGTACAAGATGTATCTCTAGAGATTCCATGCGCTCACCCTCCTTTTCACTCGTTTTCAGCGTAAGTAACCTCTTCCGTGATAATGAAGTCCCCAACAAATGTTTCTTTTATTTCGTTTTCGTATTCGAGTTGAACATCGAATTTATAATTACCATAAGCTAGTTCATTCGTGTCTTCAGGTTCAATTCTTAATTGGTAATCACCATGATCTAATTTGACAATTTCATTATTTGTTAGTTTTTTTTGAAATAAAAAAGGCTTATCCCGAGTTGTTTTCTTAACTGTAAAATAGATTTCTGAAAAATCAACTCGCGTTGTTTTGTGATCCGGATCTTCTATTACAAACCGAACCAGCCTTATATCACCTCTTGGCATTCGGATCATCATCTGGTTCAGCCCCCTTTACTGTATGAATGCCGTTAATTTAAATAAACAGATACCCAATCTTTAAAAGATATTTGTTCGACAAATCTTATTTGAGCAAAGTCTTCATTTCGAGTTTCATTATAAATATCCATTAATCCATACGAAACTCCTTGGACAATATCTTGAATAGACATTCCTGTAAGACGTTTAAATTTGTCGCACATTTTTTGTAAGATTAGCATTGTTTTTATTATTACTGAATTATTGCCATAAATTCGTCTATCTTGACAGTAAAAATATACATGGAATAATGTTTGAATAAATTTAGTAGTTAATGATTCTTTTGAATTTAATTTGTTTATATTTTTTTCCATATAATCAAGTATAACACCCATCGTTCCTGTGACATAATCAGGCATACTTTCAGCAAAATAACTGCCAGAAGACAATGAATCGGCTTTGCGATTCCATATATATATTGGTTCTTTATATCGATATATGGTTATATCTTCTGTTGAAAATATACAGCCAACTTTTGTTGAAAGATTTATATCTTCGCAATAGCCGAGGTTGTCGTAACAAAGATTATATTTTTCCCAGAATGTTTTTTCATAAAATTTTCCGTGTGTCCATGCTTTGGTTGCATCTTGTAATATGCAATCAGAAGATCCAATCAAAGTCATTATAAAATCTCCGATGATGTGATCTTTTGCATTATTTTCTAAAATAAAAGATTTAATTTTATCAAATGCTTTATCTACAAAAAGGTCGTCTTGATCAGCAAAACAAATCCATTGACCAGAAGCATGTTCTGCTCCTGCTTGACGGCCAGGACCTGGGCATCCATAGTGTTTATCATTTATAATTATTCTAATGTTTAAATCTTTGTTGCTGGAAATAATGCTGTCAATGCTTTCATCTGATTGATCGTCAGAAATTATAACCTCAATCTCATTAATGCATTCGTTTCTTTTTATTGAGTTTAACAATAAAGAAATGTACTTTAATGGATTGTATGTAGGAACAACAATAGAAAATAACATCTTTTCCTCCGTCAGATTTAATCGATACATTACAGCCCAAGAACTATTCTGTTAAAGTCTGCTGCCGTAATTTTTGTTCCAGCAGTCAATCCAGATTTGATGCTTGCGTTGATTTTTGTTCCCGAAGTAATTGAAGTGCCCGTTTGGTTGATATCTTCCTTCTTGATTTTGTTGCCCTTCACTACAGCAGTATACGGATTGGTGTACTCAACTGTAAGGGTTATTGTGGGAGTGGAATAAACGCCCGATCTGTTCCGCACTTTGAGTACGGCCCGCCCCGGATAATTGACGTTTTTCAGCGCACTCTCGTCTGAATACCACTTTCCCCACTTATCGTTTGTGTACGACTGCGTACCGCCGCCCCAGGATAGGTACCAATCCCCCGGAGACGATACGCTGATATCTACCTTGTGTCGCACATAGGACGACCCGGTCGGGTAAGTAAGAGCGCCCATATCAATGGTTCTTGCTTCCTGATTCGAGAACCCGTTGGAGTATGTAAGCACAAGATTTCCCATGTGATCACCTCACATAAATCCATATTCTACCATTTACTTGAATTGAACTGGGTTCGTTCATTGTGCCTCCAGCCCAAATATCATAGGAAGGTATTTCACTTACAGTGCCAACAATTCGGTCAGGCCATTTACATATTTCATCTCTTGTCATGACATCAACAGTTCCTCCGGGACCAGAACATACTGCATCTCCAAGATGATAATTGTTTCTATCTCTATATGGATATGCTAGAACTCTTCCTGCTACAGCAATAGGTGTTTTTGCTTCTTCGGTTTCACCCATACAAGTACCATAAGTATCAGAAGTAAGTCTACATCCAGCTTGTAACCGAAACTCCGTAAGTTTCATAACTCCTTCGGCAGTTTCGTAAACACATCGTCCGCCTTCAGATGCTTCAGCTTTACGGCATTCTGCGTAGTCGTTCCATACAGCGTTGTACACCTTGCTAGCCGTAACTGTTCCTGTGAACGTTTTATCACCAGCAAAACTTTGTGCTCCCGTACTCACTAAGCCAGCAGTAGCAGTTGTTGCATTACCGTATGTTGTATTGGTATTTGGGTTGGCCGGCATTTTGACGGTGAAAGCCACGCCTCCTGCTACGCCAACAGTAGAAGTTGTATTCCATGCAAGAGTCGGCGCTTTGTTTGTAAACGCATATGTAGTATTTGTGTTTGGGTTTGCTGGCATTTTAACCGTCAAGGCTGTTCCACCCACAACACCAACTGTTGATGTTGTACCCCATGACAACGTAGGCGCAGAATTAGAAAAGGAATATGTGGTATTTGTGTTTATTAATGAGTACCACGAACCCCAAGAAGCAGAAGAGTATTTACGATAATAAACTGCATCTGTAGTCATTCCAAGAGCAAGTTGAGTACCATAGTTTCCGTCTGAGCCTTTAGCTTCATATATGTGATACCATGCATTTGAAGGAAGGCCATAGTTTGTTCCATTTGTATACTCTCTTAATTGAAAGGAATTATTTGCAGGTAAATGGTTTGCAGATTCTGCTACTCTTGGAACATCAACTCTGAATGTAGTGCCCGATAAAGCAAGTCCAGATCCAGCAGCATATGTAGTATTTGTATTAGGATTAGCTGGCATTTTTACTGTCAAAGCTACTCCACCAACAGTACCGACAGTAGATGTTGTGTTCCATGCCAATGTGGGAGCATTGTTTGAAAATGAATATGTAGTATTCGTGTCTGGATTTGCTGGAATCTTTCCACTCGTAACGGAAAGACCAGTAACATGTCCTTTCCCATCAGTTTGTAATGTTACTCCTTTTACTACGTCAATGCTCCACGCCGCAGCAGCGCCAGACGCAGAAGCACTAATATCAGAACCTGTTGCAGTTGCAGGAGTATAGTGATTTGCACTAGATGTTACTTTTGTGTTTGTATCCGTAAATACTGCATTTGAAGGAACTGACTTTTCAATCGTGAAACCACTATCTTTTATTATCTTGCCTGTTGTACTGTTAAAAGTAGCGATATGATTATCTGTTGATGAAGTCGGTCCAATTACAGCCCCATCTATATTTGACTGAACAACAGTCCAGTGGTCATTGTTTGCTGCTGTGCCGTCCACAACACAAATAATCATATCGCCAATTTCACATGCTTTTCCGGCATACGTTCCTGCGGTAACTACCTTATACGTCCATCCTTGATAATGTGTATTTGGAAGAGTAGCAACTGTAGCTCCCGAAGACCCAATAGTTCCTTTGAAGACCATTGCATCGTTTGCTTGGAAAGCGTTGTTAACAAAAGCAGTTGTTGCTATTTGCGTATTGTTGGTTGAAGCTGCAGCGGTTGGAGCTGTAGGAGTTCCTGTTAATGCCGGAGAATTTTTTGGAGCTAAAACCGCCTCCAGTTTTTCCTTAAAATGCTGTAATCCAGCATTATCAAGAAAACTCATATATTCTCACTCCTTGTTTTCAGATAAAAGTAACAAAATCTTCTAGGACTTCCATTGTCTTAAATGTAATACCATCAACAAGTGGAAGCTCTATTTTTTCAAAAGTTTCTGTTACTTCAACTTCGTCTAGCTCTTTCATTTCTTCAAGATAATTTGTATAATTTTGACCTTCCAAAACACCGTTGGCGTTAGCTAAAGGACGATATTTGGACGCAATTGTTTCTACTCGTTCTTGCTGAAATTCAACATGAGGACGAAGCTTTTTCCTTAACATAAAAATATCTTTTTGCTCTTTGACATGATAATCAGGAAAAGTAGCAAAGTTTTCCAGTTCGTTATAAGCTCGAATAATCTGATATTGTTTCATAACTTAATCTCCTTTATGATTTCACATATAATGTTCCTGTATATCGTTCTGGTCCGGATTGGCCCATAGTATACAACTGTGCGCCGGAATATTGGGTGTATGTCCCCGGTGTATAGCCGCTTCGTGCGTCCGTGTAAACCGATGAGCAATTAATCGTGCTTGGCAACACTCGTGCATCCGACAGCGATACAGACACGTTGTAAACCGTTCCCGTGACCCGTGTCCCCACCGTTACTCTGCTAACGGTGGGTTTACTAAAATTTATCGTTGTACCATCCGATAATGTTATGGAGTTGTCTGTATGCGATGAAATATATGGTTTCCACAATTTCCACAGAGGATATTGACTTAAATTAATAACCTGTTCTTGTCCTTGAGGGTGCTGATCTGTAGGTTCTGATACAGACACAAATTTAGTTGCATATAAAGCTCCGTCCCATTTGCATTTAAGACCGCTGGAATCAGGGGTTTCTCCACCGATCCACAAAGCATAGTCTTTAATTGTAGATGTTGTAGTATCTGCATTTAAAACTATTTTAGAAGATCCTGATCCTTTGGAAAGAGAATTTTCGTTAATATCCCAATTCCCAATCTTCCCTGTGATCGCTGTAAGGCCCGTATTATTCCAAGAACCGATGGTTACATTATTAGCATCTTTTATTGTTAACGTTCCGTTTGTATTGTTTGCCCCTCCAAGGACTAAACTTCCGCCACTAATATTTGATGCAGTCAAGTTGATAATGCTTACATTGTTAGCATCAATTGTGCCGCCACTTATGCGGTTTGCGCTCATGGTGCCAGACGTAATACGATCAGCACTCATAGATCCTGACGTGATTTTGTCTGCTGAAATTTCACAAGCTATAGTACTGCTTGCGGTAATAGTACCTGTTATTTCTGCATCTTTTGCCTTTAGTTTACCATCTGCTGTGACACTGAACTTTGGAGCATTGTTTCCTGTTCCTGTGTATGTGCCACCAGCCCAAAATGCAAAATTGGAACCTGAAGTATTCACCAAACCAACAGTACTGCTGTTTTTTGCTGTAGAATTGCCAATATAATCAGATCCAAAGTTCCATCCAGCAATAGTGCCTTTTAGAGCGTTAAAAGATCCATCTGCCTGAACAGAAAACTTAGGCGCATCATTTCCGGTCGCTGTTCTTGCTCCTCCAGCCCAAATTACAATGCCACTGGTTAATTTAGCTAGACCAATAGTAGAGCTATCTCTTGTATTGCCGTTGCCAATATAATCAGAACCAACAGTCCAAGTACCAATAGATGCTTCCACTGTAGTAATTTTGCCGGAAATGTCAATGTTTCCATCTGCTGTAGCTTTAATATAGTGAACTGCGTTATTAGACGTTCCTCTAATGTAAAGCCCATCTGTACCGTAATACGCCCCATCGGAAGAAGAAGATAAAGAGTCCGTACCGTTATAAATGAATGCATTTGTTCCATCAGAGCCAACTGTAAACGGTTTCCCAGTGCTCCCAATTAAAACGTTACCTCCATTAGAGAGAAGTTTTAATGTTTTGCCTGAAGATACGGAAATTGTATCATCTGCTGTAAAGTTCAAAGTTCCATTTACTGCGTCCATATTAAAAGCAGTACTTCCAAAATAAGCGCTTGCTCCATTTTTGCTTACTTTTAACTTTCCACCAATGTTTAATCCGTCAGTGCCCACATAAACACCAGTAGCATTAGAGCCTATACTTGTTGTGGAACCAGCGTACATGTAAGTAATAGTGTTACCGCCTTCAGAACGACTTGCTATTTCAAGACCAGCAATGTTTCCTGTTGTTGCTATGATCTTTCCTGATACTTCTACCGTGTTATCATTTTTTACTTTAAAATTCTGAGAATCAACAGTAAATTTACCAGTACTGGAAAGATTAAACACTCCGTTGGAAGATATATTAATTGATCCTCCTGTTACATCAAGTTTGCCTTGAGACTCAATGTTAATTCCAGACCCGCCATAAACGTTAATCTCGCCGCCAGATTGAATATCAATGCTGGCAGGAGTTTCATCGTGTTGAGCTGTAATTTTTATGTATGAGTCTGATGCTTCAGGATGAGAAGTTTCAAGAGATCCTGCTGGTTTATAACCATCAATAGTAGCATACAATGTTAAAGCTTGATTGCTGCCTATTTCCAGTTCTTGACCAACAGACGCATTTAGCTTATCTGTTGTGATAGATCCTGTTTCAATCCGTTCCGCAGATAAATAGCCAGTATAAATCGCATCTGCGGTTATCCCTTTACCTGTGCCTATATATCTCCAGTTCCACTCTCCATCTGGGTTTTTCTCTGAGGAAATGGCCCATCCTCTGCCTGTAAACATCATTGCCGATCCACCATCGGCATCTTCAAAGATAACATTGCCTTTTTCATCTGTATACCAGTTAGAAGTTCCTCCTGAAATATACAAACGATTTGCTTCTATCACGCCTTCAAGACGATCCGCTGAAAGCTTTCCAGATCCTGTTAATGCAGAAGACCTTTTGTATAAAGTTTGATTTGCTTTATAGTCGTTGGCAACTTCAGCAATCTTTGAAAGAACATCGGAAAAACTCTGCTGTCCGATCATAGATAGTTTTGTGTTAATTTCAATTGACGTTTTCCAAGGCTGATCATAGCACTTATTAATTACATCCAAATAAGCCCATTGATTTATATCTATTTCCTGATCAACCAAATGAACAGCATAAGAAATATCAATATCAGGCCAATCAACATTTTCACTCAGTTCATTAACTGAAAGACCGACATTTTTTTCAGTTGCAAACAAATCAAGATATTGGATCTCATAAAGTGCTTCAGGATGAGATATTTCTTTTAAATTATCTAATGCATCAGCGTATAAAATATTTTCATCGCCTTCTGCATATTTAGGTTCTTGCCAATAACCTTCTCGATACATATCTCCAAGAGATTCCATTAAATTCTTTTCTGCTTGGATTAAACTGTTCTGAGCTTGTTTTAGCAAAGATAATTTTGTTATATACACATCGTCAGAATCAGTCAAGAATTTATCCATTAAATATGTAATACCATGTCTTTCTCCTGACGGTTGAGCTGAAAGAACTTTATACATTACGTTCTTAACAAAAAAAGTACTTGCAAATCCTACAACTCTCAAGAAATGTGTTGCGCTTGGGATTTGATTACATACAAGCTTAATATTCATTGTGTTTCGGGGAGTTGTAAAGGTAAATGTATTTGTAGCACCTAACAGTTTTCTGTTAGAATCAAAGAAAAGTATTTTAGTCCCAGCCGGAAGACTAGCTTCATATTGAGTATTTTCATAAACTGAAATATTAGAACTAATATGCTTTTCTCCTCTGTCAACAAGCACATTGTTAACAAAGTCGCCATCTGTATAAAAAAGTCCTGTCAATTCGTTAGAAGAAGGGAAACTAAGCGAATCAAAAGAGTAAAAAGCACAAGAAAGCGTGTTGTTTATATCTTCGCTAACCCATACTCTTTTATTGTCAGTATCCAGTCTTATTTGTGATCCGGCTTGAAGTTCTTCTTCAGTAGAAAATAACCAATAGTTTTCAAATTCATCTTTAAAAGCATAATTTCCTTTTATTAAAGCTTCGCCTAAATCGCAACGATATTCAGACGCGACTCCTTTCACAAGAAATTCCTGCTTATAACATCCAGAAATAACTGTTTTAAAGAATGAGGTCATAGCATCGTTATCAGTTGTTCCTTTAACAGGTTCGTAATAGTCTTGGCCTGCAATATATAACATCATACGAGGCATACTATATAAGTATTTATTACCAATGCTAGACACTCTTATTTTTTCAGGGTCGTCAGAAGAATTCATTATATATACATAATTCCATCCATTATCTCCATCTTTACCCCAACAAAAATGTAATTCTCCGAATGTAAATGAATTTGTGTAAATGCGATAATACCAGCCATAAGAAGACAAAGCTGCTTCATAATTTGGAGCAGGATCATCATCATAAACAAATTCCATGATATGTTTTTCTGTCGATCCTTGCTTTGTAGAATTTTGAATTGCATCTTTGTTGCTAAGAATCATATCTTCTCTTGGCCCGAATAAACCAGCAATATTATCCGCAGAAAAAAGATATACAACAGAATTAGAAGTAAATGTGTCTTGGGAAGTCCATAAAGTTATTCTTGTTGGTTTATCTACTTTGTTAACGCCATATTCATAATTTGCTGGGTATAAAAGCAAGTAGCTATTATTAAACCATACATAACATTGCTGGGTGTCAGCAGCACGATAAACAATGTCTGCTTGTCCATTTTGAGGAAATAAATTTCTCGAATCATAATTGATTTCATCATGTAACAAGTAGTAATTTCCAAGTTCATCGTAAAAATAATTATCAATGTTATTTCCAAGATACTTTATGTAAGTTTTTTCCCATGTTGTAGGAGATCCGGGATGAACAATATAAATTACACTACCTTTCCCGGAAATCGCAGTACCATTATTTTTTATTCCTGTTGCAGTTGCCCATGTGAAATAGTTTCTTTGTGCTTCAAGATAGTCTGATCTATAAATAATTCCATCAGGATTATCAATATCTAAATACACATTTCCATTTAAAACGCCATGATTCTTAATTCTTAATTTTAAAAACCCAGTTCCACTTGAAGCCGTTTGTGTTAATTCAAACCTCTTAGATGATAAATCCGATGAAGCTTGTTGGGCTTGAATATATAAATCTGGCATATTCCACTGGTACTCTGCAAGAGAATTAAGCATATCGTCAGTTAATAACCCTATCCTTTGATAATAAGAAAAGTCCATTATATAAGGAAAGTAATTAGTAACTATCTCTTCTGTATAAGAAAGAGTTGTAAAGTTCATCGTTTTTGGAGTTTTATATACCTTAAAAAGATGAGTTCCATCATACACATAAGTTCTTGATACAAAATCAAGATAAGACCATTTAAGGCGATTCCTATATACAGTAGCAGATGCTGTAAAATAGTAATTGCTTCCAAGCCATGAAAAGCAATACTCCAGATTTTCATATACAGTTTCATTAAAAGTTAAAACAACATGATTTGCTTCTTGTAAAGAACATAATCCGGTTCTGTCTCCATAAGAACCATACGCAGAAAGTTTTGTTACAATATTGTCTGCGTTTAGTGTTCTTGTAATTCCTGAAACGTTTTTGTCGTAATAGAGAGCAAGAACCTTTTCTCCATTAAGAACTTCAACAGGAATTGAACCTTCTTCTAAATTCTCAGAAAAAGGATTCATAGGAACAAGATCAACAGTTCTTCCTACTTTTTCAACGCCATCCTCGATATAAACACCTTCACCATGATATATTGGTTTGGCATCAAACAGTTCACAGAGAGAACCGATCATTTTAAACGCTCCTGTTTTTGCCGGAGCTGTAAACGTTCTTACTTTTTCTTTTGCGGTATCAGAAGAAAATTTTTCATCTTCGTAAAATTTTGTTGTATTAACTCCTATATGCCACCCTGTTCCGTCAAGGATTGTCGATGCTAATTGCTCAATCGTTCCTACATTGTTTCCTTCCTCATCCGAAAATTCCAACTCAAGATTTTTTGTTTTTAATAAATGGGAAACGTGAAAAGCTTTAACATCATAAGATTTAGTTAAATTGTTATGAGAGACTTTTGTTTCAGATAACAAAAACCAATCTGTTTCTTGACGACCATCAACATCTGTTGAACAAAGTTTAAGTCGATAATCGCTGATAAGATAATCAACTCGATAGTTTTTATCCTGCCCATTTTCTGTAGAACACATCGACGGTATTTTAAAAGAAATTTCTTTATAGCCGTTCCTTTCAGTGCGAACAAACACTTCATATGCTTGCCCGGAAACGTCGCTTAAATTATCGTATAGGTTACACAAAGTATTATTTGTGTAATCACATACATCTAAAGTAATAGTTCTTTGCATAACCTTTCACATCCCTTTTTATTATGCATAAGTTGGTTTATATTCAAATTTTAGTCTTGTAATATTTGTTCCTTGGGAGCCTGTAATAAATATTTCATTCATAGAAACAACTGAAGTTTTTATACTTCCGCTTCCAATGTTATTCATGACAGTGAGGGTGTGTTTGTCAGGAACCGCTACTATTTTCTTCCATCCATTCAAATAAATATATTTTCCTATGTACCAATTTTTTTCTTCTTCTTCTTCATAAAGTATATTAACAACAGAAATTCGATTATCATTAAAAGAAACAAACAAATCTCGGATAATAGGAAAAGAAGGTTCAAGATCAATAAACCCTTGATCGTGATAAAGAAATGCTAATTCATTACCATAATCAGTTTTCATAATTGTTTTCCCACTAATTCCATCCGTATATAAATAATCATTTCCTGTTGTGTTAAAAGCTTTGTATTTTGTTTTCTGATCTGTTGTTTTGTTATAAATTGTTATTCCGTCAGCTCCAGCTTGTCCTGCAATAATAACACCTATTTTAGCTCTCTCAGTTCCAGGATTATATAAAAGAATTTGAAGCGGGTTTGTAGAGAAAGACAAATTTGTAAATTCTAAATTAGGAAGCATCTCTGCTTTATCTAAAATGCCCGTATTGAGCATGATTTCTTCATGATAAGAATCTGTATTTAAATTATAAAAAAGATGGTTGTTTACTTCTAATCCACGAGCATATGGATAATATGCTTTCATCGTGATCGTAACAATCCCATTTAAATAATTTTTCATATCATCTATATTGACATCTGTAACTGTAGCATAATAATAGCACCACGGCCTTCGATTAAATACAAGCTTTCCTGATTTGCCAATCTTAAACAAGCTGTTTAATTTTGCCATTATACCTCTTGCTATATGTTTTTCTTCATAAAAACACCTTAAAACAAACTCTTTTGGAGTTTTAGAACAACCAAAAAAATACCCGCCATCATGCCCATCAAAAGTTTCTTCATAAACATTTGATTTAGCAGGCGCATAAACGTATGTATGACTATTTTCAGGAGCATACTCAAGTCCAATATCAGCAATATCAATATCGCAAAAAGAAAATCCGCCTTTCATTCAATTCACCGCCTTTCCTAATAAATATATTTTCTTTCTCCTTTATATCTATTTTTAAAATGGCTTATTTTAAAAGAAATCAATACAATACAAAAAGAAATAGCAAACATGTTAGTAAAAACAAAAGAGGCGGGCGTTTATTTCCCGCCTCTTTTGTTGCAAAGTTTATTCTTCTGGAGCTGAAGTTTCAGGTTCTTCTACGTCAATCGAACTTGGAAGCATACCGATGCTTTCATGTAAAAGTTGTCTTCCGTCAATAGCAGTAAGAGTGACCGTCATCATAACACGGGCAGCATTTATATTGGCATAGTTCGTAGAAAGCTGCGCATAATAAGCAGCTTTCGCGTTTTTCATGTTCTGTTCAACATTGCCATTCATACCAGAATCAAAAACCTTGGGAAAACCAGATACCTGATTGTAAATACCATAAGGATTGTTTTCAGAAGTAATTACATTAACTGCGTTAACAATGAGAATACTGCGTGCCATTTTGAATTACCAACCTTTCTTTATTCGATTACTCGACAACCATAGATAATAATCTCGCCACCAGCCGGAATAAGAGTTTTTGTACTATCATACTGGTGAAATTTCACACCGGTAAGTGCGGTAATACTTGTTATATTTGTTATTCCGTCTGTGGTAGTAGCGGTATATGTTGCCTGCTGAACGTTTTGTGCATTACCAGAAGAACATGCCTTGCCCAAACTATATGCCATACCACCAAATGCATGAAATGTATATACGTTCCAGTTTGTAGAAGCCCCAGCAACTGCTATTTGCAACGTTGGAAGGCTTTTTACATTGTTATCCTGATCATAAAAATCTGCGCGAATATAATCACGAGTTGAAGTAGTAGGTATTCCTATTTTATGAATAATTTGTGCATGTGCAAGTTTAAATGGGAGTCCATCTTTATCTGTATTTACAGTAATAGTTGTTAAATTTTCATTAATTGGTACTCGAACAATTTCCTCCATCGGACCGTAAAGCTGACCGACGCCAAGCATCTGTGCAATAGCCGCTTTTGTAGCATCAGGATACTGCCCAAGTGTGATGGTTTCATTGGCAAGATCGGAACCAGCAGCTTTAGCAAGGCCATAGAAAGCAGATTCGTGTTGCTTGGCAATACCCATAACCGCGCTTGTATTTGTTCCTTGCTGTATTTGGTTTGAACCGGCAAAGTCTACGACAAGTGCGCCTGTGTTTGAATCAGTAAATAGGCCTCTGCCTCGTTTAACCAGACCATATTCGGAGGTGGAAGCATATGGGATGTTTGCCACCCCATCATTGAGAATGCTTGCACCATTTACCTGAACATCTTGAACGGGACCTGTGGCGGGATCGCCTTTAATGCAATCGAGAGCATTGAAGTTACCATTTTTTTTGTACTTTATAGCCCCTGATAAAATTGTAATAGGCATTTAACCACCTCCTTTAGGTCCATTTGCGTTTGCCATAAAGCCAGTATTTTGCGGTTCCTGTCACCGCGGTTATTGTGATCTTGCTGAAAATAAGCGGAGGTGAAACGAGCTGAACCGGAGTGGACATAGCCGATGTATCGAGTATCTGTCCGCCCATTAACACAGTCGTTGCCACGTTTGTCCTTCCTGTATTTGATCTGCTCACAATTTCTAACAGGCCGCCGTTTTGAGTAATTTTAGAAATTCCGGTTCTTTGTTCCGCATTTGCGGCTTGGGTATACTGATTAAAATATGCATCCTTAAACGAAGAACTTCCGTTTCCATACCAAAAGCGAATCCTTCCATAATCGCCTTTCCCAGATATGTTGTCCTGCGTTGGAGTCGTGAAAACCAGAATCGCATCAGTTAATTCAAGTGCATCTCCATACTGATCAACAGTTATCTCATGGTCTGCCTCTGTGGCGTTTGTGAATGTATCGATTCTGATCAGTTCCCACGGAGACTCGTAGACACCAAGCATCTTCTGAATGGCAACCAGAGCCGGTTCGGGATACTGCCCAAGCGTGACAGTCTTATTTGCAAGGTCAACTCCGGCGAGCTTGGAGAGGCCGTAAAAAACCGCCTCATGCTGATGCTCTGGAGCAACCCCTCTATATCCAACGCTCCCTTGCTTTATAACTGTTGAATCAGCAGTTGATACATACAGCGTGCCATCTGACATAAGAGATATGCCATAATACCACCTTCCAACTTTAACAACACCCGGAACATTAGCCCCCGCAATAGGAATATTCGCCACACCGCCGTCGAGGATGCTTGTACCGTCAATTCGTACATCTCTCGCTCCGGCATCAACATACTTCTTGGTATCTACAGGATATGCAATCTCAACAGAATCAGCATCAGTCCAGATTGTATTTGTGCCTATCCGTAACGACATGGTTGCCGAATCGATTTGTACAGTGTATGGCTCTTCAAGCACAGCGCAAACCGTGAAAACCGTATCTCCGTCAACGCCAGTCGGTAACGCAAGATACAAGTTCAGCGTGTTGGTATCCGGGGGTGTGTAAGCAAAGAAGTGCGGAACCGCACCTTCGTTCGGCATATTCCATTGGTACTTCGCAATGTTGCTGATCTGTGTGCTTTTGTTTTTGATCTTGCGTGCAAACGGAATACCTTGCTTTTGATACCCGTCCCTGTCTGCGTATGCTGTTTTTGTCATTTCGGACAGCTTCAAACTATACGCAACTCTTTCAACCGTCAAAACACCAGTCAGCACATCAAACTCGCCACCGTATACGGTCCCAGCTTCAGACTGCCACGAGATCGGAATGGTCGTGCCAGAATATGGTTCATAAGTGGTTGCGGTTGCTCCAAATTCTACTTGCATATTGGAAATGGTAATTTCGTTCCCACTTCCGTGATGCCCATAGAACCCAACCACCAACCATTTCCCTGTCGCTGATGTTGTGAAGGTTATCGGAGGTCTATCGGTTGTTGTGTTTTCATTATAAATCAAACTTCCATTTGTTAATAAAGTAGGATACTCAGTAAATTCGTATACTCTTATAGCCAAATCTCCACCACGATATGTAGTATCGAATGAATAAGCATACTGAGTATTTGGAGTACATGGCATAATGTATCCGCCAGTTGCATTGCCAGTGATCGTGACTATTCCGTTCTCGCTTGACCATTTGTTATAGCTCGAACTAAATGCAAGTTTCTTTTCTTCATTTACATCAAGAAGATTCTTGCCAGACCGATAAATATTCACTCCATCCCATCCAGTAATCGGACGGATGTTATCAGGAGACGGATCACCAGAGCCAGCCTGTTTCGGAGCAAATAACACTTTCATGTCATATAGCTTAAGCCCAGGAACACCATCATTAATTGCAATCGGATTACCAGACTTGGAATCAATGATAATCGGGGCTTTTTGAGCCAAACCTTCCAGATGTTCTTCGTAGGTAGGAATTTGAATACCTTCTGGAGCGTTCGTGTCATCAATCCATAATTGTGTATTCGGATTCTGCGGTTCTGTGTCTTGAACTGCAATAAAATCAGACGGATCAACAGGAGATGGGATTCTCCCCCGAAGGTCATCATACAGGAGCTTGCCATCGCCAAGCGTCATAATTTTGTTTTCTTGAATGCTCATGCAGATGTCACCTCGTATTCGTCAATAATGCTTTGTGTTTCCTGTATACTTGCGACATCTGCCATGCTGATTAGCTTAGACCCTCCAACTCCGTTTACAGAACCAACATACACATCACCGTCAAAATGCCCGTCGCCATTCCAGTTAAGGACAAAAGCGTTAGAGCGTGCATCGGTTGAGAACCCGCTGCCAACAATGAAAGCCTGTTCGGATGTGCGACCAACATAGTCCCACTTGTTTTCATCAAACGTAGCGTCGGAGTTTGCAGTCTTGCAAGAGAATCCGAAGCCGTCCTTGTTAACAAGATTTCCGACGACGTAAGATGTATTTGCAGTCCACGAGGGGAATACAGTCGGGTCTTCAACATTGCACCCACCGGCAATAAACGTTGATGTGCCAACATTGCGAAGAGCAACACCGATTGAAGAACTATATCTTACGTTTGGAGAAACATGGATTCCTTGACCAATAGCAACGTTGCCAGTAGATCCATCAGCGGTGCCTTCAATATAGTTGCTGATACCGAGCAAAACAGATTCACGGGTTTCATCAACCACGTTGTTTTCGCCGAACACGAAGTTGTAATATGGATCTTTTCCACCAACTTCGTTTCCAACGCCGATGAGATAATTGAAATCCCCGCCACTATAATTCCCGAAACCAGCAACAAGCGATCCGCGATTTACGCCATTTGCTTTTGTGAGCATGTTTACACCAATAGCGAAACTATCGAAAGTACTGCCACTGTTGTGTTTTACGAGCAGAGGCGGCTGTTCAGTTTCCCATATCAGAGAATTCGGAAGGGCCTTTTTGGTTTCGTTTATCCGTTCGATAAGTACAGTATATGTTCCAGCGGTTCGAGTAAACAGAATTACTTCATTCCGGCTGTTCATATCAAATGTAATAACAAACGGAACATTATAGTTCTTTTCGACTATACCGGGGTTTATGCCGCCACTGGCAACAAGCAGATTGCCAATATACTCGAACACTTTTACATTTCCGTCATGATCATAGTTGAGCTGGACTGGAAGAATATAAACAGTTCCGTTGACGGTAACCCGATAAAGATTTTCTTTGTACGCTCGCCCAGTCACAGGAGCAACGCCTGCGGCACAAGGGGCACCAGAAGGCTGCGCTGTCGTCACGGTAAACTCTCCGTTGAAAAGAGGGGTGTATGTACGAGCAGTAATACCAGCATTATCAAGTGCGTCTTTGTCAACTTTCACAGAGATGTCAGGTTGTTCTCCCGGTATGCCAAGAGCAGTAATATCGCCCTTCGTAACTGCGGAAACAGTAGCAATGTGACCTTCGTCGGTAACAGCTATCTTGTAAAGACCAGAAGCCGTTGCGGTCGTCAGTCTGTTTGCATCGGTTGCGTGATCGTATGCAATTTTGCCATGATCTCCACGATAGGCAGTAGACGATGTTTCGCCAAGAGCAACACCACTAGTTCCATTGATAACATCAAACGTATGGGAGCCTGTTGCATCTGTTATGGTTATTTTGTGCCCATTTTCAATGTTTTGAACATCTACAGTAGGGGAAAAGCCATCTTGTCCGGTTTCTCCTTTAGCTCCAGGATCGCCTTTATCGCCTTTAGCTCCTTGTGGACCTTGTATAGCAGGAATGCCAACCCATTCATTTCCTGATTTTACATTAAGAATGTCCAAGCTATATCACTCCTTTCTTAGTAATTATTGGTTTCTTTTGCGTATCAAGTCCGGGATTTGAACTGATACCAACCATGCAGAGAATACATGTCTCCTTCATCAATATTATTGATGTTAAAGAAGTTGCAATATCCTTTGCCATAGGTTGCCGTAAACATTGCTTTATCACCCGTGGGATAGAATTTGTGATCTCCAAGGTCATAATTCTCATCAATGTCCACCCGGATTTCATGGTCTGTGGAATACCCTACCACATGGCAACACGTTGCATCGTTGCTCTTTGTAGCCTCAGAAGAAGCATCACCCACGGCACGATTCGTTGCTCCGATGTACTGTGTGTTCTTGTAAACGGCTCCACCCTCATATGTTGAGTTCCATGTCCATTGCAGACCATACCAGATCATCATCTTAACATCTTCAAGCGGTATCAGATCGACAAACGCTTCAAACTTGATTCCATCAAAGATGAGTCGATGGTTTTCCTGTAACACTTCACGCCCTGTGCCGTCTGCTTTTTTCGTGTTGGTGGCTTGCACAAGGTTCGTCCAATCCATCTCAAACATGGAACAACTGCCACTACCGGAAGAAACCGCAATGTTATCGGCTTTGAAAGCAAGAGCCGTTCCCCGTGCGGTTGGTGTTGATCCTTCTCCGGTATTGTTGTACTGATGGTTCCCACCTGTGAACGTATCGGATTCGGTGGAATCTCCGTCAATGTTGTTCAATGCTTTTACAACGAACGGTGCGAACCAATCCGTGACTGTTGTAATCAATGGCACTTGGTTTTCCGCAGAAGTGCTGATGTCTGCGGTGGAGTTGGCAATCAATCCAATCCGATAGAAGTCGAACAGATTGTTACCGCCTTTTTTCTTCAAAGTGATGGCAATATCGTTTAATGCGTTATACTTTGAAATCAGCGTAACCGCATTGCCGTTGTCACCAATTACATAGTTGATCTTTTTTCCGGCAGATAATACCTTCTGTTTAATCGTAATATTCCCATAGGGAATAAAAGCAGAAGGAAGGGTTTCTCCCTCGACAATAACGCATCTCTGGTTCAGAACAGTAAGCGAAACCTTATTCGCAGAGATGTAATAATTGAATCGAATATATGCCGTATTTGCCGGGGTTGTGAACGTGTTTCCATTTCCACCACTCAAGTAGTTGTCTGAACTGTCATAAGCAAACCATCCGGCAGCAGCATTGTGCCAAGGTTTTACGATGGAATCATCAACTGCCGGGACAAGACCAACGGTGTACTTCGTGCTTGCCTTGACGGGAATCGGTGCGGTGCAATTCCACGCCTTATCGAATTGTGTGGAAGAATACGGCACACCGTTTACATAGTAGTGCGGTGAAATGGTTTCACTCGTCTGCTTTGACGGATCGTACTGATTGGCCGTAGGGTACAGCGTGCGGTCATCAAGCAATGTACTCTGATTCCCTATCGCTTCCTTTAACGAAGTAATAGACTCAGCCATGCCATTAGGATTTATCCAAACATTAACTTCTGGATCAGAAGGTTCTGTAGTCCCGTAATATACGCCAGAATTTCCTGTATCTCCCTTGACACCCTGAATACCCTGAGGTCCTTGAGGACCTGTGTCTCCCGTGTCTCCTTTATCTCCTTTTTCGCCTGTAGCACCGTCAAAATAATCTACTCCCTTTACAGGGGTATAACCATCATTACCGGGATCGCCTTTAGGACCTTGTATTCCTTGAGGGCCCTGATCTCCTGTTTCTCCTTTAGGACCTTGAAGACCTTGTGGTCCTTGCTCTCCATCGAAATAGTCAACTCCTTTAATTGGAGTGTAACCGTCTTGACCGGGATCTCCCTTGTCGCCCTTTTCGCCTTGAATACCTTGAATTCCCTGTGGACCTTGAGAACCAGTATCTCCTTTAGGTCCTTGAATACCCTGTATTCCTTGAGGGCCTCTTTCACCTTGGATTCCTTGTTCTCCTTGTGGGCCAATGTCTCCGGTTTCACCCTTTTCGCCACGATCACCTTTTTCACCTTGAATACCTTGGATACCTTGATCGCCTTTATCACCCTTATCACCTTTAAAGGCTCCACTGTCCAAAGCTTCCTGCAAAGTATCTGCGACAGTAAAATGAATTTGATCTAATACTGTTTGAGCCTGCGAAGCGTAGTTTTCTGCTTGCTCTGCTTGATTACGAGCTTCAGCAGCAGAAACATTTAACGCAGCTATAGTTTGAGAAATTGTGCTTTGTTGAACTGGAGTTGGTTCTTCATCAGTAGGCTGAGCTCTTTTAGTCACATTAATAATGGCGTGGTACTCTGTTTCACCGTCACCATCACCTTCATGAAGAAATATCCATACATGAATGTTTTCGCCTGTCGTTAAAAATTCATCAGGAATATCAACGCCAGATGAATCACCAATCATAGTTTTACTATTTTCAATTTCATTATTGCTAAAATGAACTTCATATGCATCTGGGAGTTCTATATCTGTAAACTTTAGTTTTTGTCCATAATCATATTGAAAGAGACTCCCTGTGTATGATACGACCCCTCGTTGAAGACGTAATGAAATAGTATTGCCTCTCATACGGTGTCTCCTTTCCATTAAAAATTAGAAGAGGGGAGGGTGCCAACAAAGACACCCTCCCGATGGTAGTTAGAATGAATATCCAGAAAGATTAAGACCTTGTTTTGTAATTTCTTTTACAAAAGCTTGTCCCACTTTTCTTGCCACTTTATCATAATCTTCATCAGACTTAAACTCGGCAGCATTAATTGTAATATTGATATCACCAACACTTGTATTTCCTTTTAAAGATAAATCAGAAAGAGATGTTGTTGCAGATTTAACTGTAATATACTTAAATGAATCGAGCATTGCTCTCATCAAAGAAGTATCTTCTGCATCTAAGAATGATTCCGGTCTCTGAGGAGTTCCGTCTACCCAAGCTGGGCCTGTGAAATCAACCAACCCACCTTCAGCATAATGCATTGAGTAATTTGCTCCTGCTGATGTATACGAGGATTTTACTGGATTCTTTTTATCTTTATAGTCATCTTTCAGATAAACAACATCCACTAAACGACCCATTTCTTTTGCAGCAGCAATGGCTTTTTGCATAGCTTCAGTGTAACTTGAAGCTGGTACAGACCCGCCTTGCGAAGTTGGGTTGCCTCTTTCGTCTGTTGTTGTAAAATAATATGTCTTTTGCGCTGGTTGTTTTTGAGGTGTAGAAGATTGAGGCTCGGGCGTAGGTGCTTCTATTGGCTCAATTATCTTATAAATATTATTCAAATCTTCAAGAGACAACTCTTTTCCATTTGAAAAATCGATTGTATTTATTGTGCTATCTGATAAACCATAAGGAGAACCAACTTCACCAGAAACTCCAATTACATTAACATTAAAGACATTATTTTTAAGTTCATCTATTTTTGATTCAACATCACTAAGAGAATGATTGTGAAGATCAAAAGTAGCACCAGTTTTATTTGCATTAACGTCATTATCGTAATATTCGCTCCATTGTCTTTCAAGTAAAGCCATAGAGTTTTGGTCGTTATTTTCTTTAAAGGAACGATATTCACGATCTGTGTTACGCATATAATCAAGGAAAGAATCTTTGCTTGTTAAAATAGATGTAATCATTGCGTAGTTGGAATCCACAATGTCGTTTGCTTTCTTCCAAGTGTCTTCCCATCCTTGAATCATTTGCTTTTGAGCGTCTGGGAGACTCTTCATGAAAGCTTCGTTTTCTTTTCTCATGAATTCCATGATCTTATCGTAAGAATCTTCAAAAGAACCAGAAAGAATATCATTCATCTCTGCTGCAAAATTATTTGCATCAGAAAGAATGTCGTTAAGAAGTTCTTCATTATATTGAATAAACTTACCTAATCCTTCTGCCTGTTCATCAATTCTTTCGTTTTCTGCATTTAACTGATCTTCTGCAATTGACCAAGCCTGTTCTTTTTCAAGATCTTCAATCTTACGTTGTAATTCTAAAGCATCTTTTGATCTTGTTGGATCAGCTTGAATTAACGCTAATTGTCTTCTGTAATCCGCAAGTTCTTCGTCTTTATCTGCTTGTTCAGAAGCTTTTTTGCGATAAGCGAATCGTTCATTTATCAGCCGTTTATACTCTTCGAGATTTTCCTTTTCTTTATCAAGATCTTTCTTTTTAAGATCCCATTCATTTTGCAAACGTCTCTTTAACAGATCAACAATAGTATTCTGCATAGAAACATTTGCATTAAGAATTTCTCGATTACGTTTCTTTTCGGCTTCAATTTCTTTGTCTACCGCGTCTTCCAGAGCTTTTCTAACTTGCATAATCTTTTTAACATTTTCATCGTGAAGCTTATTATTCTTTTCGATCTGAACGTTTTCAGCTTCAAGACTTTCTTCTCGTTTCTTTATCTGTTCTACAATTCTTTTTTCTTCTTTTGATCCGTCTGAGAATAAAGCATGTTCTTTTTCTAATTGAACAATTTCAGCCATTAGTTCGTTTACACGCTCATGTCTTAAATCATTTTCTTCTTCAATTAGAGCATTAACATTTTTCAGTTCTCCATTTGACTGATATTTAGAAGATTCATATCCGAGAAGTTTTAAATTATGATCGTATTCAGAAGCAATTAAATCTTGATCTTCAAAAATCTTATCAAGTCTAATTTTTGCAAGTTCTCTTGTTTGTTTTCTTTGTTCTATAATTAAGTTTTGCAGATTAGACTCATAAGTATTAATCTGATCAAGATACTCCCGTTGTATTGCCGGATCAAGCAACCCAGCCAGCATTCCTTCGTTATATTGAGACCAGAGAGTATTTACAGCCGCTATTTCTGCTTCAACTAAATCAGGAATATTATTTAAATACATTTGCATCGCTTCAAAATAAGCGTCATAATCGTTTGTATCTAAATATTCTTGAGCTTGTTCGTTAAGCATTTCATTAACATGTGTAATTTCTCTTGTTGCATCTTCATAGTTTTCGGTAAGGCCAGATAGATTGCTTTCAGCTAAAGCTCTATTAAGCTCCATTTGGGATGTTTCTGTTTGAGCTATAGCTTCTTGATATTGGTAAACAGCGGCCTGTGCTTCAAACCACGCAGTAGAACCTTCTTGCAATGTGTTCATTTGTTCAATAGCTGCGGTTTCAGCTATTTTATTATTAACTGCAATGGTGGAATTGATTCTTTGTTGCTCACGAAGCATATCTTCGTATTGGCTCCGATAGCCTCCTGACTCATAAGCACTCCCATACATAGAAGCAATATTCTGGTTGTGGCTTGCAGTCTGAGTATTCTGTTGAAGAACTTTTGCAATTTGAGATAATCTTTGAGAATTAATATCAAGTTGCATTTGAACAAGTTGATTGTCCAATTCAGCATTTTCTTCTTCTTTTTCCCATATCTTATCTCTTACATCTCTCCATGCATCTGTATCTTTTTCAAATTCCGCCAATTGTTTTTTCCAAGCCGTTATATCAGAATCATTGTTTAATCTGCGAGTTTGTATTTCTTTTATGTTCTGTTCTGTAAATCTTTCATAATCAGCAAAACGATCTTCATTCATTGCTCGTTGAGCATATTTTTCGAGCATACTTTCTTTATGTGTTCCTGGCTTTGTCTGTTCTTCGAGCTTATCTGCAAGAACTTCTATTTTCTTAGAATTAATACTGTTAATAGTATTATTAATCTCTGCTAAAGCTTCTTCGGCAGCATAAACTGCATCACGAAGTTTATACCAATCGTCAGAGCTACTGGAAACAGTTTTCATCATATTATTAAGTTCAGCTATATTTTGATTATAAGCTTCTCTTAACTCATATTGTAAATCAATCTGATTGTTGATATTGCCAAAAGAGCCAGAATAATCATTTCTAAAATCAAGATCTTTTTCTGTTGATTCTAAAAGTTTGCTACGATGCTCCAATTCTGCAAGACGACGTTTTTGACTTTCAAGAAGTTTATCAACGGCGGACTTTCCTCCACCGCCACCTCCACCACCGCCTCTGGTCCCAGAACCTAAACCATCAATGACGAGTTTTGCATCGAAAGAATCTTTTCCAGCGTTAACCTCTAAATGAGCTTTTACGCCCCAAGCTTGAAGTTCTTTGAGAACGCTTTCTTGAGCTTCATTGAGGTAAAGATCTGTTTCATTAAGAGCTTCATCCAGACTTACACTGACTGGACCGCTTCCAATAGTTATTGGAGCCCCTTTAACTTCGATTGCATCGCCATTTTTAAAGTGGTCTGTCAAAGTTTGGCTAATACTTTCGCTTAGAGAATTTGCATAATCTTCAATGCCTGATATATCAACTTGCTCCGAACTTTCAAGCAAACTGTCAACCAGAGCTTTATTCATGGATTCAAGTTGTCGTTTGTCCACGCCAAGCAATCCTGCAACAGCGTTTACAGTTTCAGAATCTCTTTTCCCTTGTTTATACTGTTGTCTATAATATTGATTCTGAGAAATTTTAGACATAGATTGATTCATTTGCATAATCGCAGAGCTTGATTTCTTTGCGTCTTTGCTGAATAAATCCATGTAGGCTGTTGTTGATTTTGTGTCTTTTGCGAAATTCTTAACATCAGCAGAAGCCTTCTTCAGAGCTTCGTCAACATTATCAATACCGGTTTTAAAGTTTTCTGTTGGGATGCCTGCTTCTTCAAGAACTTTTGTAAATTCTTTATACTGTTCCTGATTTTCGGCGTAATCAGCTAAAGAAGTTGGTTTATTTATGCCTTCATATTTGTTAAGTTGCCGTTGTGCTTTAAGAATAGAGGCGAGCTGATCGTTTCCTGAAGTGTAAGCATCGATTATTGTTTGATCTGTAGTGCCAACATAATCGTTGTATGTCCCCTTTAGAACAGAATCAAACAATTCCTGTTGAGTGTTAATCTTTTGGAAGTCTACAAGACCATTTATCCCATACCCAAAATTAGTAGCAATATCTTTTGCATACTGTCTTTCGAGACTAGATAAAGTATTTGAAGATCCCGAAGTAACCATATTGGAGCTAAGAACCTTACTGGCAAATTGATCCCCGAAAATGGTTGTTAGTTCTTCTCTGTCTCCACCAAACGGGTTTTCATTTCCCATCTCATCTAAAGCTCTTAATATAGATGTCGCTCTTTCTGCTTTTGAAGAATAAGCATCTATTGTAATGCCTTTGTATTCGTTTGACTTTGAGGCTAACGCTTCTATAAACTTTCCAAAAGCAACATTGTCTGTATCTGTCGATGTTGTTACTGTTACAGGATTATAGTTTTCATCAACAAAATTTCTTTCGACAAAATAAGAAGATAACAAACGACCAAGTCCCGTATCTTCTACTGCCTGTGTGTAAAGACTACTGTTTATATCGCCTCGATTAACAGCATCAATTAAATCCTGAAGACTGTTAATTTGTAAACTGTAGATATTTGTTAATAAGGTATCTGCATTAATAGCTTTTTGTCCTGCCTCTGAAGCGCCTTCTGTGCTAATAGCGTCTTCTAACGCTTTTCTAAAAGTAGATCTGACAGGGCCTTTTGATTTAATTTTTTCTGTTTCTTCGGCTTCGGCTATGACATCTTCTATGTCTATATTTAAATTAAAAGCATCAGCAATTTCTTTAACATTTTTAGCAGTATTCGAAACAAGGGTTTTCATTGAATCTTCATATTCAGATTCAGCAGCTTCAATTTCTTCTGTTGATGGTTCATAATCAAATAGATAAATAGAGTCACCAATTTGTAATATCCAATCAGAAGACAAATCAACCAATTTTTCTGCTACGGCTCTTAATTTTCTCTCGTTTTGTTTAAATTTATCTTCAGTTAGAATTTGTGTTTCATTATTATCTGTAATTTTATACAAAGGGCCAGTAAAACTAGAATCATCAACCCAGGCGGGAAGTTCTCCTCTTCCTGTAGCCCAACGCTTATGAGTAGCAAAAAAGTTTAAATCATAATCCTCTAAAGCTTCATTAACACCCTGTTCTGTTTCAGGATATTTATAAACGCTTCTCATAGCGTTCATTTGTTCTTCAATTAGCTTATCTCTATCTTCAGGTGAAACTTGTCTTACAACAGCTTTAGCAATGTTCTGTTTGACTTCACTTTCAGTTTGTTCAGCAAAAGTTTTTCCGTATTTCTTTTCTAAAATTCCTTTATATTCTTCGTCAGACAGATTATCTAATACATATCTAGTTAAAGCTTCTCTTGAAATTAACCCTTCTTCATCTGTATATGATAATAGATTCTTTAAGGCAGTTTGATATGCAGCATACGGCCTCTGAGAATAATTTTCAGTACTTTGAACATTATTAATAAAAGAGGACATAAATGAAGGAATATACTTCTCGTCGATTCCGCTTGCAATTGCAACATCATTTATTATTCTGTCTGCTCTTGCGTTTAAAGCCTCTCCTATTAATTGTTCTTTAATTTCTTTTGTTAAGCCGCCGTCAGCTTCGCCTTTATATGTAAGAATAAAGTCAAGAAGCTGTTTTCCCGCAGAAGTTCTTTGACTCTTTGTTCCACCTTCGCCAGAGATAATTAAATCGGCGTATTTGTCGGCAGAATCAATGTAATCTAAATCAGCAGGAAGATTAATCAGCTTTTTATCGTAGATATATTTTAATGTTTCTCGCATCCATTCGCCAACGGAATTTTCCATAAAATTTTCAGGACTTGAATAATCCATCATTCCAATTCCGGTGCTGACATGATGTTCATGAGAAAGATAAGATTGAAGATTTCCAGACGCTAAAGCATATTCAAGATTTGAACTAATATCAAAAGGGTTTGAACCATATTTTAATTCTGTGTCAATTATATTAGCAGTATTACGACCTTTTCTCTTATTGTTTTCTGTTTCAAATTCTTTCATTTTAGTAATAAGAGCGTCGTAATTGCCTATTAATCCTTGAACTTCCGATCCTACGTGCCCAAATTCTCCAGCCAAAGAGCCTAAGTTGGCTTCAAGCTGGGTTGTTTCATCTGAAGTTAATCCTGTTACCGAGTTTGATTTTTCAATAAGACTCTTAGTTTCTTCTATGATTTGATCTACTCCAGATGTGCGATCAGATATCTGTTTGATTTGAGATTTTCTTATAGTTCTTTCTTCTTCTTTTTCAAGAATTGCATTATCACTTTTTCGTTTTTGTTCTCCTATCGAGCTAACAATCCCAGTTGTAATGAGTGCAATACCAGTAAAAAGCGCAGCCCAAGGTTTGGCAGCAATCATCATTGCTCCTAAGGCAATCCCAAGAATCTTTATAGCCCCAGACAAGGCTCCAGTTGCTTTCTCTGCTGCTGTAATATTCTGAATTGTTTCAGATAAGAAATCGAGAAAACCTGTAGCAGTTTCAGATAATTCAAAAGAACTAATTAAATTATCAAATGCTGTTTTAACATTATTTAACTTTGCTTCTAATGAATCAAGATAATTTTCATACTTACGGTCGGTAATACCCTCTGAATTTTGAGCAGTATCAAGATATCTTTGAGCTAACTCTCCGCCGTCTTCCGCAAGGCCTTGCAACAATGTAGCGATATTAGAACGCTGTCTGCCTGCACCAAGTGTTGTAAGGATCATGCTTTGAGTTGTATCGTCTGCATTCTCCCATCCAGCGCCAATATCTTGAAGGATTTGGTATGGACCTCTAAAATTTCCTTTATCGTCATACAGACTAATCCCCATACGAGATAAAGCTTTTGTTGCAGCCGTGCTTGAAATATGTCTTCCGGCTTCATCTGTGAAATCTTCGTTATTGTTTACTTTGTAAAGTCTGTAAATTAAAGTATTTAAAGAAGATCCAATATTAGAACCGCCAAGCTGAGTTTTAGAAGTGCCAATAGTTAATAATGTAACAAGTTCGCCATAAGACATTCCAGCTTGTTTTGCGGCAGCGGCAGACTTCTGCATACCTTTTGATATTTCAGAAGCTGTTGTAGCAGCAGAGTCGCCAAGAGCAACAAGAGCATCCATAGCTTCCTGAGAATTATCTACAAGCCCATTTTGAAGAGCTGTAGTGATAATCTTTGATGCTTCTGTTGTTTTTATTCCTGCGACCTTGGAGAACTTAATCACATCGTCAAGTCGAGCGTCTACTTCTTCATCACTCAAACCTTGTCTATAAAGATTTGATGCCGCTGAAGTGACTTCTGTTACAGTAGATCCAGAAGTTTGAGCTGTTCTAATCAGCTTATCTCCAAGTTGAGAAATTTCTTCGTCAGATTTTAAAGTAATCATCTGAATTTCAGTCATTGACTTATCGTAATCTCTGACGAAAGATGTAACTTCTTTCCGAATTCTATACCACAGTTGTCTTCCAAGCATTCTTCCGGCGGCAGAAGCAAGGTTTGAAACTGTTGTCATTGCAGCGTTCATTGCGTTCTGGCCCGAAGAGAAATTCTTTTGTTCAGCTTCCGCTGCTCTTAAAGCTTCTGTATATCCTTTAATTTTCTCCTCTGCTTGTGCGATGTTTTTGTTTAAGCTTTTATCTTGTTCTGCATTTCCTGTTAATTGAGACCTCCAAAGATTTATATTGCCTCGTTCGTCTGCAATTTTATTACTGTATGCTTGAGCTTGATTTTCTAAACTAATACGGTAATTCTCATCTTGGTTGTAAAGCTGCATAAAACGAGAACGAGAACGTCTCATTCTTCGTTGCTGCTTGTATCGATCATATTGTTGTTCTTGCTGTGCAAGAGCCATATCATTCTGACGAGAAATTGAAGCTATTTGATTCTGTCTTGTTATGTCAAAAGCATCATTTTGTCTTTGCAAATCTTCATTTAAAATCTTTTCGTAATCTTCTTTGGAGAAAGAATTTAACAATGTAGATAATTCGTCATATTTATCTTTTCCAATCTTATCGTTTGCTCTAAGATTATCTAAAGATCTGCGAAGAATATCTTGTTGCTTTTCAAACTTCGAAGCCGACAATTTTATTTTGTCTTTTGGATTTGCATTTTTGCCTTGAGATGAGAGTATGAACTTAGAAATATCTTCGCTCATTATTTCTTCTGCATCTTCTAATAACATTTGTTCGTATTCTTCTTTTAATTCATATGCAGAATTTAAAGCTGTTTCTGCTTTTGTTAAAGCTGCTTTATCTTCGTCCGTTGGCTTTGTTCCTGCTTTTTCTTTTAATATATCGTAAGCAGATCTTGCCCGTTCGATATTCTCATCAATTTCCTTTTGTTCGTTTACTATCTTTCTTGCACTACTTGTTGTTTTTCGATTTAAAATTCTGTTGAACACATCTTCATTAAACGCAACAAAATCGCCAGAAGCTCCAGCTCTTAATGTCTGTTCAAACTGTTGATTCGCTAAATCAAAAGAAGTAGAAAATAATGCAAGTTCTTCATCAGAAGCTCCAATTCGAGATAATGTATTACGAAGATCTTCATAATGATCTTGACCTAATTGGAACTTAAAATTATCCCACTGTGTAGAAGGCTTTTTTGCCGTCTTTTGTTCATATTTTCTACTCATCGACGCCATGCGTCCACGAAGCTCTTCATATAAGTCTACTGTTTCATCAATATGCTGTCTTCCAGAAAATGCCTTTGTTAAGTCCGGCTTATCCACCTGCGTAACAGGCACAGAGCCTTCAAATGAATACAGAGGAGGAACAGGAGGTTGGTTATTAGATCCTCCTCCTCTATTATTCTGGAGAGGTAATTCAGGCGAGTTTAATGAATGATTAGATTGAAAAGAAAAAACTCCAGGCAACGCATATTTATTGAAATATCCCTGTCTGATTTCATGGAATGGATCAGGGTTATTCATAAGATTGATTGCAGCAGAAGAAAGGTTACGCATACGCTCTTCTACGCTGCTAATCATTTCTGTAGTAATCGGAACAGATCTTGTTTCAAGTTTTCCGTTGCCATAAGAGATTATTCCTGCATGAGTTGCTTTGTTGTCACCTGCATACAAAACGGGCTGATCGTATCTGTGACTTTGTCCAGTCTTTTCGTCAATCCACTCAAGAGACTTATCGTGAGTAAAACCTTCTTTTGCATCCCAGTTTGTAATAGCTCCAGTCCTTGGATCACGAGTAACAAGATCGATATAGCCAACAGAATCAAGCCGACGACCTAATTTATCGACACCAAGATTTGGATGGACAATACCGCCATTTTTCTCAGCACCAATAATTTCTAAGTCTTTCATGAAATCTGGCAGGCTACGTACAGAACTAACAATAGATTGATAGCGCTGTTTTACTTTTGCATCATATAGTTTGCTATCTTCTGTTGGTAATTCGGGGAACAAAGATAATTTTTTCCCTGTTTTTTCGTCTACCCAATTAAGCAAATAATCGTTTAATAACGCCTCATATTCGTCTGGCGTGCCATAATCATTTTGATTTTTCATTCTTCTGCCAGCCCAAGTTTCTTGAACTTTATGATAAGCAGAACCAAGAAGCATTAAAGGAGTTATTTCATCAGGAATTCCCGCAATGTATCTGGTGTACCAATTCTCTCCGCCGCTGGCGCTTTTTTCAATAGTGTGTAATTGGCTCCATGAATACTGACGAGTATTTGCTTTATTTACGGCTTCTGCAATAGCTTCTTGCCGAGCAATATTTTCAGAAGTAGCCAGTAATTGAGGATCTGCCCCTGAAAGAACAATACTCTTAGAAAGGAGAGCATCCTGTTCAGTATCAAATGCACTTGCAAAATTAGAACGAGAACCAGTTAGACGACCTTTCGCTAATCCAGAAGAACTAATAAATCCATCTTTTCTATTTGCAGCTTCTTCTGTTATACCATATCCGTGTAAAAATTCTAATCGTTTCTTTTGAAGCTCAGTTTCATAAAGCTGATTTCTCAAGTATTCCTTTTGAGCTTGAGAAATTCCCGGACGATTATACTCATCAGAAACTAATCCCGCCCAATTTGCGTACAATCCTTTTAATTCGTTTTCATCTTTCGTAGAAACAATTTGAGCTTTATTAGAAGCGATTTGAGCCATCAAAGAATTATTTTTACGAAGATATTGTGCTTTAGCTTTATCTGCGGGATTATTAGATGATTCAAGCGCATCTAATCCTTGTAAAAATTCTTGAGCTTGAATAAAAGATTCAATCATGTCATTGCTAAAAGCACTATCCATTCCCGCTGCCAACATACTTGTTGTTAAATTTGAATAACGAGATGGAAAATTCACTTTTGAAAAATCTTTAACATTCGAAAAATCACTGTTTTGAATTGCAGCATGTAAATTTTTAAACATACTGACATAAGGTGTTCCAAGATTTTTCGCGCCTCTTGCATAATGAGACCAAGAAGCAAGAACACCAGTTTTGGCAAAAGTTGTATCGATATCGTACATTGCACGAAGATCAACGCCAGCCTGTCTTGCAAACTTAGCCCATTCAGGATCAAGCCAGTTCCCCTGAGAAAGAGCATCTCCAGCGTTGGAAACTCCAGCCATATCTAAAACAGAAGCTGCTTTTCGATAAAGCATGTCTGCAAAATCAGAACCTCGTACTTTTCGAGCTCCTCCTTTAAGAGGAATATCTTCTTCTTCTTTAATTGTTGGGCTTAATTTTGCAGCTTCAGATCCTCTAAATTTCCATGTTCTTTCTACTATTGTTCTTAATCTATTTCTGACAGCCTGAACAGTATCTCCATCGAAATCGCCGCCGCCCATCTTTTTGATAGTGTCCATGTTCATAACCATGGCATTACGGCTTATACCATACTCATCTAAAAGATTAATAAAATCTTTGGAGTTATATAACTTAAATTGTTCACCTACGTTGTTAGGGTAACGCCAACCTGCAATCTGATTGTCTGCCCACGCAGCAAGTGCAACAGCATCTTCGTCGCCTCTGCCTTTTAAACTTAATATGTTTGCAAGGTTTTTATTGACAGGAGCTTTTTTGTTGGCTTTTGCCATAGCGCTAATCAGTTCGAACGGATTGTTAATTGCAAGAGCGTTTAAAGCATCGCCCTTGGCAAAAAACCGTTCATTTAAAAGATCATCCTTAGCACTTTGAATTGAATCATTGACTCTTGCTCTTGCTTCGGGGTCGCTAAAAAAGAGACTATGATCTGCACTTACTCTTTGAGCCAACGGGTCATCTGGGTCAGAAAAAAGTAACTTGATAGTTTCTTCTGGATTATGTTCAAGAGTATCAATATACTTTTCCCATTTCTTTCTGTTTGCTGCAACATCTTTTTTACTAAGCGCTAAATTTTGAGTAACTTGTCTTGAAATAGAATCACTTCTGCTTAAAAATTCTTTATCTGTTGTTACTCCTCGAACACCACCAATTAAGTCGGCAATGTCAGAAAATAAATCTTGTATTTCTGTGTGACTTTTGCCTTTATAAAACGTGGTTTTATCCATCGTTTTATCGATCAAGGCCTCGTATTTAAGGATGTCTACAAAATCTTCATCGAAAGATGTGAGACCAGATTTCTTATATGCTTGACGAACTGCTTCAATTCCACTTTTTTTGTAAAGCTCTTTCATTTCTGCTGGAGCATTCCATGTCGGAGCGTAAAAAGAATCAACGTCTCCATATACATCTTTAATCATCTTTTTAAAATCAGTATTAAACCCAGCACCTTTAAATCCTACTGATCTTAAAGTCATTGCATCAGCAGGAAGGTATCCAGGCATAAACATAGCCCCGCCATCGAAACCTGTAAGAGAGTTCAAATCAACAAAAGCTATTTGATTTTTATCAGGCATTCTTCCGCCAAGTTCAGAAAGAGGAATAGAAGGTGTATGTATTCTGTTTCTCGCATCAATCGGTTTGTTTAATCCTTTTATGGTATCAAATGTTTCATCTTGGGAAATAAGATTTTGGAAAACATCTACGCCATACTTGTCAACGAATTGTGTTGCTTTTTCTAAATAAGCAGATTCAAGAGCCAAATCGATAACGCCATTCTTATGAATGCCCGTAGGCACATAAGTTCCATTTTTGCCATAGCTGATTGTATTATATTTTAACTGATGATTTCCGGGAGTTGTTATAGTTTTTCCGTTTTCAACGTCAAATAACTGCGACACAAATGCCATTGTTTCAGCATTTGGTTTTGGTCTGCCGTTTTCAAAAATCGTTCTTCCAGAAGAATCCTTCTCGTAAATCCTGTCTGAAAGGTCAAGCTGTAACATTCTACGTGGACCGCTTTCAGAGCCATATGTGTTATGACCAGCCATTCCTAAAAGATCCGTATAAATAGAACGACTAATCATCTTATTTACGGATTTCCCAGCAGGTCTTGTTTCAGCTAAAGATTGTTTAGGCTCTTTATCGTCAAGTATTACTCCATTTTTCAGATCATCCAAGGTTAAGGACATAATCTGGAAATAATCAGGACGAATATTTATAGAAGAATCAACAGCGCTTGAATTATCTGCGGAACGTCTATAACTTCTTGGCTTATCGAGATATAAAGGTTCTCTAACTGGGATTCCCTGTAAAGCGTCGAATGCAGCAAAGCTTTCTGATGCAACATGCGATGTTTTTCTTGCGATTGCTTTTTGAGCATAATCATCGGAATTGGAAAGAAAATGACGGTACATCGGAGCACCTTCCAATGCCGGACGGAAAATATTTCTGTCTAAAAATCCTAATGCAGCACCGTATTCTGCTTCGCTTATAGGTTTAGTGGGCATGATGAGTTGCCCGGCTTTTCCGTTAGCGACTCCTCTTTTTGCAACACCTGCCATCGTTAAAGCAGCTTCAAATGCAGGATATTTAGAAGCGACAGCTTTAACAACAGCATAATCTTCATCAGTTAAATTTCCCCCTTGATATGCTTTTCTTTTAGCTCCATTGCTAAAAGACGTTGTTTTTGGCACATCAGGGAAATTTCTAAAACTTTCCGGTAAACGATCTTTATACGTTACATACTCCGGTAAAACAGACAAACGTTTAAGCGTTCCTTGAGACGCATCTATTACCTTTTGATAATACGTGTCTCTGTTGTGAGAAGGCGTAGTATACTGAACAACACCTTTTATCAGCTCATCAATTTGAGAATTAGATAATCCATATTTTGCGGAAACAGCCGAAGCGCCTTTTGCAAACGGTCCATTATTTTTCAAAATCGACATAAGCGCATCGTCTGATTGAGGCCCCATATTCCGAGTTGTCTTTCTCAATAAAGAAGAGGCTGTTTTTGACATGTCTGTAAATTCATGTTCAAAATCTTTAGCTAATGCTGAAGGAACAGAAGAAAAAATCTTTCCTATAGATCCAGTAGAAGAGAATAACGATTCAACATTAGCTGTTAAATAGGCAATTCCTTGTTTTAAGCCTGTTATAATGTCGCTACTTATGGATTCTCCAAGCGCAGCGTTTTGAAGAACAGAAGTCAAACCTTTATATTGCTGGACAATATTAGTCTTTGCAGATGAAACATAAGTAGACATTGCACTTGGAATGTTTCCAAATGAATTATTACTAAGCGAAGATAAAGAAAAGTTATCTTCTAATGTTTGTAATTGAGTCTGGCAAGCTAAAAGTTCTTGTTGGTCAAATGGTTTTAAATTTGGATTAATCTCAATGTCTATACGATTACTCATGTTTTTACCTCCTTTTTAGGGTTTAACTATATAGAAATAGCAAATGCTAATATGTTTGCAACTTAATTTTTTGTTATGACATCTTAAATGTAAGAAAGGAAAAGTCGATATTGAAAAAGTAAAATTAATCCTGACTTCGAACCACAATGGTTAAAAGATGCTATAAAGTCAATGTTAAAAGGACGTTAAAAATCCTACAGCAACGAAGATCAGGACAAGTTATTAAAATAGTAACAACCAACAGTAAGAGGAGAGGGGAGTGCAAATGCGCTCCCCTCTTTTTATTAATTCTGATCTTCTTTTACTTGATCTTCTTTTTCTCGATTAGATTTGATCATTTCAATTATGTTTTTAAAATAGTTCGTTTCTTCTTCAAGAAGGAATGGCTCTGCATCAAGTTTAATTAAATCATACAACCAGTTAATAACATAAGACTTTTTAGAATTAATTGTATTACGTTTTTGAACTTCGAGTTTTAAAATGCTTTCAACTTCATTCCAACTAGTTGTTTTACTTATAGATAATCCTGAATCAAGAACTATCTGTTTCCACATCGGCTCTAAATACCATAATCCATTATCTGCTTGAACAATAGTAACATCCATAGCCTTTTTGATGAAAACTTCATTTAGCATATTAATCCTCCTCTGCCTTGCCTTCTAAAGTCAAGGTACAAATCATTTTATCGTTCATTTGCTCTTCAGCATAAATAACCGTATCAATGTCAATCCTACCGTATTTGTTATGTCGATACATAACAATTGAATCTTTAGGGTATTGAGATAATATTTCAATCAGTTCTCCGACGTTCATGTTTTCACCCCAAAATTACAGCAGTAGAACAAGCATATTTGTCAACAGATCCTGTTAAATAATATGAGTCTTCAATAGACACTGTATCTATTTCTTTGAAGTCATTTACAACAGGAAGATCAGGAGGTAGTTCCTGCAATGATAAAATCAAATCTTTTACTGTCATTTCTTATCACGCTTCTTGCCTTTAAAGAAATGATTCTTTTCATCATCAGGAATAACGCCTAATAAATGCTGAATTGTATTTTGTTCCTTAGTTTCAATTGCACCTTTTTCTTCTTTGTGTTCCTCTTCTTTTTCCGTTTTTTCTTCAACGTATATATAAGGATTAGGAAGATTTTTTCCCATAATCGATCTGACACAATCAATCATTCTTTGCTTGGAAATTCTTCCGTCGATAGATCCTTTACGCCATTTCACACAGCAAACTTTCGCTTTGCTGAAGAGCTCATTAGCTTCCTGATCTTTAAAATTGGCTTCCTCTGCTTGCTCTATCCAGTTTCTTGCAGCAGCATTAAATGTGCCTTCGTCTTTATTCAAGGCTTCTTGCACTTTAGAATATAATTCATAATTCTGCATTTTAATTTCTCCTTTTTATTTCAAGTATTCTTCGAACCAGCTCATATCGCCAAGTACTTTTTCGGCGGCTTCCTTCTGTTTTGAACCAGCTTCGATAACCGTCATTTGTCCCGGCATACCAATTAATGTTGCCGCACTATTAGACGTACTTGGCTTAGAAAGCGGATTTGAATTTTCGATGATACTATTAATTGCTTTACCATCTTTTTTATCAAATACAGTTTTTCCATACATGTTAGAAACTGATTCGAATTTAATTCGCTTGCCCAAAGCTTCTAAAACATCTTGAAAGAAAACATATGACATATTATTTATTTTATCTTCATCAACTTCGCCCAAGTGAGCCGCTATAGCTGCGACAGCTTCATCGAGACTTAACGATTCCCTTGGGCTTCCCTGTTTTTTCTTTGAGCCTCAAGTTTGTCCTCTATATGATTCAGCCTGCCTACAATTTGAACTATACGCTCAACTTGTTCTGCGTCCATTTCATTATAGTTATCTCTTACAAAATCAGCATCATCAAACGCAGAAACAAGAAAATCATACACAACAGCGTCACCATCTCTTGTTTGATCGATAACTCCTGCTTTTAAAACAAGAAGTTCGCTTAAAGGATAGGATTTAAGCAAATTATAAGCAGATGCTGTTTTATTCCTAAAGTATTTTAATTTGGTTGGTTTAATTTCAATTTTTTCTCCTTTGATGATGACATAATTACTATCGTCGAAAGGAGTTTCTGTTTTAACCGGACTTTCAGAAGGAACTTCTTCTTTAACAGAAGATTCCATAGGAGTATTAACATTTTGTGGAGATTCCAAAGGGACGCTATTTTTAACAGGCTTTTCAGATGGTATCGTGTTATTAGGAGCAGAATCAATAGGAGTAAGAGGAACTTCTGTAAATCCTTCTGGTACTCCCGGAATCTTTGATACCTTTGGTAATTTTGGCATTTCCTTCAATTCCTTTCAAAATAAAAAAAGGGGATACTGTAAGGTTACAGTATCCCCCTAAGATTAACTAACTGAACCTTATATATAAAAACCTTATTTGTTAGCAATCAAAATCAGGCACTCTTCTTCCAATACGCCGTGCTGTAGCAGCCTTCGTCGTTCCGTTTCGCATCCAGAGCCTGAAGTTCGAACGTAAAGGTCGCAGCGCTCTTGTAAGAAGTGTCCATACCAGGAATCTGAGTGATACGAGCGCGGAACACGCGAACAATGTAATAGCCAATAATGTCAGACTGGCTGCAGTCGTCGCCAGAACCATACACAGGCCAAATACAAGTCGCTTCGCCAATGGCGCTTTCCTTGTTCGTAACGATCAGTTCCTTAACTTCCTTGACATACTTGTAGATAACATCCACAAAATCAATGTCATCATCAGCAGAGAACGTGATCTGCTTACCGTTGACCAGATACTTGCCAGCGGTAATTGTGCCAGAACCAGTTACTTCCTCCAGACCAGCAATGAAAACAGTGCCAGCAACAGGAGTCTCAATCAGAGTAATCTGATGATTCTGGTCCGGGGAATGCCGTTCCTTGGTGTCCATTTCATAGTTGGCATTTGTCTGATAGTCACCAGCCGCAGTTTTGTTTGCCATAGAGAACAGATCGGTATCAAACTGGGCAGAAGTAAAGTTCAGGGTGAAAGTAGAAGCACCCGGAAGAACGGCTAACGGGAACAGAGACCAACCACCTGTGATATCTGTGGTCTGAATATCGGCGCTGACGGTAGCACTCGCCAGTTCGTCGAAGGCATAAGCATGTCCATCGCAACGACGGAAAATAACCTTCGGCACGTCAGCAACGTATCCACGCAGGTTAGCATTATAAGTTGCCATAGTACATGACCTCTTTCTAAAATATTTATAACAGCTCCAATTGTTAGTTCTTCCCCAAACCACAATTAAAACTTGTTATACAATAGAGGCCTTCAAATACCCTTTACGACTTACCAAGCCGCATGGAATGTATTTATATCCCGCCCATTTTGGCGAAATCATAATACTTTCAAGAAATAATAAGATAATACTTTTCTTGAATAGCCAATAGTTCTAGTGCCAACATCGTTTCCTCCGTCGGCAGGCCAGAATCTATATCCAGTATCAGCAACATAACGAGACGAACGAAGTAGTGTGTCTAATCGATCTGCAATCAGGTCAAGACGCGAAACAAGACGGTCATCTCCTACGTTATACATATCGCTGTCTTTCACATAAATATCGAAAGTAAGAAGTTTTCTTTTGATATTGGGAACGCTTGTATCTCCAATAGGAGTTTCAGAATAAATAATTCTACAAACTTCATCTGTTAACAATGCGTTTGTAAATCCAGCTTTAATAAAATACCTTCTGTCAAACTGAATTATTCCTGCTTTCGGAGGTATTTTCATGAGAACTTTTAATTCATGGTCAGGCCAAATAACTTTTCTTATTATTGTATTCCAATTGTTAGTCCAACCTATCATTTAAACACCTCCTTGAATTCACCAACTATTTGTGGCTCAATTTGTTTTATTACTTCTCGTTTAAATACATCAGAATTAACTAAAACATCCTGGACAAGATCATTAATAAAACCTCTCATTAAAAATAATGTTTCATCAATGATATGATTAACCGATGGAACATCTCGGTCCTTTGCCGGTATTCTCTCTAAGCTGATTCTATTTCCTAAATCAACGTTAAGAATATAGGCAAATGCTTCAGATGCATTCGCTATTTCCTTTTGAGCTTCTTCAGTTTTACACGCAGATATAAAAGATGCTCTTCTGGATAATTCATAATTCTTAGCAAATTGTTCAATCCAAAGAAGTTCTCTTTTAACAACAGAACATAATTCTGTTGACATATTAATAACCATGTAAACCACCATTAGCCCTTTTTGCTTGCAGCTTTAGTGTTCCATACTCTTGATTAAGATCCAAACCTACAGCGTTAACATCCACAATTTCATATGTGTTATTACCCCAATCAAAATAGTGGCCTATTTTAATATTTCTTGTCTGCTCGTTAAATTGAACAGTCATAAGGGTAAGAACACCAGCGATTGTGCCGGGAGTAGAAGCAACAGCAACATATTCCGGTCTGCCATCGTACCGATAAGCGTTTGCAGGAATAGAATCAACAATTGTTTTCTTTAAAGGACTTTCATCATAAGGACGCTCATATTTTTCACGGCTCAATAAATATCCATCTTGATCCACGACATAGCCTTCGTCATCTGTTTCAACTTCCTGATATTCATAAACAGTAAGTTTCATGTTGCATCTTAAAGCTCTTGAAGGCATGTTGTTGCTTTCTTTATTAATTGCCCAATCTAAAATATATATAGTTCCTTCTGGATCAATTAACATATCGCCTTTTCTAATTCCGCTAGTTAAAGAACATCTTATATTTAAATTATTATCTGTATTTTCATAACGACTTTTTGTAGAATCTGGATATATTTCTCCTCGAATATATTGTGGAGTATATCCATATAAGAATTTAGTGTACCAGTTATGTAAAAGTTCAAAATTCATAACAGTATTTGGTATATCATTATTTAAAAACTCATCAAAATCAGCGGCCAGTGTCTTTGGAATCCTGAACCGCTTGGTAGTACCTTGCGGTACATAAGGAACAGACATAGGCTCACCCTCTTATGGCATAGTTTTTGAGATAAATTCGTTAATAGACATACTATTAGCTTTAATCCCGTGATAAGATAAATTTTGAGGTAAACGCTGAATGGCATTTGCCTGATCGAGAATTTTATGCCGAATCTTATTAAACCTAGCAGTAAGTTCTTCAGGCCAATCTTTCTTTTGTTTATTTCCAGCAAAATAGTAAAAAGCGTCCTCAATGTCCATAAGAACACGCTTTAATTCAAGATTAAGCATTTCAGTATAATCTGGAAAGCTATATTCTTTTTCTACAACTGTTTCCAGATTTTTATTTTTATACTCAATTTTCACTTTAAACTCACTCATTTACCTTCACCCTTAAACCCCGCTTGTTTCGCGGGCCATCATTTTATGAAAAACCCGAATACGTTCAAGTTCAAGAGTATCATATTCTTGTCTAACAGACTTATAACCTTCTTTCGCTCCGGTAACAGATAAAGCATCTGTCGTATAACTGATTGCTCCGTCACCAGACAAATCGGAAAGTATTTGTGCTAAAAATTTCATTTTAGCAAGAATAAAAATATATTCTTCTTCAACAATATCAAAATCATAATCAAAAACAAGAACGTTATCTTCGGTCGTTGTGTACAAGGTTCTATCATAACTTTCAGGGTGATTTACATCGACAAAAAACTTTTTAATGGCCTGAACGATAAACTTTACATAATCTTCAGGCGAAAATGGATATGCAGACTTACGCAACGAATTTTCAGCTTGAAGATCGTTCGCCATCTCTTTAATGTCGAGCATTTAAATCACTCCTTTTTAAGTTAATTATTGTCGGAGGCTTCTTCTCCAAGCAGATCCCGTGCAGGCATTTTAGACTGAAGCAGTTTTAATTTGCTGGCTGGTAAATCCATGATCTTACCAACTTCCCAAATTTCATGCAGTTCCACAGGATCATCGATTTTAGAGATCCACGATTTGAATGAGGCAAAAGGCTTATTCAGCATTTCCATGATTTCATCTGAATCACGATGAGGTTCGGCGGATTCATCAGTAAAACCACCAAGCTGTTCAAGACTTAACTCATGCCCTTGCTCATCTACCGGTACTAACATTTTCCTAGAAAAAAACTTTTTACGATTGCAGATACTCTCAATATAGAGAATATCGTTAACGGAGAGCATAACAAAACTGCCCGGTTTAATGTTGGCAGATAGAATACCGTTGCTCATAGTCACGCCGATGTCATGAGAACAGCGATTGTATACACGAAATTTCATATCTCCGTTGAAAATTTTGGGTTCATTCATATTGCTCATTTCCTTCATACCTTTCATTGAATAAGGAGAGGGGCTCTAAGAGCCCCTCTCCGTTGTCGTTTAACCAATCTCGTAAGCACCGATAGTCGGAACGCTGCCGACAACCCAAGCCGCACCAAAGCGCTGAGACAGTTCAGTCTCGAACGTATGGTCGTCAATGGTCTGCTGAGTCATGCTGAAAGTCGGGCCTTCATTCAGGACTTTCAGGTTCCGCTGATCGTTGGAAACACCAGCAGAGATGATGTAAATCCAGTCAGGATCGAGAATAGGCGTGGTCTTGCCATCTTCATATGCATTAACCATCTGCACAACACCACAGCCATTGTAACGGCCCAGATAACCGTTGTTGTTCTTCTCATCGATCATACTGCCAGAATACTGAATGCTGTTGGCGTTTACAGGAGCACCAGCCAGACCAAACAGTCCTTCAACAGCAGCAGCGTCGCCCACCAGGGAAACACCGCCCAAACGCTTGAAGTACTGAAGTTGAGCATCCAGAGTAGCCTTAACAATACCCGTACCAGTACCATAGAAAGGAGAACTGTACTGGGCAATCGCATTATGCAGAACCTGCTCAACATGCTTCAGTTTCAGCATCGTGAATTCTTTATTGGCATCACGAATCAGATCGGGCATGTTGATACGGCCCATGCGGATATCCCAAACATTGATAGCGGGACGAGCAGCGATTTCAAAGGTATTGATAGAGAACTGACGATCAGTCACATAGCTACGAGCAGTAGTAGCACCGGTAGCCTGAATGAACGCCTTGATACCAGCAGTCTTCATCCGATACATCGGACGATCACCCAGTCCGACATTGCGGATATCAGCAAAGGTCTCCATGAAATTCAGGGAATTCTGTTGCAGTTCATTGATGGTGAACGCAATGATCTGACCGATCTGATACATGTTCTGAGGATTCATTTCCTGAGCCAGTTCGTTTACGATAGCGGAAGCCTCTTCCACCTTATCGGAATCAACAGATTCACGACGAACCTGAGCAGCCATTACTTTAATGAGCTTGCTGTCATTCTTAACTTCGATAGCCATTGTCATTCACCTCCTTAACCAATAGTACCGTCAGCCTTCAGAGAGTACACAGTACCCACCACAGGCGTCCCGGTCACACAAGTAGTAACAAACTCTTCACCAAGCAGTAAAGCATGAGCCCGCATCAGTTCACCAACAGGCTGCACGTAATTCCGCTTGTCGTACTCCTGGTAGTCTTCCACGTTGAACTGGAAGCTGTTTTCTACGAGGAAATGCCGCTTGCCGATTTCCTGAACTTGGAAACGATAAGCAACCACACCGCCGTAAATGTCCGTAACTTCCATGCACAGGAACTTCGCATTGCTGTCCGCAGCAGGCAGTACGAACGAATCGGCGTTATTGCCAGTGCCCTGATCCATAATGAGACCATTCGGAACAGGATTGGCGGCGCCGTTCTTCAGGGTGCCTTCATAGACATAACCCTGTAACTTAGTCATATAGCCAGCCATAGCTAGTCATTCCTTTCATAAGAAATAATCTCTGTTGATTACTTTTCAAGCAGAGAATAATTTGTTCTGGGAGTTTCGCTTTCAAGTAAAGAATATTTCTTCGTAGAAGAAAGATCTCCCATAAACGGATTGATTTCCGCCGTAACTGTAGTCTTTTCAGCCGTCACTTTGGCTTGTTTCATTTCCTCAATTTCGGCTTTAAGAGCTGCTACGACCTCTGATAACTCAGCGATCATTTGTTCAGCGGTCTTCTTTTGTTCCACATCGATGACAGGCGGGTCTTCTTCAGCAGTTTCATCGCCAGGATCATCAGAGGGATCATCTGAACCTGAATCATCTCCAGATTCAGAAGAATCGTTGCCAGAATCTTCTGCCGCATCTCCATCTGGAGCTTCAGCAATTTCAGATTCTGCAACATGGATACCGTCAGTTGTTTCAACCAGAGTACCCTCTTCTACTTGACTTGTCTCGGTGGAAACGCTTACAGACTGACGAACTTCTTTGCCCGTTTCTGTATCATAAGCCACCTGAACATGTGTTTCGTCGTGGTATTCCCGTGTAACAACAGCAGCATTTTCATTAGTGGTTTCAGGATTTTCCTGTTCACCGGTTTCTTGTTCAGCCACAACAGGCTGAGTGACTTCAGTTTCAGCAACTTCAGTCTTGGCTTTGGCTCCTGTCATTTCACTCTCGCCTCCTTCGGCTTCATCTGCTTTCTGTGCCACTAATTCTAGTGCCACAGCTTCTTCGCAGGCAGGATAGGTTACAATAGCTGTACCTTCCAGATAATTGTGTTCAGACGCATCAATAAGGATCGTTTCATCATCAAGTTCATCATATTCTCCAACGGCGACTTCAAAAGAGAACTTTAAAGCACCTTCGGCAAACAGCTCAGAAATAGCTTTACTCAATTTGCGATTACGCTTAGGAATTCTGGCATAGCCAATTAAGGCGCAAGAATCTCCGTTGACTTCTTTTTCAAACTTGTAAAAAGATCCGATTTGCGTCGAATGAAACTCGCCTGTTTTTTCGTCATACAGATGACCAAGGCGATTGTAGTTTCCGTTGATTAAAGCCTTTTTATCGGCATACAACGGAAGCCCAACATACCGTGCTTCATTACCTACAATTTCATCAATGAACGCTTCAGTAACTCTCGCACCATTAAGATTCGCCTGTGGTGCTTCACAGATGCGGGCCTTCACAGTCATATAGATGTCTGACTGTTGAATTTCGGAGATGACAGAAGCAAAAACAAATTTACTCATATCCATTCTCCCTTTGCTTTCGCGTTCAGTGGGGGAAGACAAAGAGCGCTCAAGCGAATCTATGGTAAACACCATAAGGTGTAACCATTAAAATAAGCGGGACTTACACCCGAAGGATGCCCGCATTTCTGTTATTCATTTCCCATAGATCCTTCTGGATTAGAAGGCTTCGGCTGTTTACCTCGAATTGCAGCTTCTGGATCAGATTTTCTTTCTGAATCATCTACTGGATTGCGACCAGCTTCATTCTGTGCGCTGGCTTCAACATCCCGTGGAGCCATAATCTTATCTGTTCCATCTGACTTTTCCTGTTCTCTCTTCTTTCTTTCTCTTTCCAGAGAATAGCCCTCAGATTTAGACATTGTGTCAGTAGAGATAACGCCTTTCTCCCAAAGTTCAAGAGCTTTTTCACGAAGGGCTTTCTTTCCTTCGATAGAGAGAGGCTGGAAATGGAATTCAGGAATCTGTTTAAGATTATAAGTTCCGGGGATACTTTCAGTAAGACGCTCATTAATCTTGGTCATCATTTCGCAGAACTCTTTTCGGAAAGCTTCGATACGAGCTTCCGCTGTTTGAGTTGAAACCTGCGCAGATGCAAAAGTAGAGCCGTCTTCTGAAACACCAGTCACAAGAACTCCGCTAATACCTCCGGCAGAAAGAATATCGTTATTGACGTTTCTGTATTTATCCCATTGAAATAAGTCATCCATGTCAAACTGAATTGTTTCTGCTGAAGCTAAATGGTTTGTAACAGCCACAGGAGTTCCACTCATTGCCTGAATAAAAATCCTTCTGACTTTCGACAGCTGCGGTTCATCAGGCAAAATATCGTTTGTTTTAGAACTTTCACCATACTTAACATGAACAAAACTTCTTTTGCCGATATTGAGCATGGCATCTTCATAACTGGAGATGAGTTCTTTCTTGGCAAGAGGCCGTAAAGCAGAAGCAATAAAAGGAATTGCATACTTTTTCCATGTTTCTTTCGGACCTTGTAAGACAAAGGTATAATCAGGATTAAGCTGTGCATACTGCTTATTAGCTTTAACTGCTTTTTGGATTTCCTCTGGATAACCTTTTAAAACATAATCACGATTGCTATCCTTAACCTTTTCATCAATGCTGTAAGATTTAGTCTCAATTTCATTGATAATGCTTTGACAGTCAAAGTCAACAATCGGTGTTCCATTAAAGGTTGTATTACCAATTCTCCATTTATTAACAGGAAGAGTAATTAAGTCACCGTCTTTTAAATAACAACAGACATTATTAAACTTCCAAAGTTCAAGCATGATTGCGTCGATCTTTTCTCTGAGCCGCATACGTTTATATTGCTGCTCGAAAAGTTCATATGTTTTTTCATTTGACTTAGTAAGGAACCAGTCCGAACAAGTAGAAAAGGGAACAAACACATGATAAATCATGCCATGAACAATAGGATCGGCATCAGAATAATAATCAGCCAACTGATAAAAAGACTGAATATTAGCCTGCTTATCTCTTAAAAGCGAAACATAGTCGAAAGACGATAGTTCACCAGAAAATGTGAAATTGGAATTAGAGAAAGCTTGAATAGTGTCCTCACCTGAAGCTGGCTTTTCAACTCCAACCACGATCTCTTTCTGTTCCTGAGGCTTACTCGCCACAATTGGTTCGGCCCGGTTAAAGAACCGATCAAATAACGCCATCGGGCTTCAGCCCCCTTTCTTAAAAACGATTGAACGTTTTAATAATATTTTTTGAAAAACCATCATCAAATCCGCCTGTAACGCCTATACACTCACGACCATGCTGATGCAGTTTAATACTGACCTTTTCAAGTTCGGAGATATAGTCATTACCCATAGCAAGTGCTGAATAACGGTCTTTATGCATCGTAGACTTAGGTACGTCATAAATGAAGTTACCGCTTGCGCCTACTCTGGCAACAATATTGCCCATTTCAATCTGAAGAGCGTCTGCCTCAATAAAATTGGCAAACTCTTCTTTTGAAAATTTCTTTTCGGATTCTTCCTGTTTTTCCCTCATGATTCTGGAAGAAATAGGAAGCTCTATTGTCTGCTTTTCAAGAGCAACTCTTAAATTTGTATAGATTCTCTGGTTAAGCTGATTGACAGCCCTGAAAGGATGCAAAGCCTGAACAGCGTCCGGGTTGGTTAAAGGTTCATCATCTACAACCAACGGCGGATACTCCCTCCCGGATTCACCGTCAATCCATGCCTTGTCAAAGAATCTGTCGAAACTATCACCTATGCCCCTTGCGTCGTAAACAATCTTTTCAGTATTAGGGAATTTAATGTGATAGTACTTTCTGACTGTTTCTGCGAGATAGTCCAAAGGAATACCATTAAAGGAACGCAAATGGACAACCTGCTTACTGAAAGACCCGTCTTTCTTTTCATTAAACTTATGTACAACCAAAACACTATTGTCTGATCCTTTGGCTTTGGATGTAGCTATATCCAACGAAATAATATACCGGGACTTAGAGCCTTTCGGCTGTTCCATTTCAATGTTGGATAAAGTACGACAACTTTGGACAAGATCAAATGGAAGAGCTGAATCTTCAGAAGACCCAAGGAATTTTGACTCATATTCCATTTGGAACGTTGTCTCAGGAATACTGTCCTTTTCTTCCATGTAGTACTTCTCTTTGGTTAAACCTTCCGCAATTGGGGTCTTGTAATGCAGCACACAAGCAAAATAAGACTTGTCTCCAGAAGCCATCCGCTGAACAATACGTTCGAATTCTTTAAAGAATTCATAGTTCTTTGGACAGGCAGAAGTAATATAGATGATCTTGGAATCAAAATCATCAAAACCAAAAGCCCGAGGATTATAGCGGGTTTCGTTTCTTGTGGGCTTCGCAACTTCCTGAAGAATCTTCATATCCACATCACGAGCTTCATCCACAATAAGAAGCTTACATCGATAAGATCTGGCACGGGCAATAGGAACTGATTTAATTGTGCTGCCGTTCTTCAGCATGATATTGGACTCGTCTTTACTAATAGAAACATATGTCTTTGCGTTAGTCGGACGAATTTCATTCCTGACGTTTTCGTTCTCATTGCAAAGATCACGTATCTTTTCAGCAATACGAGTAGCCTGGTCTGCCGTAGGAGCAACAACAAGAATAGAAGTTCCGGGATAAAGAGAACCAAGGGAAATAGCAATAAATGCCGTCAGCCATGTTTTACCATACCCACGAGGAGCAACAATAGCCGATGTAGTAGCATTACCAACCCCACGAGCAATAACATGCTGAATTGGAGTAAGCTTTACAGGAGCAAAGGCACTCTCAATATACATATCCATATGGGTACGGAAATAGATTATCTGTTCTTCTATTACGTCCCAGTTGGTGATTGTGCCGTTTTGTCTTCGGGTGTCAATCATACTGTCTCACCCGGCTCTTCTGTATAGTCTTCGTCCTTCATTGAATAAACAATATACGCAAGCCCGTCTAAAGCTGCATCAACAACATCCTTTTCCCATTCAATTTTCTTAACGCATGGGTGACCGTGAGTTTCGCAGTACAAAGTTGTTTCAGCCCAGTTGTTTAAAACATTCTTATCTCCGGGTTTACGTTTACACGCAGCAAAGTTACCTGTTTTCATCAACAGATCCAGCACAGCATTCGCATCTTTTACGTCCTGCAAGGTGCATCTGCCCATCATATAATCGTTCAGTGCCTTATCGGCAAGCAAGGACGCTTTTGCCGCTTTTTTTGCCGTATCTCTCAAGGCGGTGTCGGAAAGATCAAAATCCTCTTCCAAACCTTTATAGTAAGTTTCAAGATATTCAAGTTCCTGTTCTTTAAACTCACCGTTAAAAAACTCATTATAAGTTTTAACGTTTTTGTCTTTAGACTTGGAAGAGCTTTCTTCGACTATCTTTCCGGTTTCCTTTGCTTCGTCATAGTTATTTGCGTTTACGTCAGACGTATGGTCTTCGTACTTATAGTTTTGACTTAACCTGAAAAGCTCCGGCATAACAGAACAGGCAATATGCTCAAGCAATACCTGTTTTCTGTCTTCATTTGATTTTTGATAAACACTGGACTTCGCCGCTTCAAGTTTTGCCTTTTCAATAGCATTTGACCATACGTTTTCTTTCCATTGCCGATTATTCTCCCAAAAGTATCTGCGCATTTCATCTTTTGACTGAATTTTGGCAACACATGATTTGCACCATTTGTCTTTTTTGCCGTTTTCCAGCCAGTCTTTATTCGCAAAAAATGCAGACAAAGGTTTTGTCTGGTTACAGTGCAAACAAAGACGAGTCTGCGCTGGCGGGGTAGAACCTCTCGGTTTAGAAACAATATAAGGCATTCAGATCACTCCGAACCTTCCAGAACGTCTTTAACTTCCTCGTCTGATACATCCAACAGTTTCTTTTCCGGTTCAGTAAGATCTTCTTTCTTAACTTTAATATAGCCCTTTTCAAGCGGCATACTTTCAACCGTCTTAAAGAATCTTTCATTACGAACCTGATTGTAAAATTCTGCCAGAGCAAGGAACAGTTCCGGCGTTTTTTCATACTTGTATTTAATAATATGGTACTTAGGATGTTTTTTAGCGTAAACGTAAGCAATTCCCTTATCTTCAAGGAACTGAACTTCACGTTTCCACTGAGTGGAATACTCTTTATCAAATACATACTTCGGAATCTTGGATTCACTCATAATAATCACTCCGTTAATCATTAATTAGGAGATATTCTCCCTTATAGTGTTTTTGGAAAGACACGCTTTAAAAAGATAAGAAAATGAATATTATGAGTACTATTTATTTTCATTTGATTGCATTTTCTTTTTGGAATGTCGAATGGTTTTTAAAAAACGAACGCAGTGAGTCATAAACATAAATAAAACCAAAAAAAGGGGACAAACATATTGATACAGAATTCTGTCCCCTTTTTTATTTTGAAAAGAGGTTTGGAAATTAAAAAGAATTGGAATTTGAAGAGAGGTTTGAAAATTTAAAAAAGTGTTGGAATGGAACTGAAGTGAAGGAATTCCAGCGTCTGAAAGTTTTTCAGCGTAAATTGGACGACGTTGGAACACAATCTGTAGCCTGATCAACTGTAGATTGCAAACTCTTTATCAGTAAATGTGCTGATAAGACAAAAAAGCGTTCATTTTAACAAAAATGACGCTAAAAAGAAAGGGGAATACTCATGAACAACCTGATTCTCTTCATTGTCTGGTGTGCCTCGATTGCTGGCGACTTCAAAACCTACGTTGTCGCCGCCGAAAACGAAGAAAATGCTGTAAAAACCATCCCACTTTTCATGCGGCAGGACTTCGAAGTCTCTTTTGCGAGCTTAGATCAGGCTTGCGACTATGGATGCAAGTACATCGGTGACGATACGGTCATATTCGAAGACAAGTTTTTCGTATACAACACAAAGACAAAACGACTTGAGTTTGATTCTCTCGTTAATTATGACGTAAGACCAGACCTCAAGTCCGCTAATCCCACCTGATGATGGAGCTGGTGGTTCCGCTCCGAAAGCAACGTCGTGAGACGTGGCTTGTGGGAAACCACAACAGAATATGCAGCTATGCAATAAATAGCAGGAGGTTGCCGCTATGAAGAAAGCAATCATCATCCTCGTTGCCCTTATTATTGTTTTTGTTGTCGGATTTATGTCGGGAGCAAGAACAGTCCTCTTTGACTCTCCCAAATGGGTTGAAGAAGTCCACGGTCAGTACTTAATTGTTACTGACTTCTTTGGCAACGAATACGTTGACATGGCTGACAAAACTGGGCATATGTACTCGTATTTCTCTTATGTTGTCGAAAGAAGGCCTTGAATATGACAGGTTAGTGGCTTTATGACCCAATACATCCCAGCCGGATCGACGAAGAGTTTTATGGATATTTCGAAGGAAAAGACGCCTTTGAAATATTCACAAGCTTTCTTGTCACTTTTTACGAGATATCCGTTATGAACAAAGACAATCCTAACGGAGCTTATGCTCATAAGGTGTCGGCTGTTGTCAAAGAAGGTAGAGCATCTTATATCGTTGAGACATCATTTTATGGATACTCTGCCGGAGAAGAGGAATGTCTAAGCGAAACAGACCTTTTCAGAGGATTAATAGATCGTTTACTCAACTATAAAAACTATATAAATCCGGTCGTTTACTCAAATAACGAAGGTCACTTTATTGAAGATAACGACCCAAGTGAGCTTGTTCCTATACTTCCAATAGAATTGCCTTTCTAAGAATTTCGTCCTGAGCAAGACGTTAAAAGGCTTTTCTTAGTTTTGAAAATTCGAGCCTTGTGCTCTTTATATAAATTGCGAAGCTGCTGTCGCATAGAGTTCAGCAGTCGGTTAAAGCTCCGTTAAAAGCTTATTTTCAATTCCCAGAACACAAACAACAAGGAGGAAACTATCATGAAACTCATCAACAAGATCAACCTCGCTGAAAACCATGTGGAAAAGATCGCTCTCTTTGACTCTGCTCTCACCCGCAAATTCGACGATATGGGACTCGATCCCATCAACGTCATTTGCAAAATTTGCGCTGAAACCCCGAAGCGCAAGGAAGCCGAAGAGATTGTCAAGGCCACGCTGACCAACATGGTCGCGTCGGGCTTCATGTTCAACGGAAGCATCAACACGCCCTTCATGTCCGGTGCTTCTGACGGACGCAAAGCCACTTCAACGTGGATTAATCAGGACATTCTGCCCGGTATGGGAAAATGGGCGATGTGCGGACTTGTAAGCAAGAAAATGGAGCTTGCCATCAATAAGTACATGTCATACACTGGACTTCTGTCTTCTGCAAGCAAGCCGTTCGATAAGGCATTCAGCAAGAAAATCGATATTCGGCGTGTTGCCGTAATCAAAGACGTAGATGTCATAGTCGATGCCATCGTTGACTATGTGTCAGCAACAGACGGGATCGAGAAAGAAAAGACCCGCCAGCTCGTCATCAATGCCTTTGATGGATTTGGATGCATCCGCATCGAACTTACCAACGGCGAATCTGTCACCATTCGTGCACCTTGGATGAAGGCGTTCGTACAGGCTATTGACTTCAAGAAAGTATACGCTTGGTGTATCAAGAACGGAGTTAAAGCAGAGTTCGTTGATCGTTGGGGAACAACGTGGAAACTCAAAGACGTAGACATGATTCTTACAGAAAGCTGCTTCAAAACAGCAAAACTGTACGATTCGTGGGAACAGTATTGCTCCGCTTTTGAAGAATTGAAACACGAAGTGTGCGTGTGTGTTCGTGAGCACGCACCTAAACTGAAAGGTCTTCCTTATCAGCAAGGGCAGACTCTTCTCGGCACTGAAGACGATGCAACGTCTTTCATGCAGCACGCCAAGGCTACCGTGTACAAGTACCATGAACCGAAGAACGCAGCTAAACTGCTCCGTGGATGGCAGCGGGTTGCTGCTAAGATTTATCCGGCTCTGATGAACGAACCGGAAACATATCGGACGATTCAGGAAGCATTCACCACCAAACGCAATGACATGCTTGGCGGACGTATCCCTGAACTGGGATATAATGCGTTTATTGCGCCCGATCCTGTGGCGTTTATCCAGCACCTGTTTGGACTGCCCATCACGGGATACCTGAAGGCTGGCGAATGCTTCTGTGCAGCCGCAAAACCCGGAACAGTAGACGTAACTCGTAATCCGCATTTGGACAATGCGCATGTGCTGCTAAATAACGTAACCTTCTGTCCTCTGGCTGAAGGTCCTACGATGTTTATCAACATTTTCGACGCAACGACCATTCGTCTTCGTTGTGACTATGACGGTGACCACGTCTGGTACAGTCAGGATGAGCACCTGCTTGATCTTGTTGAAAGAACTTACAGCGAACTGAAGAACATCCCGATTGACTGGGATGCTCCGAAAGCTCCGAAAGGACCTGTAAACAAGAAGACGATTGGTGAGTTCATCATCAATCTTATTCATGGATCAGAGATTGGTCTGTACGCAGACGCTCTGACTAAAATGTGGAACACCAAGTATGATCGTGAAGTGTGTGACTGGCTCACTTGGGCTGGCAACGTACTGATCGACGCAGCAAAGCACGGAAGTGTAAAGATTGAGAAACCTGACGCAGTCAAGAATCTCAATTATGTTTCACTTCCTCTGTTCGCCATGTATGCCAAGGCGGATGCTGATCATCCTGCCGGAAGTGACTATTGGCTCAAAGAACGGGTTACTTCTACTGGCATGGAACTTCCGCCTCGGTGTGCTTACTCTGGATCTTTCTTGGATATGTATTCCAAGAAGATCAAAGAGAATATTCCTGAAGTGTTGGAAATTGAAGGTCTTAACGACCAGATGTTCGATTTCACTATGCTGATGATCAACATTCACAGGAAAGTCGGAAACTTCGTTGGCTTATCAAAGAAGGGTGTATATGATCCAGAAACTAATACATTCAAAGATTGTGGACTGTTTCAGGACATCGCCTTCCGTCACAGCTCCCAGTGGAACGAACTGATCGGAAATGCTTCCTTCTTCGCAAACCGTCAGGAATGGGAAGAGGAAACAGGAAGAACAGCTCGGAAAGAGATTCTGGATTGGGCTTACGCTCAGTACCCGGACCTCGAACGTTCTCCTTCTATGGACGAACGTATTGACGATGCCTGCTATGACATCATTCTTCGCAACATCTTCACTTCGAAGATGAGTGAAGGTATGGACAAAGTCGTAAAGCAGGCATTCTGGAGAATTTACGGAGATAAAGCCGTAGAAACTCTGAAGAGCAAACTTCATCCTGAACTTTCGGACGAAGAACTGCTTACTCTCCCTGACATCGATTGTGATGATGTTGAAGAACTGGTTAATCCTGACGAGGATTAACCTATGACTAAGCTGTGCTATCGGCTAGACGGGCTAAACACAAAAACGCCTAAGAATTCATACACGGGAGATCCACAGGGTCTCTCGTAATGAGTCCTTGGGACTCAACAAGGCCTGAGGGGGTCTTTTTTCTCTCCCCGGGCGATTTTTCTGCAGGGGGCATTTTTTGGCTTCGCCTCCCAGCTCATCTTAGCATGTTACTTGAATGCACCTATTGCTCACTTCAATCAGCATGACGGGCAAGCCCTTCAGATGCTGTGAACTTACTTTTTGAAGTTCAATATTGAAAGGAGCGAAACTATATGACCATTCGCAAGATGAATGAAGCCCAGCGTGTTGCCCAGATCAAGGTTGAAATGCAGAACCGACAGGAGAGCCTTGAAAGACTCGCCAACAAAGCGGAGAAGAACCTTTACCTCAGTCCTGACGAGATCGAGCTCGGTCGAGAACACGTGGCATGGATCAATCGCAACAAAAAGATCCTTCAGGACTTTTACAAGCCTGCCACGAGGATATGACCTTTTCCTGCCCCGGCTGCTGCTTTGCGCCGGTCGGGGTGGATGACTGTTCAAGATGTTCAACTCTGCCGTCTTGTTATCAAGGCTGGCAGACTTGAGTACCTTGCGACATGTCCTACGTATAGAGAATGTTTTGCGGATCTTGCCAGTCTGCTTGACATTTTCTGTGCGGGTCGGGGTGGATTATGGGTCTGCCCCGATTCTACTCAGCAAGATACTTTGTTTTCTTCATGAGTTTCCTCCTTTTCTTTTGTGAGCTGGTACTGGGAGCCAGCTCACTTTTTTTTTAAAAGCGGGGGGGATTTTTTCTCGCCTTCCAAACTTGCTCACCTTTCCTACGGCGCAAGCGCCTGTAGATGCTATGAAAATTATTTCTATTCAACAGAAAGGAGCCAAAACAATGTATGACGTGATTATTTTCACGGACGGTGCTTGCTCTGGAAATCCCGGTGTTGGCGGTTACGGAGCTATCCTGACCTGCAAGGGTGTCGAGAAAGTCGTTCGTGGCTACTGCGCTCAGAAAACGACCAACAATCGTATGGAACTGATGGCTGTCATCTCTGCTCTGAAAGCCCTGACCAAACCCTCCAATGTGGTTGTTTACACTGATGCTAACTACATCTGCCAGTGTGTCTCCCATGATCGCAAATGGCTGACAGACAAAGAACGTGTCAACAATGACCTCTGGTTGGAGCTTATCACCACGGGTCTGAATGGCGGACATAAGATCACATTCCAGAAGGTAAAGGGTCACGACGGTGTCGTTATGAACGAACGTTGCGACAAGATTGCCAAGGAACAGTGCCGGAAAGCTCGTCATGAAGCTTTCAATAAGTAACGAACAAGGAGGAATGTCGGATGCATGACCCTGAATTCACTCTGACCGAAACAGGATGCGTTGGCATCCTTCCTGACGGAACAGAGATGGAATTTGCAACTCAGGATGAATACATGGAACGCTACCATGAAGATGAGAATGAAATTTATGACGAAATGGCAGAAGCGTTCGATCATCCTGAATATCCTGAATACCCGGAGGACTGGTTTTGATGTTTATCTTCTACGGTCTTTTAATCCTGGGCCTCATTGTACTGGCGTTTCTCGGAGGTAAATGCATCTCTGATTCATACAATCAATGCATTATCGAAGAACTGCGTTATCAGCTCCGGCTTTACCAAACAAAAGAAGGTATCGGATATCTTGCACCTCCTGTGAAACCAAGAAGGAGAATGTACATGCCTATCGGCCAGCCATTTATGGACAAGCTGAAAGAAAACGGGCGTGCTACCCAACAAATCTCCTCTTCCCAACAATCAGGGGAGTGACGGCGCAAGCGCCTGTAAATACCATGAAGGATAACCATCAATCCTTCAACTCGGCGTCCCACACCAATGAGTATAAAAATGCCGCCGTGGGATAGACTATCTCGGTCGATAAAAGAGGAGCCGCATACGGGTTGAACAGTATGACTCCAACAGAAAGTAAACCACAAAAGAAATTATTCGGAGGTAAGAAGAATGAATCGTGCGTTTATTATCGGACATGTTACCAAGGACGCTGAAACCCGTTCCGTGAATGTGAAAGGCATTCCTACCCTGGTTACTGACTTCACCGTCGCCGCCAACGAAGGCTACGGCGAGAACCAGACGACAGCCTATTACCGGGTGTCCATCTGGCGTGATCGTGGAGCGAAGATGGCTCCGCATCTGGTGAAGGGCCGCGCCGTGAGTATCGCCGGTATCCCGTCCGTCCGGGCATGGAAGGATAACAACGGTGATCCGCGTGCCCAGCTGGAAATGACGAACCCCACTGTCGAGTTCATCGGCAAGAAGCCGTCTGATCCTGATGACCTGCCCTTCGCAGCGGAGGCCGTCGAAGAAGAGGCGTAATGTATTCCCATATGAGAGTCTGACTTGTTGAAAGTCAGGCTCTCTTTTTTTGTTCTTTTTACGAAACCGTTCGGTACCGAACTTTGAAGCCATTTAAAAAATGCTATAAGGGAAGTACTGATTTTTTCAATGAGCGAGGTTTTTTCATGGAAACGTGTTTTAACTACTGTGACGATAAACAAGCTTTTTTTTCATCAGACGAGCGAAAATGGATTACGAGAATCCGTAAGCTCCAAGCACAGAATCCAGATGAAGTAATTATTCTGCGACAGCCTGAGACAAACGACGGCTGTATTTACGCAAAGCTTCCTGCTTCATATCTGAAAGTACAGCCAAAGAAGAAAATGGTAATGACAGAAGAGCGAAAAGAACAACTCATGAAGCAGTTGGAGAAGACAAGAAAGAAACCTAAGTAACTTTGGGAGATTTTGATTAAATCAGGGCTTCTAAATTCAAGGATGACCAAATTATCGTTTTTGTATCTGGAGGCTCTGATTTGATTTTTTTCTTCCGTATGATACGGATAACAACAGAAAGGAATGAGACTCACATGCCGTACAAAAGAAAATTCGTGCCAAGAGACAAAATGTCCAAGAAGGACAGGAAAGAACTCGACAACCAGAAGCGTATCATGTGGGGCTTTTCCCCGACTGAAAGAATAAAACAGAATAAAAAGCTGTATGACCGTGAGCGACTGAAGCGAACTGCCATTCAGTTTGGAGACTGAAAATATGAACGATTCTATTCATGAAGGTATGGTTCTTAGAGAACTTGTATCAAGCATATGTGGCGGAAGGTCATGTGTGGTTTGTCCGTTTGAATGTGAAAGCGGCTGTAAAACTACAAATATAGATTACGATCATCCGTCAGATGAAGAAATCAATCTGGTGGTTTCTACTTTTCTGGAGTTAAATCCCGGATATGAAGATAATATTGATCCTGCTATACTTGCTGTGGCGAAATCATACAATTGTCCGACCATCGATGTTTCTGATTCTGAGATGATTGATGTGTTCGGAGGCTAATATGACATTAGATCTTAATGATGTAATGTATGAGGTTTGTAGGAAACAGAAGAATTGTAAATCATGTCCTATTAAAGTCGTAGAGTCTGAAGTGTGTGTTACAGGACTTTCCGTCCATGAATCTCCGGCATGGAGGAAAATGGCTGAAGCTATAGTTCCTTATTTCGTAAAAACACATCGTTCTCTCGTCTGGATGCTTAATCACAGCCTCTTGCAGTTTCTTCCTGCTGAATTAGAAGCTGGAAACAATGCAAAATAAGGTTTTGTGACTGAATTTAGCTCAATTATTATGAAAGTTCCTACATTATATTAATAATATATATAATAATAAGAATTATATTCATTTTATATGAATTACTAAGAATTATTATTGTAGATATGATAATGTATGTAACTATAATATTATAACTAACTTTATTATAGTAACTATTGTAATGGTTGTAGTTAAATATATTGGTATTTGTTTTTTATTATAGTAAAGTTGTTAAGAGTAGAATAATTATAATTATAATTTCTCTCCTCTCTATACAATATGTATAATTATATTCTCTCTCTATAACACATATATTTAACATATACAGAGAGTTTATATTATAATTATTTCTCTTTAACCTTTACTGTAATATTATGCAGTTACTGCATATTAATATAATCATTGTTTATTGTCTTATCATAATTACGATTATTATTATTTAGTTCCTCTCTTAATATCTAATGATTTTTTGGATAATAATAATAGTGATTGGATATTACAATAATAATATTAACTACGTAGATTTTATGTTTATATTAATTAATGCAATAACTGCAAGCAGTATACTGCATATATATAAATATACTCCTAAAGAGAGGAGTGATAATAAATATGAATGACGATGTAAGAACATGGGATGAACGATTTTGGCAGCCGGATGAAATTCTTTGGAATATCCTTTTTAAGCACCGGAATCACAAAACTAAAATTGAAACCTATGGAGATCCGAATAATCCTCAGAATGTTTGCTTATCATGTTTAACCTGTAATCAGGTTATCCTTGACGCTGAAATATATACAATCTGCGCCCGGGAAGACGTTCAATGAAAGGAAATGTTCATGACTCAGTTTGTTATCTATCAGAGTGTAACAGACAATGATGGCAGTAAAAGAATTTCTGAAGTTTCAAGGTATGCGTCTTTTGATCAGGCTCATGCGGTTATGGACTCAATTGCTGTGGGCTGTGATAATGTAGTCAGGTTTGAAAATAACAATGGTTTCTGGGGTAAACTTCCTTTGTATAGCTCTGCGACTGAAATTAAAATGTGGATTGACTTTGAATAAGCTGTGACTAAAAGGAGAAATACTATGAAAAAGTTCGTTATCTATGAACGCCGTGGTGACCGGGATTTTGATGATGTCCAGAAAGTAGGAGAAGCCGCGAATGAAGAATTCGCAAGGATGATCCTTTGTGACTATGCTGCCCGCTGTTCTTATCCTGAATGGAATAAGGACGGACTGGGATTTCATGCCAATGTAGGCGTGGGATACGGCGAGTACTACCATATGGTCTATAACGACGTATGGGCCAAAGAAGAGGATTTCTGAAATGAAAAAAAATAATCGAAAGCCAAAGGGTCTGCACCCTGATTGCGTAAAAGCATATCATAAAGCACGGTATGCGAAAGCACGAGTTCGGTTTTATGGTCGGGCTTATGAAATCGGATGGAGAGACTTTTGTTCTTTCTCAAAAGATGAATTTGTCCGGACCATGTGCCACATCGAAGTGGAATCTGTGTCTGATTTTATTAAGAGACTTTTCGGAAGACCTGAAAAACATATAAACGCCACTCTTGAGGGCGAAATTGAATTTTGAAAAATTAAACCGGTAGTAGGGAACTACAAAGCGCTAAATTAAACTGAGGACAACTTGAATCTGTAACGATTGGTTATAACCGCTTCGGTGTTTGGTGCAGTCAGGTTTACAACAAATGCGGTTTACTGACTTTAATCATGGCAGTTGGTCTGCCTCGGGCCAGGTGTGCCCGGTATGTAAAAACTAAGCCTCTGCCGGTACTATAGCCGCCCATGTACCATATAAGGCAGATAAGCTAAAAGGCACTGGCGACGTATCGTGCCATGTCAGGTTACATCGTATGAGATGAGTTGTCCTGACTTTTAAGAATCAGGTGAGAATCCTGATATACCTGAGAGATGCTCCAGAGGAACAGCCTGACGCATAATGGCGGGGTTCTGCTCAGGTGAAGGGCTGTGTGATAGCCTGTGTTTAATGACTGGCGTGGGTACTACGATAGTGCCAATCTTGTTTCCGTGGCTTAACGGGAAAGCTTGGAGTGCTCCCTGATGTAATATTGGTTGAGTTGGTTGGTTGGTTGCAATATTACTACAACGGGATACAACCGGAACACATGTCAACGGTGATTACAGTTCGAATCTGTACGGAAACACTTATAAATCTTTCGCTGCAAACACTTACTTCTTTCTTGACTTAAAATCAAACAAATAGTGTTTGGATACCGATTGATTTATATATTTCTGGCTGGTAGCGCTTACTTCTTTGAGTTATATCTTAAACAATTAGTGCTACGATATCCAGAAATTTTAATCCCAGGGGATGCTGTTAACACTTACTTCTTTTATGCAAAAAAATAGTGTTAAGATACCGTCCCCGTTTTTTGATTAAAATAAAGGAGATTGAATATATGAAAGAAAGTTTGAAAGAATTCCTGTTTACGAAACATATCCTTGTTGCAGAACAGGAGGAAGATCCGGGCGTTATCATTAACGTTCTGACAGCTTTTAAAGGGCTGCTTAATGTTACAATTACCAAAGGATATAACCTTGCTCATAGAGATATGATTCGGTTTATGGCTTCTCTTCTGGGTGAGCAGGTTCCTGCTTCGTTTTACCGTGGATTTCCAAACAGTGTGCGTGAACTTACAAGTGATCAGTTGCTGTTTGATCAGCTTTCTCATTACGTATCTACATATGGCTGGGGCAACTTCGAAGAACAGGGGCATAGTTTCTTCGAAACTGTTACTTATCGCAATCCTTTTAATGAAAAGCCAACTGTGCCGAAGGAGTTTGTTATCCTCGACGAAGCTCATGCAAAGGATAAACTGCTGGGGTTCTTCAATGATCTGGCTGCGTCTACTCGTCCTTTGAATGAGTTGATGCAGAATGTAATGATTGACTGTATCAGTGAGTATGACTGGTTTCCGTGGTCTATTGCTTCACGACAGACGACTGTTGATCTTTTGTATAAAACTAAGGATTTGCGGTTTGCCAAGTTTATGAAGATGCAGGATGTTATCAAGTACGTCGATACCATTAACTGGCTCAGTCATTGGTCGGAGAACATGAAGACTGTGCGGTTGACCAGCTCTGAGCGTAAGCTCGTTACCAAGGTTCTGGATACTGTCCTGTTTGTTGCAGAACCGGAAGATATCCGTGTCTGCCTTGAGAAGCGGGCTATTTGGAAGGGCATCCTGCATCAGATTCACTACAAGCCGAAGACTGAAAAGTCGAAAGAGCTTATCGGGCTTATCTACAATGATAAGATTCCGTCTTACTCTGGCGTTGTAGATCGGGCTATTCACAGCGATAAGTTTACCGTTGTGGAATCTGCTCAACTGTTGAAAGACACTAAAGGAAATGGTGCTCTGCTTCGGTCTTTGAACTATTTTCTGTATATGTGCCGTTCAAAGGAACAGATTGAAGGGGTTATCAACTTGGTTGATGCAAAAAATCCTATTATTCTGTTCCAGCTTCTTGATTCCTATGCCAATTACAGCACCGATAACCGGGTGTTTACGTTCATTCGGCATGAACGGGTGAAAAAGCATAAGGAAGCTATGCGTAAATGGTACTTGACTTCGGATATTATTACGTATATTACTGAAGCTTTGCAGACAAAGCTCGAAGAATCCCTGAAAGGAAAGATAAACAAGGTATACATTGCTCCCGGAATGGAGAAGGTGTGTGTACCTGTGAACCTTTCTGCCGGAGAGAGCGGATTTGGCATTATGCCGACTGGTTCTCGTATTAAACTTCCCGAAGGAAAGAAGATTCGTGCTTTTACCTACTGGGAAAAGGTAAACGATATTGATTTGTCCTGTTTCGGGCTGTCCTCTGATGGTTCTGAGGATATTGAGTTTTCCTGGCGCACTATGTATGGGCGTCAGAGCAACGCTATGACGTACTCCGGTGATCAGACTTCCGGCTACGATGGCGGTTCCGAATTCTTTGATGTTGATATCGATGAAATTCGGAAAGCGTATCCTTCAATTGATTATATTATCTTTTGTAACAATGTTTATTCTGGAGTTACATTTGATAAGGTTGTATGCCGTGCCGGATGGATGAATCGTGATATCTTTGATTCTGGAGAGGTTTACGAACCGAAGACGGTTGAATCCGCATATCAGATTAATGCCAAGTCAACGTTTGCATATCTTTACGCCATTGACGTCGTAAACCGTGAGGTTGTGTGGCTGAATCTGGCAGATGCAAAGAATCACCGGGTGGCAGGAGGAAATACCTTCTCATGGATGAGGAAATATTTCACTATGAGCGAAACCATGAACATGGCTAAACTCTTTACTATGGCAGCGACTGAAGTTGTCGATGCTCCCGAGAAAGCTGATCTGGTTGTAGGAGATGTTGAAACGGACAAACCTCAGATTCATTCTTATGAGTTTGAAAAAGCCTTTTCAATTTTAAGTTGAAAGACGCCCTCCTTGAAAAAGGAGGGCTTTTTCAATTGAAACTTTAAAATTCTAAGCAAACTACGAATGGTCGGAGAATTAAATATGAATGTATATACAGAACGAGTTGATGGATATCAAATCAGGGATATTGCTTATTTAGGAAAACCTCCTTTTGATGATCCGGTAAGGTTTGATGTTGTGAAATGGATTTCGGAAGAAAAGCCTTATATGGGAACTATTTATTATGAAACTCCGATAGGATGGATAACAAAAGAAGAATTAATTACAGAACATTGTTATTCAGTTGGTGTTTTGGAATGGAATGAACATGAACTGGATTTCGATTTCCATTCTGTTGGACTTCGTTGGCTGGAAGAAAAACCTTCTGAAGCAGTTGTAGATATGATTTTAAAGTTTTGCGAAGAAAAGAAGAAAGAAATCTATGAAAGTTCTGATTAAGATAATTTAATACAGGAGATAGAGTAAATGCTTGATGAAATGTTTTATGATGCTTTTTCCAATTCTTACACTGTAAAACCGGATTTGTACGCTCCGCCTGAAAGATATGTGAAAACAGTGAGAGGCGATCATGATGTTTATGTTGATGTGTGGGCTGGAGAAAAGAATGGGCATCCGAATTGTGAATTGAGAATTGAATATACTCCAGAAGAATATTATTCTCCTATGCACAATGCTCGGTTCTTTGAATATTGTGAGAAAAATAACTTTAAGGCAAAAATTCTTTCCTGTTTCATCCTTCCTAAGAAAGTTTTTGACGAATATGTTGTGAAATTTGGCTTGGAATAAAATTTTAAGTTGGTGATTTTATGCTATTCCGTTGCTTAATAGATGTCTTTTCTCTTTTTGGGGTGATTTTATTAACATTGTTGATTTTGTTTGGTGTAATTGTCATTGTTTTTTTGACTATAGGCGAGAAGAAACACTGGTGGTAGGTGACTGAATTTGAAAATTATCGTTGCTGGTTCACGAACTTTTGACGATTATAGGCTTCTCGAATCAAAACTGGATTATCTTTTTCAAAATATCCACCCGGTTATTATTTGCGGGGAGGCAAAAGGCGCCGACTTGTTAGGGAAAAAATATGCTCGTGAAAAAGGTCTGGAATGTATATCTTTTCCTGCAAAATGGGAAGAAGACGGAAAATCTGCCGGATATAAAAGAAATGAACTGATGGGTCAAATTGCAGATGGATTAGTTGCTTTCTGGGACAGAAAATCAAAAGGAACAAAACATATGATTGAATATATGCTGTCTCTCGGGAAAGAAGTAAGGATCATCAAATACAAATAAATAAAAGGCTGATAAAAATGAGCACTTATGTAAGAATCGACAAGTGTGTTTTTGATGCAATCATCGAATCAATCATCAAAGTAGATCAACGACTGCATCTTTTAGATCAAGATGTTCCAAAATACATTTATTGTGCAGATGATTACGTTCAATATGAAAAAGATGAAGAGGAAAAATGAATGGAAATTTATAAGTGCGAAAGGTGTAAGAAACGTTTTCTTACGTGCGATCTTGTAAGAACAAAATGTTCAGAGAACGAATGTGGATCGTACTTGATTCCATTTTGTCCTGAATGTTTCGGGCCAATCAAAGTTGAAAAGCCCAAAGAAGCTCTCTGATGGGAGCTGTGCCGTCGTGGGCGAGAGGTCTATGTCACCTGTCTTGAAAACAGGCAAGCGTACTGCTTCGCAGGTTCAAATCCTGCCGACGGCGCTTTATGCTTCATTAGCTCAGTTGGCAGAGCACATGACTTTTAATCATGGTGTCCGGGGTTCAATTCCCCGATGAGGCACTAAAAATTGGAGGATAATTAATATGGCTAAAGATTTGGTTAAAAGAAGCTTCAGAATAACATTTACCCGCAAAGCGCAAGATGGTGAATCTATTGATCATCCTGGCTGGTTTGATTCACGAGACAAAAGAGTTATTGATTCTACGGAATTTGATGTGAGCTCTTTTGATTATACTTGTGATGAATATCTTCCAGAACTCATAAATTTATTTAATGCGTTTACTGCTGAAAATAATTTTGATGCGGTGGAAGTTGTTCAGATTGATGAGGTTCCTTATGACGGCGATTAATTTGCCGTCGTTTATCGAGATGTAGCGCAGGTTGGTAGCGCATCTGATTTGGGATCAGAAGGTCGCAGGTTCAAATCCTGTCGTCTCGACTTTGGAGTAGTGACTTGCTCCGAACGTCTTCCTGAATTGTTTGTTGGTTGAAATGATATATACCAATAAATGTAAACGACTGTATCTTATTACAGGAGTAATTCATAGACGTAAACCTATTACATATATATTTTGCCTACGTTGCGGGTATATAGCGAGAAACGGATACTACCTAGTCACAGGAGTTGCAACTTAGAAGTTCCGTGTTACTACAAGGTTCTGAAATTGATGGCAGACGTGAGGTTGGGCTGTAAAGGCGAGGGTGTGCTGTTAGAAGGTGCATGTGTAATTGATGTCTGATAAAGTAAGAGCCTCGTAGTAGTGTGTTATGCTCCATTAGCTCATAAGGATAGAGCAGCGGTCTTCTAAACCGCAGGTATACGGTTCGAATCCGTAATGGAGTACTGATTTATTTTTTAAACAAAGAAAGGAATAAACAATGAGTTACTGTAAAGATGCAATCAGTTGTGAAGTCAAATCAAAAGAAGGATTTTATATTGGAGACATTTGCTATGCTCTTGCCGATGAGGTCTATTTTGGAATCTGGGGCAATCATGATTTCAAAGATGGCAGTCATCATGTTTCAGAAGCAGATTTGGATTTTGCTGTAGCTTCTACAGCCTTTGGTGACGGAGTTTACTTGGGATCAAATGGATTCCTGTACGGAGTAGATGCTGGCAATATTGGCATTGTTCCTCTTGAACTGGTTGAGAAAGACATAAATGGCTGTGGAACTGTTTATAACATTCCGGGGAAAGCTTCTCTGTGTGCCGAAGATGGAAAGTTTATTTTCCGCCTTCCAGATGACAAAGAAATTAAAATCAACACAGTTTATTACGAAGAAGAAGACGATGAGTAAAGGAGATTTATAAAAATGAAAAAGTTTAAATTGGGTTTGATTGTTCTCGCAATTATTGTCTGCGTTATTGTAGCCGGTTTGTATTTTGTCCATAATGCAGAAAATACAGCCGTTGGAATGGAAGAGGAAATCAACTCTGCGACATCTGAAATCAACGTGCAGGAAAAGCGCAGAGCTGATTTGATTCCAAATCTTATTGAGTGTGTAAAAGCTTATGACAAGCATGAATATGAAACACTCCTTGCGCTGATAAATGCTCGTAAACCTGACGACAAAGTTGCCAGTGATGTTCAGCTTGCAGTTAATGCGATTGCTGAGGCCTATCCAGAATTGAAATCAAGTGAACAGTACAAACAGTTAATGACTGAGCTTGCTGTTACAGAAAATATGATTGCCAATTATCGTAATGCATACAATAAACGGGTAAAAGAGTATTCAACTTATGTTCGCAGGTTTCCGCATAGTTTTCTTTTTAACATGACTGGCTATGAAGAAAAGAAATATGAATACCTTTATTACGAAGTGTCGGACACAGCTCCGACAATAAATTTTAATTGATATGGAAGTAACGAAAAGAGAAATACTTTGTTGTGTAATTATTTCTTGTGTTATGTTCGTTGTTGGATTGGTCTTACAGCAAGTTATCCGCACGGCAGTAACAGAACGAAATAAGGAATATGAACATGCAATTCATATTCAGGATACAGACACCTTTGTTTATGGAATGGGCACAAACATTGGTCATGCATTTGTATATGGTGATCTTGTTGCTGTTGATCCTGTTTCGCATGATAATTTGAAGGGTGAATGGCTGTGGATTCAAAGAATAACAGAGCATTATACTTTGCATTATCGTACAGTTACAGTAAAAGAAGGGAAACAGACAAAAACTGTTCAGCAGCCTTATTATACTTGGGATAAAGTGGCTACTGATACGTGGCACAGCAAGAAAATCACATTTCTTGGAGTTGAATTTCCTTACGAAAAGATATCAGGGTTTTATACCAAGAATATAAAAACAGATACTTATGGATACATAAGATACAAATGGAGTGCGAGTGACGTAAAACACATCGGAACAATTTATACGACACTTAAAGATAATACAATATCAAATACAAGATTTTATGAATCAATGACTTCGTGGCAAGCCCGTGAAGTCTGTATTATAAATGTTACTTTGTATGTTGTTTTGTTTTGGATTGTTTGGGTTTTAACAACTGCTGCTTTGTGTTTTGGGTTCTGTTACTTAGAAAATGATTGGCTTGAATAATAAGAAAAAATAAACTTAAAGAAACAGGGGCATATTATTCTTCAACGGGGAAAAACTTTATAAAAGAATATAGGAAGGATGGCGAAGATGTCTGACATAAGTGACATGATGTACGAACATGGTTTCCACGATGGATACCAAAAAGCATTAAGAGAACTGAAGTTGGAACCACCGAAAGACCTTCTCGACATGAGCGATGAAGCAAAGGTAAAGACAATCATTCCGAAGCTCAAAGGATTGAAGAAGTACATCCAGGATGAAAAAGAACAAATGATCCTTACGGATGCCATGTTCCTTATCAAAATGTGGTTTGAACGGATTCCAAAGAAGGGTGCGTGGATTTTTACGGGTCAGAAGAACGCATACGGGGGAATCGTGATTGAGTGCCCATTCTGCGAGGACAAATATGCAGTAGCGACTCCGCTTTCCGAACACTTCTGTCGGAACTGCGGAGCGAAACTGATGGACTAAATAGGAGAATAACGCACCAATGAAATTGCCAATTGTATTTAATCCGATGCCTGTTGGTGAGGTTTTGAAATACCTTGAAGAGTTGATGAATCGCCGGGTATTGTCCGACGAATGGACGGACTTGATCGACAGAGCAAGCGAACTGCTGAAAGAGAAAACCGAGGATGCCGTAGAGAGAGCAACGGCAGGAGTACAACCAACGGCATATTGGGTAGAACCGGAAGGCACAGGGCATTGTTCAAACTGCGGATGCGACAGGCCGAGTTTTATCAGCGGTTCTGAATGGGACACGGTAAGCACGAAATACTGTCCAAACTGCGGTGCGAAAATGGTACAGGACGGTGACGGGAAATGACAATCAGGGAAGAAGGATATGTGGAAGGGTATCGTGATGGATATTCCAAACGGGATGAGGAAATCGTGAGGTGCAAGGATTGCAAAGCATGGAAACAGTACGATGATTTGAATCTTGGTGGATGTGAATTGTTCCCAGAATATAACAAAATTGGTGATTGGTTCTGCAACTTTGGTGAACGGAAGGACGGTGACGGGGATGGCTGAAGTTGAGAACGTAATCAAGGCGTGGAATTGTTGCAACCCATTTAACCGGAAGTGCAAGGAATGTCCGTATGAAAAGGATTGCTATCATGACGGAATATCAAGACACATGGTCGCAGATGCCATTGAACTGCTGAAATCCAAACAGGCAGAGATCGAACGGCTGATAGACATGAACGGAGAACTTATAAAGTTGAACGGCATGGACATTTAGTTCGTTAAAGGAGCGAATGTGGAATGATTTATTCCGTTAATTTCAACAATAGAATGAATGCTTTTGCAGGTGGTAGAAAATCACGCAGAAAAGCGAGATGGAAGAAGAAAATGATGCGTTATCTCAGCCGGAATTACATGTTTGTTTTCTTCAGCTAATTTATTAAAGGAGCGTTTTAGGATAAGGTTTTTGTATGACAAAAAAATCAAAAGATTTTATTCCGCTTTCATTTGAAAATGCGAAACGTCTTTTAATAAAAGATGAATATGCGTGGCTAAGAGTCACTTATTTTTCTTTTGGAAATAGTTCAAAAATATATCATCTTCGTATCGATGAAGTTTGCAATGAAGGTATTAGGGTAGATGTAATAAAAGGAACTCATGCGTTACCTTACAACACTTATGGAGAATGCTGGCAAATATATAAGGAAAGTAGGTAAACTATGGAAGACGAGAAAAATAAGGAAGAACAGTTTGATATTCGAATAGAGAAAGTAACATATGTTTTGCATGGTGAAAATAATTATGTGCCTGACCCATGTAAAACATGTGCAAACCACCCTGACAATGGAGGAAGTGGAATTTGTAACTGTATTCTTCCGATTATAAACCAAGTAACTTAACAAAGAAAGAAATTGAATATGAATATCGTGGAAATTTCAACAGATAAACAATGTCCGTTTTGTGGTTGTAAAAAGAATTATCTTTCGTGCAAATCTTCGAAGTATTCAAAAACGGAAGGTTTTGAAAAGCATAAATGGTATGTAAGATGTTCTAATTGTAAAGCAACTGGTGGTAATGCGACCGGAATTGTTGCAGTAAAAAAGATTGGAGAACTTCCATCTTTTTGTACGACAGACAAAGTGTTGAAAAGAAAAGCTATAGATAAGTGGACTGTTAAATTTAATAATAATAAGGAGCAGCAATATGAATTATGAACTTAACCTGCTTGTTCAAAAATTAAACTCTTGGTCTACCTCATCTATTCTTGCAACGGGATGCAGAGTAACGCTTGCTAAAGCAGCGGATGTTATTAAAGAGCAGGATGAAAAAATAACTGAACTTGAACAAAAAAATATTCAGTTAATTAAAGAGTACAACGAGTTGGTACATAGAAAAGAAGGAGTTAGTGAAACGTTATTATGTCACCTCTTAGAAGAATAACGGGAGATTTGCATATGTCGGTGGACGAATGGCACAGAATGGAAAAGAAACGTTATTATGCAAAAAAAATAGAATCGATTATTATTTTTATAGGTCTTATTGCGATATTCGGATATCTTTTCTGCATTCTGTTTAAATAAAAAAACAGACAAAGGAAATATATATGAATTATTTAGACTTATTCTTTTCTCAAAAGCTTGCTATTTCTATGGAAGGTTCTACTGCTGAAGAACGCAATAAAATAAATGTCCTATTGGCAGAATATCCTAATAAAGGGGATAAGTATTTTCCTACGGCGTTTTCGGAATTTAATGAGTATGCTTTTGGAAATGCGATTGTAGGATTTTTTAGTCATCCTTTTTTAACATACGTAACAAAAGAATCTACTACAGGTTTATGGTATAGACAATATCAAATAGTAACAACGAAAGAGTTTTTGTCTTTTGAATTCGAAAACGTTAGTTTAAAAGAAATATCTGAAAGTGACATGTTTGAAATTTTTAAAGAAGGTGTTTAAATTTGGAAAACATTACTCGGTGTCCTTATTGTAAGGGCGCTGTTGAAGTAATTAAACTTATCAGAAAACCAGGAGAAGAATTTCAACCGTATAGAATCCAATGTCTAAAGTGTAAAGCTTGTGTTGCTCGTGGGCAAAAGTTTCCCAATGAAACTAAAGAGCAGGGCGAACAAAGAATCAAAGAATATAATGCCGAAATGAAAAGAATCTTTTCTCAAAACAGGGCGTAAAAGAAACGCAAATAAAGGTTAGTTGACTCGCCCTTCGTATACTCAGGGGATGCCGTGAAAAACATTTCTCTTTCACACTTTTATAAAATCCAACGCCCTTATAAAGAGAATGAGCTGTGGTATATTAAAAGTTGAATTAAAGGATTTGTTTTTCAGGTTAAAAATATGCAACTTTTTGTATAAAAAATATTTTATGAACAACTTCGAGCCGTTGAAATACAAAGGTTTGAGGAGATTTTTTTGGTTTTAAGAATAAATATGCATGAAATAAAAATAATATGCAGATTTATTTAATAAATCAGTTTTTTAAAAAATGCAAAAATTGTATAAATTTAAGTAAAATATACTTACAAAAAACGATAAGTATATTTATTTATATATTTTATCATAACAAACAACAGAAATTCCAAACGAAGGAGAAAGAAAATGAATAAGTGTATTGTTTGTGGAAATCTTGCAATTGATCCGGTTTTAAGTAAACTGGAATACGTCAACAAAGAAACTGGAGAGATTCTTAACACCAAGGTTTGCAATTTTACTATTGCGTGTGATGACGGCTTTGGGGAGTATAAGAATACTCAGTTCTTCCGTGTTGCCGTATGGCGTAAGCTTGGAGAAGCGTGTGCCAAGTATCTGAAGAAGGGCCATCAGGTTCTTGTTTCTGGCCCTGTGTTTCTGAATAACTACGTGGATAAGAGTAACAATCTGCGTTCTGTTATGGAAATTCGAGCTGATGAAATTCAGTTCCTGAATAACAAGAAACCGGGTGTTGTGACTCCAGACGAAAACAAAGAAGCAGAAGAGCCCGAGGCTGTAGAAGAAAATCCAAAGACAGAAGCTGTTCTGGATGACATGCCATATTAAGAAATTATCTAATTACCGATATGGGAGCAGGTTGTGATGGGGCTTGCTCCCTCTTTTTTCGGAGGTTAATATGACTATAAGATATTATGTTGAAGATACAGATACGTACTTTGATTCACCTGAAGATGCTGTAGAAGCTTGTATCGATTCTTCTTGGCACGAAGATGATACATATGATTTCAAAGATTGGGTTAATGAAAAGTATACGGCGTATGAAGTGTTGAATGATGAAGTCAGTCTTTCCAGTTTGCTTGAAGAATATTGCGAAGAGAAAAACGACGAAGATAGAGATGAAGCTCTTTGGGATTTGGATGGAGCAGAAAATGGATACGTTGTAGAAGTTCATGGCTCTTCTATTAGAGTTGTAATTGAAGAAGAAACCATAGGTCAATCGATTGATATATGTCGTGAAATGATTGAACAACAGAAACAAAACGCCTTAAAAGAACAAGAAGAGCAAAAGAAAGATGATGATGTTTATCTCTGTGTTTTTCAGGAGGTAAAATAATGATTGCTTCTTTAACGGTAAGAAACGTCCAAAGTGAGAAGACGTTTGATGAACTGTGCGCAAAACTAACCGAATACGATCTTGTTCGTTATGTTTTTGATGAAGGATCATACGATAGCAAAAGAAAGGAAGCCTATTTCTCTTCTTGGGAAGAAGAGAGTTGGCGATATTATCCAGCAGATATGCAAATTATTGCCGAAAGTTTTCCAAGTCTTGTTTTTGAATTGACTTGCCAAGCTGGTAATGATTACTGGCGTGTTTATTATCAGGATATATCTAATGAAGTCTGCTTCGGAGAAGTTATATATCAAGCACCGGAAAAAATAAAGTGGGATGCTCTTGCCCCATTTTAATAAGAAAACATTATCATATATTACATGAGTTGAAACATGAAAGGATAATGCGTTTCGATGTTTGATGCAGAATTAATAAAACAAAGAATTTTAAACTGTATGAATCCAGAGTATCCATGTGATAACTGTAGATATCGTAATAGTGGATGTGAGGAACATTTACTGTCTGATGCCGTATGCGTAATTTATGAATTACAAACAGAAATAAATCAGCTAAAAGCAAGTGAACCGAAATAACTAATAGTATGGGTGGCGGAATATGTAGACGCTTAAAACGTAAGGCTTGTCGCCGTTAACTAAAGTTCGACAGTTGCGTGACCGCAGTACTGCTATGTAAGGTGTAAATCCTTACCCCGTATTAGTTAGGTACCAAAGTTTGAAGTCATTTAAAAAAATGCATAATGGGATAAGCGGATATGGTGAAATGGTAGACACTGAGGACTTAAAATCCTTTGGCTTTATGCCGTGAGGGTTCGAATCCCTCTATCCGCACTTAGGAGGCTTGTATGGAAAAGAAAACATATTTCTTTATAACTGTTTTACAACGAATGAAAAAGGATAAACTTGGTTGGCCTGATACTGGAGCTACGCGGTGCTGGGGGTTTTATACAAATAAAGATACAGCAATCACAGCGCTTCATGAAAACTGGACGGATATGGAAGAAACGATTTACAAGTATGCCGTTCTGGAGGAGTACGAAGAAGGAATATCCAATTTTACCGGTTACGAACAATGGTTTAAATTTGATGTTGAAAAAGACGGTTATTTTGAAATTGACAAACCTCCAGAGACAAATCACTTTGCTGGATGGGCTTTTGGGTAATCAAAAGAGAGAAGAAGCAGTTAATTACGTCAAACAACAAGGAGGAATAAAAATGAAACATCTATACAACAAGCCTATGGCGGAGAAACTGGTATTCGATTATAGCGAAAACGTAGTGGCATCCACTAACAAACCTCATCATGGTGACATGGGAATTGGTCATGGAGGTGGCGGTGGTTGTGACCATAATCCCGGTCATGGAAGCCCTCATAAGCCTCATCCCGGAAAGCATTGATGGAAAAAATAGAAGAAAACTACGTCCGTCGATACCTCATTGGTATTAGTTAGGACAAGATGGATGTTGGTTTTGCAAAAGTAAAAATAATTGCAGTTCTTGTAAAGCAAACAGAATTGCTGCAAAACAAGATAAGAAATTATTTAAACACAGAGACAAACAAAAATTATCAAAAGAAAATAATAAACAAGGAGAAAGAAAATGGCTAATAAGAAGATCAAGGTAGAAGTTGAAACCAAGGAAGGAACTACTGAAACGATGGAGCTCCCTGAACGGGCAACAGAACGAATTGAAATCAAGAAAGTTCCTGTGGAAAAAGTGCGTATCAAGATCGTCGGAGATACTCCGCTTCTTGTTCACGCATGGTCTGAAAAGGTTAAGAAGCAGCTCCTCAATGATATGCAGATGACTAAACGTGAAAAGAAGGAAAAGGAACACGAAAAGAAAGACCCGTTTGCAGACTTTGTTGAGGCTGCTTACTGGATTACTCCCATGCCGCAGGTGCGTGGTCTTGAACCCGAGAAACAGATCGAACTGTTTGAAAAGGCAATTACCGATGGTGCTCAGTTTGGCTTTCCTACAATTGCCTTCAAGAAAGCTGCTATTACCGCTTGCTATAGCGCAGGATACATTAAGAGTACGGCTCTTATGCGTCGGCTATTCCATGTGAACGCAGTTAACGGCGCACATATTGGATCGTCTCAGGAGCTTGCTATTATTAAGACGGAAGAACCGCCGGAACTGTCTGAAGACGTTGTAAAGGTTGGCCCTTTTAACAATCGTGTACCTGATCTTCGTTATCGTCCGTCTTTTCGTAAGTGGTCTGTTGAACTGGAACTCAGTCTGATTAAGACAGGAATGTTTACAATGGAAGACGTTGTCAATGCAATTGATATGGGCGGTTTCATGAACGGCGTTGGCGAATGGCGCACTGAGAAAGACGGAGAATTTGGTAACTACCATGTTTATCGAGATGGGGAATAATTATGGCAGCATTTGAATACAAATATCGGATTAACGGTATTGTGAAAGCGCCTGCGGAAGTAACAGGCGAGGTGTGTCAGAATATTATTAGTGAAGAAGGAACTGTTACTCCAAAAAAGTTGGTTGATGTAAGTAGACCTGAAGACGCTCCTCTTCACGATGAATTTGAGTGGAATGACGATATCGCTGCTGAAAAGTATCGTGAAGAACAGGCAAGACAGATTATTAAGAACATTGTTATCATTGAAGTGTCAGATGATGTTGATGAACCTAAAGAAGTAAAATGCTGGGTTAACAGTGACCGAGCGTTTGTTCCGACAGACACGAGGCAGCATGAATATGTAACAATAGATACAGCATTAAACAATGCTGACTGGCGTAATAATTTGATTGAGTCGGCAAAAAGAGACATGCTTTCATTTGTCCATAAATATAAGAGACTCGGAGAGTTAAATAAAATTATCACCGATATGAGCGAATTCCTTGGTGCCTAAAAGTTAGAAGACGCTATAAGATCTTTCGGAGTAGGTGAAAGGCCTGAATATGGTTAGGCAGCCGGGGTTGGCATAGTTGCGTTGAGTAATGTCGAAGAGGGGCAAGGTATGGCAGTCTTGGTCAGTTGAGTACTGTTACGTTCAGTCAGGTCACGTTGGGGATAGGCAGTCGTGGAGTGTAACGTCACGATAAGTTGTGGATCGGAAAGCGTTGGCAGTCTTGGTGCTGTTTGTTACGTTAAGACTAGTTCTGGATTTGCTTGTTTAGTTGCGGCAGTCTAGGTACGCTATGATGCGTACTGTTAAGCAGAGAATAGGCAGTCAAGGTAGTGCCTGTTGAGTTCCGAATTGGATGGTTATGCTATGGCAGTCTAGGTGTGGACAGGAGGCGGTTTGTCTGCGTTGGTCCCGTTACGGCAGTCGAGGTTAGTTCCGTTATGCTACGACCAGTTGGTTTATGGCAGTCATGGCGAGCTGTTGCAAGTAGAGCTGTGTTCTGACTCAGAAAAGACTTTCAGGAAAGACTGAATGGCGGCTCGGAAAGACGAGCATTTTTAATATGGAGTGATTGTAAATGAAATATAGTAAAGTTTATAACGCAGATCGAACATTGAGAGAAGAAATAAATCATTTATTAACCCATGAACCTCGTAGTGAAAGTGAAATGTTCAACGAAAATGATCATCTTTCTATAAGTGTGCGTTATCTGGATGGCAAGGTTGTGGTTATTGAAGTTTGTGGCTGTGTTGACTACAAAGAAAATGAGTCCAACATTCCTTGGACACAAGGAATACTATATTCCAAAGAAGGATATGAATTAACTGTAACTGAACCCAGAGATGAGTTTTTTGGAGAATGGAATTTTGTTTACGATGACAATATTTACATCCTGAATGTAATTTAATCAATCAAACCTGAAATATATCAGCATTGGCTGTTTGTAATAAGATAGCTATGACAGATGGATCATTAGCTCAGCAGGTCAGAGCAGTCGGCTCATAACCGATCGGTCTATGGTTCGAATCCATAATGATCCACTAATTAGGAGGATAGCGACGAGGAATGAGTGAACCGCATATGTGTATAACTTGTCAGAATTATGAACCGTATCATTGTACACTGGACGATTCATATATTGGATATCTGTACTGTGGCACTCCAACGAAATGCAGAGGATGGAGATTGCATGAAAACTATAAAAAGGGTGGCAAGTTCTATAACAATAGACGGAAAACAGTTCGTTAAAGAAATAAACGATAGATAGGAGATTAGTAAATAAGAATGTTCAATGATGATGAATATGCCAACAAGAAAATAGAAAATGCCCGTAAGTTGCATTATCTTGAAGGACGAATGAGCGTGGGACTTGAGAAACTGCAACCCGGTGACGGAGCTATTCTTGTGCATCAATGGGTGTTTGATCTGCTCTCAACGATAGTCAGCTATCTTCTTGAGTTGAGAAGGTGGCAGAAAATCCACGATAACAATTTTTAAGTTACTCAAAAAGTAATTGAAAAAATAGGAGGATTGCGAATGAGCATGGCGTTAGTGAATAGGATTTGTCCAAAGTGCAAGAATCCAAATTATATGGTTTTCCTTGGCGATTTTTCAGAAAGATATAAATACAAGTGCATGAATTGTAATAGGTACTTTAATGATGCTGACTTTGAAGAACAGTTTCAGCCTGTTTTAAGAAGTAAGAACTATGTGATTGTAGATATGCCGATAGAACAGGCGAGAACGATCATCGGATTAGTCGAAGATACCGTAAACGATGGTGAGTTTGAAACGGTATGGATGGATGACCAGAAAGAGCATTTGAAAAACTTTTTGGCAAGATACAAGGATGTACGTTAATACGCTAAAGGAGCATATGGCGTATCAAATTGTCGATAACTGAATTGGTAAAATATCCGTATGTTTGCTGGTACAACAAGTAATTGGCGGTTAAATTGATACGGTATAATTTAATATACCGTAAATTACGGGCGTTTCGTAACGGAAACGAGGCTGCGAAAAGATAATGCGTAAATCCATTGTCGAAGTATGAGCTGCGGTGGTTGGTTCGATTCCTGCCCGCTCGATATGCCGGTATAGCTCAATGGGCAGAGCAGTTGATTTGTAATCATCAGGTTTCCAGTTCGAGTCTGGATATCGGCTCTAGGAATGCTGCTGACTTAATATCGATTAATGGTCAGGTGAAGAGTGCTATCGAGAATAGTCTGGCGAAGCAAATTGTCAGATATTGAACCCCCTTCGCGCGTGAAACCAAGAATATTAAATGAGGGTCTTGAAAAAAACATCTTCAGCATTCCTTTTACATGGAGAATTACAGGTTAAAATCCTGTGTTCTCCGAAATGAAGGTACATTCAGGGACGCCTGATATTGAAGTCCACCAAAGTCACAGATTGGCTCGTTCCTTGACCGGGCGAATAAGAAGGGCTCAGGTGCGCACGTAAACCATATATAGAAAATGAAATCTGAGTATATGATAAAAGGACTTCTACCTTCTAGAGACTGACCAAATAATCGGGATCTTATATATCACTCCTGCGGGTAGTAAATAAGGACGTGGCTACTGAATAAGTACACCTGAAAGAACAGGACAGGGGCGCAGGTCACGTATAAGATTTCTTAACAGCCCGCCCGGTGGCGCAGTCTCGTATAGCCCCTTAGCGTATCTGGCAGCGCAACGGACTTTGACTCCGTATGAGATGGTTCGAATCCATCAGGGGCTGCTCTTATTAATTGAATGAGGTAAACAAATATGATGAATGTTTATGATTTGTATCAAGGTTTAATCTGTATGTGTAAAGACAAAGAATGCTGTGAATGTTATGATTCTTGCCCGTATAAAAAGAGAAATGGGAATAAAGACAATTGTAACTATATGGTAGGACTTGATGCTTTGGAAACAATTGTAGAGTTAATGCAAGAAGTGGCTCAGTTAAAACAAGCTCTTAATGTTTCTGAAAAGGAGAAAAACGACAATGTTGCTACGACTTAAAGAACAAAACGTATCTGGATATTATGGTGTAGAACAAGCTATTATAAGAAAACTTGGAGAAATTCCACCGGAGAGTTTGCTTGTTCAGATTAGAACAAAACACAGAGAAGATGAAGAATGGCGGGATATAACAGAACTGTTAATTCAAGAAGGAACCTCTGATGATCCTAAATGGATTTGGGAATCTGACTGGTGGGAAGGTGAGCAGTTTGTTGATCTCGTTGCTGTAGCTAAGATTTGGCAAGTTGACATTAGTGAAGACTTTGCTTTTGAGGAATGATATGACATACAAAGAAGCTGCTGATATGATACGCGATGACATGCGTTTACATCATGATTATTTAAGTGGGCAATATAGGAAAGCTCTTAAACTTGCAGTCGAAGTCCTTGAAAAACAAAATGAACCGACTTCTCCTAAATGGAGAAGCGATCCTGTAACAAAAGCACAAAAAGAAATGATTGCACAGATGCAGGAAAATGCTGGTATAAATGGAGCGTTACATTTACCTGAGTTTACGGGAACAACTAAAGGTGAAGCCTGTGATTATATTCAGGCAAACGCCCATAAACAATATGAAACAATGGACTATTTGTGCCATGAAGATGCAGGTGACAGAAATGGTTAAGTTGACAGCAAGTCTTGAACACTGGCTTTTTGTAAATGAGCCCAAATTATTGGTTTTAATTGGATTTGGACATCTTGAATGTTTTACCGAAGAAATGCAAAAGAAGTATTTGGAGTGGGTACAGACAGAAGAAGGACGGTCATATCTAAAAGGTGGAAAGAACTACCATGACCCAAGATAAATAAAAGAAAGAAGAAAAAGAATCATGACTATGTATGTTGATTTTGCTGTTCAAAAGAATTGTTGGAATTTAATTGATAGTTATGGAGAAATGTGTGTTGGCTGCGGATGCTGCCTAAAAGACAAAAAGAAACGTTATGAAAGCCGCATTCGCTGCCTTGAACGATGGATAGATGAATGGAAAAATTTTGACGGCTGGATCGAAGGATGTGAAGATCTGCAAAGAAAGAACATCAGGTCAAATCTCAAATACTTTAATCGGAGATTGCGTTATTACAAATCCAGGCTGAAAAACATGGGTAATGAAAAATGAATAAGACTAAAGCACTTGTTGAACGTATCAACGCTGACGTTGAAATGCTTGTTAATTCAGAGAGTATGACAGATTGTACTTCTGCTTATGTTCGTGTTATGGACTACCTTGCTAATCTTTATCTTTCAGTAATGAAAAAGCATGTAAAAGCGGGAAAAGATCATATGTCAGTATTGCCAAAGAAAGATTGTTAAGGAAATGAGAATGTATAGCAAAGTAGATATTGGGCTGAGATGCTGTTTGGCTGATGATAGTGATTGTAAGCTTTGTCCTTATATGGGCAAAGGCACAGCGAAAATAGACTGCGCAACGCTCCTTATGAGAGACGTTTTAGAACTAGTTGAATGTCAGGAAATAAAGATAGGTATACTGCAAGTCGAAAATAGGGCATTGATAGATGCACGAATTAGAGCTTCAAAAAGAGAAGATAAAAAGAAAGGCAAACCAAATGAGCGCAACAGTTTATAAATGGATTGTTGTCTATGAAGATGGTAGAACCGAGGAAAAACGGGGAGAAGCTCCGTGGTCTTTTGCAGATGAATTGGATGAAACTCCAGTTGCTATCATCAGAAACGGATGGTAATAAATTATTGCGGGTAATGGAAAAGGTATAAATTCTTGCCCCGCAATTTATGGCTTGTTAGCCTAGTGGGTTAGGCACGCGGCTGTTAACCGCGCTAGGGGAGTTCAATTCTCTCACGAGCCGCATCTTATTTTATTGCGATGCCTTAGTTGGTCGTAATACAAATAAGATTGAAGGACTTAACGTTCTTCTGGGGGTTGTTTTTACAACCGCTACCTAGCTAGTAGTAAAAAAAGCTTTAACTGGGTGGCGCCCGCTCCGAAGTTATGCCCGCCAGAGACAAAAGATCGCGTATTCCGTCTAGCCAGCGGATATAAATCGACGATTTATGTACAGAGCATTAAGTGGTAATTAGATAGGAGCATTATATCATCGCCGCCGCAAGCGACGGCACATACCGGGAAAACCCCACCTTACCCAAACTTTAAGCATATACATGCTTCCGCATAAAAGTTTGGGTTCTACACGCAGAAATAAAGATAAAATTGTCTGCGTAAAACCACCATAACAAAAGGATTAATAAAAAAAGGAGTGATTAATTTATGGTGAAGGTTTATTGCACTACTACTGCTGGACGGTCTTGCGATCTGTTTGACGAGAACACGAAAATTCGTGAGGTTTTCGAACATTTCGGTGCGGACTATAAAGTAGGAACAAACAGTATCGAAAACGTTCGCATTACCAAGGAAGGTCTGGAAAAGACTCTTCTGGAGTGGAAAGCTGGCGATGTGTGCCATCTGTCTTGCATTGTGAAGATTGACAATGCTGCTCGTATGGAAGTTTCTGGCGCTGCTGCTATCCTGATTTCCGATGTTTCTCTGGAAGACTGGAAGCGTGTTGAAAAGTATGCTCCTGAAGCTCTGAAGCTGTTCGACGAAAACGGAGATGCAGACTTTAAGGTTTCAACTCGTGGTTCTGCCTCCGGTACTATCACTGATCATGGCGTATCTTTCGGTGCTTACAGCAACAAAGAAGGTAAGGCTACTGTTACTATCATGCTGGATACTGGCAACGAAGATAAGGTTGCTGCTGTTAAGGAGCTGTTCGGTAACACGCTGCTTGATCTGAATCGCATTGAAGCGAAGATTCCTGAGACACTGAAAGATATCGCAAACAAAGAAGCGGAGATCGGTAAGCTGATTACTGAAGCTTGATCTCCGTTGCATTAGGGAGCCGGGTGTTGTAACCCGGCTCCCTATTTTAAAAGAAATGGAGATATAAAAGAAATGTTTAGAGAAGCAATTGCTCTCATTGATCCTATTCCGAAAGAATATGGAAATAATCTTATTCGTCTGAACGACGAAGTTGACTGGTCTTTAACCTGCCTTGGTTTGGCTTTACTTAAATCTCGAATTCCCGACTATAATGGAATTGCTGGAAGATGCGATTTGTACGAAACAAGATCTACTTTAAGAAATTGTATCATGCATTTTAAAGCGGATAAACAGGCCGCTGAAGAAGAGCATCCAGATTGTCCGGCATTCTTTTACTATACATACAGAAGTGATGAAGACGTTAATGTTCTGGAAGAATTAAACGATCCTTCCTTCAAAACAAATATAAAAATTGAAACATTAATTCGTCAGAAATCAGAAAGCAAATGTCACGTTATTTACAATGATACCAAGCCGTGTGCTGCTATTTTCATTGATAATCGTGACATTAGAATTTATCATCTTTTAATTTCGTTTCTCTCTTTGTATTTCCCGACTCTGTTTGCTGAAAAGCCAATGGAGAAAAAAGATTATGATGTTGTGGTCACCCTGAATAAAAAGGAACAAGAACCATTTATTCAGGCGATTAAAGAAGCTTTAATCCCGTATGTTGGTGATTTCAAAAAGACGCAAATGAAAGCGCTGATTAAAGCAATGCACAACAGTAAAATCAACGCTGTCTTCAAAGCTCTCACAAAACAGCGGGAATACTCAACTTCTTTAATGAACCAATATCGCGAAGCTCAAAGAGAAGTTAGAAGATTAAGTATTGAATATGAAGGATCTCTGGTTGTAGAAACTATGGACGAACCAGAGGAAGAACTTGTTGACTTTATTTCTTCTAACGAACAAGTTCGTACTTTAACTATGAATGGAAACGAAATCCGGTTTACAGTTCCTACCAGATTAAATAATTTTAACTGGGAAGAGTTTGAAAGCAGTAGACGCCGTGATGAAATTTCTCCAGCAGATGGAATCTTCAATGGAAAGTATGAACATGCTGGCTGGGGTACAAACAATCTTTTACCTGTGTTTATGGAGAGAGAAAACCGGAAGAAATTCTTGAGTTATATCTTTCGTGAGGATTCTGATATCTCTGTCAAGATTGTAAGTAATTATATTCTTGATCTTGTAGCGAATACAGCAACGGTTAACAAAAACTTCAATTATATTGAAGCTGATCCAATGTATAAAGATTATATTCCGAATCCTCATCATAAAATATTTGCATGTCTTGGTGGTTATGAAGGCAGAATTCCAGATTTGCTGGCAAAAAGAAATTATGTTGCTGCCGTTCAGCTTTGTATTGCGTCTGCAAGCAGCATTGATATTGCTGAAAATGAGCAGACGTTCCGTCCTTTCTTGTCTTGGTTGATGACATCAAAGAATAAGGTTCTTATCAGGAACGATGGAGAGAATATGACTCCTGAAGAAGCTCTGATTTGGATCATTGACAAAGAAAAGAACGAAGCAAAACAGAATGAAGTAGAAGTAAAAGTTGACTTGGAAACAACAGAAACGAATAACGAGGAGAAAACAGAATGAGACATCTAATATTGTCTGAAAAAGAAAAGGAAATTTTGCGTAAAGAATTCTCAACTGCCTTTGATAAGGCAGTTGAGGAGTTTTCTTTTAATGCTTCAAAGGAGAAATTTTCTTTAACCGTAAAGTTTAATAAGCCTTCGGAGCAAAAGGTCGTCATTTCTTATACACCACAGGCTTTTGTTAAGATGTATTCTCTTGTTCATTATTATGATACCGAAATTGGTTGGTATGGCTTAGTAGAAAAGACAGGAGAATATTCGTACCGGGTTTATGATGTAAAAATCTGTAAGCAACTCGTAGATGCAGGCCGGGTAAAAACAGACGATGACGACACCAGAGAATTTTACAATTCACTGACAGATGAAGAAGTTAATGCTATGCGTTTTCAAGCTCACTCTCATGTGAATTTTAAAACTACTCCTTCTGAAATTGATATTCAGAATCAGATTCAAATTGTAAAATCTCTTAGGAATAAAGGGTTTTATATCTTCCAGATTTGGAATAAGAAAGATGATATTAATTCTTTCGTATTTGATCTTGACGCAGGCGTTATGTACGATAAGGATGATATTATTTGCACAATTGAAAATGATGATTCAAATATTACGGATTGGCTGATGGAAACAAAAGCCTGTGTTGTGGAAAAGAAAGTACTTCCTGCTTATCCTTATTATCCTCAAAACGGAAATGTTAAAACAGAAGGATGCCAGAAGGAATTCTTTCAGGATGAATCCGGTTGGAACGAGAGGTTTTACGAATGAATTTAGCTAAAAGTGCAGAATTTTTCGATCCGTTTTCCTGTAAAGGGAAAATTCACATTATTGGATGCGGATCTGTTGGATCTACTGTAGCAGAACTGTTAGCTCGTTTTGGGCTGACTAATGTGAATTTATATGATTTCGACACGGTTGCTGAACATAATCTGGCCAATCAGATGTTTGTATTGGATGATGTTGGGAAAAATAAAGCAGAAAAGGTATATGACCGTTGGGTAGAAATCAATCCTGAAGCAGCACATACTATCCGTGTTTTCAAGGAAGGATGGAACGGACAGAGGTTATCAGGATATGTCTTTCTCTGTGTTGACAACATTGAACTGAGAAAGAAAATTGTCGAAGAAAATAAGTACAACCTTGACGTTAAAGCAATGTTCGATTTCAGAACTGCTTTAACCGATGGTCAGCATTATGCTGCTGACTGGGAAAGAGATGACGACATAGAGCATTTGCTTGACACAATGGACTTTACGCATGAAGAAGCAGAAAAGAATGTTCCTGTAAGTGCATGTAAAATTGCTTTATGTGTAATGCCAACCGTATGGTCTGTAGCAATGTCTGGTGTTGTGAACTTTATTAACTTCGTCAAATATGGAAAACTTGAAAAGTCAATGATTGTAAAACCATTTGATTTTGAAACTATTATATTCTAATGCATAAAGAAATAAATCTTATTGTATAGGGTTTACATTTAATGTTATTAGATGTTTCACTTTGACCGGAAATGGAGGCACGAAGGCCTACGGCCGTCGGGACGACGTACTGGGCTCGAACCGGTGGCTGCAAAGCGTGCTGCGGGCTGCGAAGTGGCGGAGATGCTCGAGACGCAGTTCAACTGGATCAGACTTATCAGGATCTCGATAATTAACTATCGAAATGATAGGTGAAAGCCGGATGACTGAAGAAACTGATGAACGGGAGATCGCGCAAGGAAGCAGGTGAAGTCGTGTTGGCGACAGCGCGGCACACGATCGGAATGAAGGGGCCCGGGGTCACATGCCTCAAAGGCGCCTGCAGCCAGGTCCTCCAGGAGACTCCAGCTCTCAACATTTTTAGTTTATGCAAAGGAAGAAGAAAATGTATTACGTAACAACAGTATTAAGCAAAAAGCCTGTGCAGTTAACATGGGAAGATGTCATGTTTGATAAGGTGCCGTTGAATGCACTGCAAATGAATGAATCAAACGGTACGTCTACGATCACAAGAAAATATGAAACAATTAGTCCCGAAATTCTTGAACAGGCTGATGTAGAAAAGATTATTAATTGGCTAAAACTATACAATCTTCGGTATAAAGAACTTTTTGAAAAAGACAGAAAAACTTTATACCACAGTTTCAAAATTCCTAAAGCCACGGGAGGGTATAGAGATATAAATGCTCCGTGCGACGAACTTCAGGATGCTCTTCGAGTATTGGTAAGATTCCTGTCTGAAGATTGTGGGATTTTATATCATACGGCTGCGTTCGCATATATTAAAGGACGCAGTATTGTTGATTGTGTGAAAAGACATCAGAATTTCAACAGCAATTGGTTTTTGAAAACTGATTTCAGCGGGTTCTTTCCGTCTACCACAATCGAATTTGTAATGAAAATGTATTCAAAGATATTCCCGCTTTCGGAAGTATGTAAAAATGAAGAAGGTTATGCTGAATTAAAGAAAGCATTGTCTCTTGCTTTTCTGGACGGCGGACTTCCGCAAGGAACTTGTGCTTCCCCGTTCATTACAAATTCAATGATGATTCCGATTGACCATAAATTGTCAAATGAATTTGCGAAGCGGAATTTAATGTATACCAGATATGCAGATGACATTCACATTTCTGCAAAAGAATGTTTCCCGTGGAAAGAAATCGTGAAAAATATTGAAGACGCACTGACAGAGTTTGAAGCTCCTTTCAAGATTAAGCCGGAAAAGACTCATTTCGGTAAGAAGGCTGGCAGATCTGCAAACTGGTGTTTAGGACTTCTTTTGAATAAAGATAACAATATTACAGTTTCTGCCAAGAAGAAAGCTCAGTTTAAGGCTTCTTTGTGTTCATTTATTCTTGATACACGGAATGGAAAATATTGGAATCTCGAAGATGTATATCATTTAAGAGGTTTGCTTTCTTATTACAGCATGGTTGAAAAAGAGTATTTTGAAAATGTAATTAAGCAACAAGAGAACAAATGGAAAGTAAACGTAAGCAAAATTTTTAAAGATTATTTAAGCGGAACTATTAATGCGTGAGAAAAGAAATGCAGGATATTTCTGCTCAATAAATGTTATTTGTTGAAACAACAAGTATTATATAAACTTTTACCATGAAATAGTTCAAACACGAATTTTCGCGGGTTCAAGAACCCAGCTCAAATTCTTGTTGGAACTATTTCAGGTAAGGTTGTGATAAATCATAGTTTTCTTGCGCAGAGCGGGTATAAAAATACTCGCTCTTTTTTTTATGTGGAGTTACGCCTATGTATTAATACCGAGCTGGCCTCTCGGTGCTCCGTAATTTAATAAAAAAGAAAGATGTGCTACAACTCCCCTTGTGCTTGTTTGGACGGCGAGTAGCATAAATCAGATTTCTCTCCATACGTCTTTTTGTTCGAGATATCTCACACAAGATACACCTTCATGTTGACCTTTCTGTATGGAGTTATTTTCTGTAAGAAGGTTCTGTGGTTGCAGAACCTTTTTCGAATGTTAGTTTAAGTAAAACGACTTTAAGTAAATGAAAGTTCAAATCTTTCACATTCGAATTATTACTGAGCGATAGAACACTTATTGGTTTATTGGCATGGCCCGTCATTTAAATAGTTATGACGTTAAATGTGATCGAGTTTGCGGATGGACTCGGCACCTCCTTTCAGTAAGAGACATTAACCAATAGGACACTATCATCCTGCCTGCTCAAGCATGAACCCTATACGGTGCGTGTCTCTCGCCGTCTTGACAGGGAAGGCATCTCCATAAGGCAGGACTTTTGAATATAATTGGTTTGTTTCGGTAATTATTTCGGTACCGAAATTTGAAGCCATTTAAAAAGATATATAAGGGAAAACGAATAAAAAACAAATCAAACAAAAATTGAATATGGAGGAGCATATGTCTGAGAAAACATATCTTAAAGAGCAAATTAGATTAGTATCATTGTCTAGCTATGATCTGTTTACAGATGAGGAATATGACCTCTATATGCAAATAGTAAAATTAAAAAATCAACTGGATTTGTTGGATGAAGAGGAATACGATCCTGATGAAAGAAAGCAGCTTCTTGCTGATAAGAAAAAGGCAAGGATCTCTCTTGAACGTTTAATTGCAGAGCATGAAAATATTCCTCGAACAGTAAGACTGTCATCTGTAATTTATTATCCTAAATATGCGGAATATCCATTCCCGGAAGGCATTACATATAATAATCTGAAAACAAACAAGAAGATTGCTGAGTTTTGTTGTGAACTGTCCAGAGCTATGGGTCTAAAGAATCTCGACCGAACTCTGGACTTAGTTGTTATGAAATGGAAAAACACAGAAATTCTCAGGCAAATTGTTATAAATGGATTTTATATGCCAATTCTCACAGAGGACGGTGTGGTGAAAAAACATTATCGGTTCTTTACTGCAAGCAGCGGACAATTAAGAACAGATAAGTTTATGGCAATTTCAGATGATGCATGGGCGAAAATCCGAGACAGACTTGAATGCGGGGTTGGATGGAAAGAGATTAACGCTAAAGGCGGAATTAATGCTAATAAGCTGAGTGCTTATGAAGCTCTTCCTAACTCAGCGACAGAAGAGTGGACAGACTTTGATATTGACAGAATGATTGTAGTCGATGACTTTGAAGGAGAAGTTACAGACCGCATGATTTATATTAAGCCTGATTACACATGGGAGTCCGGGGTTAAGACTGTGAAGATAAAACACACCGACGGGTGTGGCATGATTCTCCCGTCTGTTTCGGGCGGTAACTTTATGATTAGGGCTCCTTACATTAAAGGGCTTCTTATTGTCTTCGACTTTATAAAGTTCTGTAAAGTTAACAATGTTCCGGCTGTTGTTACGGACATTTACGGTAAAGAACATGATTTAATTAAAGAAAATATTCAAATTATCATCTTTAAAAGTATGTTTAAACTATGGAAATATTATAACAGCTGGGATGAATATAAAGAACATTTCAAAAAGAATAAATGCAAAGTTGGCAAGACGAATTATGAAGAAGAATATCTGGCAAACAAAGCGTTAAACTATCAAATGATTCAAACTCTTACAGACTTTACAGATGAAGAAATAAAAGAATTTGTTAAATATGAGCATGATCGAATTCAAGGAATAACAAAAGATAGAGATGCAATGTTGAAAACTTTGAGGGCTAGTCCAGATTCTGAACAGCCGTATAAAGCAGCATTGGCATTATATCCAGAACTGTTACGGGAAGCTTATAGTAAAGAATCATTAAAGAACATCAGGAAAAGAATGCTCCTTGATGCCAAGTCAGGTAAGCTGAAGCTTAATAAAGAAAAGGGTGGCAACAAAAGACTGTTTGCTTGTCCTGACTTATATGGAATTTGTGAGTGGTTGTTCTGCCATGATCCAAAGCCGAAAGGCCTTTTGAGAAATGGTGAAGTTGCCTGTAAGATATTCAGGCGACATGACAAGGTGGATGTTCTAAGATCGCCTCACCTTTCGATGGAACATGGGCTGAGAAATGTAGCTCACGATCCGAGCATATATGAATGGTTCTGTACGAACGGATTATACAGTTCGTTACATGATTTACTGAGCCGACTTTTGCAACTGGATTGGGATGGCGACCAATTAAACGTAGTTGCAGATCCATTGTTTGTTTCAATAGCAGAGAGAAACATCAAAAAATATGATGTAATTCCATTGTTTTATGATGCAGATACGGCAGATGCAGAGAAAATTGATTTTGAAGCAATGTATCGTGCATTAAAACGAGCTCATGACTTCTCTGCTGGAGAAATTACAAGCATCGGTGAGATATCCAACATGCTGACAAGATTATGGAATAAAGATAATCCTGATCGGGATGTTGCAAATCTTCTTACAATGTTTAACAATCTGGTGATTGATGCTGCAAAGTCCGGCAAAATAAATCATTATAAAGATTATCCTCAAGTAGCAAAGAGAATAGGCAGAGCTACCGGAGGTAAAAATGGACGTATGCCATATTGGTTCAAGTACAGTAAAAACGGCAGAAAGAATGTTTCACAGAATAAAGATAAAAAGTATGGCGAACTGAACAGCTCTACCATGAGCCGTATTTGTATGGCATTTTCCGACATAGGAAACATCAATATGAATTATGCCGGAATTCCTCAGTTCAATTGGCAAATGCTGCTTAGTGAGCCATGCCCAAATTCAAAACCTGAAATCCAGGAAATGTTCTGTGAAATGGATAACGCAAATAAAGCATCTGTAATTGAATCACAGGATGTGTCCTATACAAGTGAAAAGCAATTAGTAAATGGATATGCAATCGTAGCAGAAGATATTATCAACAGAATGATTGAAAGATACGGTTCTCTCGAAACTGTATATCCTTATATAGCCAAATATTTATTCGCGGGTGAGGGACAGAACAAGTCTGCTCACAAGCAAATGTTCTGGCGAGTATTTGGCGAGATTGCTTTAAGAAATATTAAGGCTAACCTTACCAACTGCGATACTTGCCCTTCTTGTGGGATAAAAATACCAAGCTGGGTAAAGAATCATATTTGCATAAAGAATACACAAGGGTTTTATGAGTGCATAGACTGTGGAGCTATGTGCGAAAGAAAGAACCCTCTTCAATGCAGATGTGAAGGTTGTCAGGAAAAATACAGAGCAATAACAAAGAAAGCCCGTCAGAGAGAAAGAAGAGAATTGCATAAGGAGTTGATCGCAAAACGTACTACAGTCTTGCAATCGTTCTCGACAGAGATGTAAAAAACGGAAGTTTCTGGCCTTCATATGTTTTATGTTCAGCTAATACTACTTCAGAGAAGAGGTCTGGCTGGAGAGTCTTAAAACAATATGGCAGAAAATATAAACAAAATCTCTCTAAAATCCTTGTAACCTCGATGTTCGGGCATGAAGACATGATTAATTATCTTTCTGACTACAGGACGCAGGATAAATTTAAAGGAAAGCATTACTATCCCAGTGGGGCGCTATGTTGGTTTGAAACAAATCAGTATGGCGACCCTGCCGGGTCAGTATATTACATCAAGAAAGTTCCAGACATGGAGCTTCTTGATAAACCAAGAAGGCAGCGTGGATTCAAAAAACTGATCGCAGACAACAAAAGAGAAATAACGTTAAAAGAAAAGTTAACAAAAGCACAACAGGATATGGAGATCAGAGAATTTACAAAACCTAAAATGTATCAATAGAAAGGATGTTATTATGGCTACAAAGAAAGTACAGACAGAAGAACCGGAAGTAAAAGAAATTGAACAGGAAAACTCAAATATAAGGTTTTATCGCCAGTTTGCTACAACACCGGAATCAGCCAAGAGGACGATTGGTGCTGGCAGACTGAAAGGCTATACGGATATCAATCCGATGTGGCGTATTAAGCGGTTAACTGAAGTTTTTGGGCCTGCTGGTTTCGGTTGGTGGACACAGGATGAAAAGTTCACATATGAACCGTGTGAAACAGGTGAGATTGCTGTTTTCTGTTCATTACAGCTTGTCGTTGTAGATCCTGAAACGCACGAACAGAGCCATCCAATCTCAGGATTTGGTGGAAATAAGTTTGTTGCGAATGAAACAAAGGGAAAATACTGCAATGACGAAGCAATGAAGATGGCATATACGGATGCCCTTGCGATTGCTTGCAAGGCACTGGGATTCTCACACGATGTTTATTATGCGGGCGACCGTACTAAGTACTCTCTGGAAGAAGATGCAGCTAAGAATAGCGGAGGAGCAGAAGATATTGAAGCGCTTCAGGCTATTACGAAGCGAATCCAGAACGGTATTGGGATGGTAACAAAAGATATGACAGAGGAACAGAAGGCTGAGTTCACCCAGAATGTCATTGTAAAACATATCGGCGGGATCAATTATATGACCTGCAAGGATATGAACAAACTCAATGCTCTGCTTAAAGAACTGCTTGGTTTAGCTAAGAAAGCTGCTTAAAGCAAACCCGCCAGTCTGAGCAGCGACACGATGCGTTGACTCCAACACTGGCGTTACGCTTCTCCAGAGCCTCTTCTGGAGAATTCTCTTTGCCAAAAAAGACACTAACAACAAAAGAAACAAAAAAGCAGAGAAAAATATGAAAGAGGTAAGAAAAGAAATGTAAGGTGGTAACCATTATGGCAAATTGTGCGAAAGTTTCACTCACTGGTCGAATCGTTAAAGAACCAAAGCAAACCCCGTATCAAACCTCAACTGTTGTTTCTTTCCCTATGGCTGTAAACACAGTGAAAAAGGAAGGGAATAAATATATCTCCGATTTTTACAACATCAGCGTTTGGGGCAAGAGCGCAGAGTTTATCTTTCCGCGAATTAAGAACGGGATGCTGGTTCATGTTTATGGAGATCTGACTCTCCAGACATATAAAACTAAAACTGGAGAAGAAAGACAGAGTTTAAGCGTCAGAGCAACTGAAGTGTTGCCTCTTGAGTTTAACAAGAATGAATCTCGCAAAGAACCCGACGACGAAGATGATGCAACGCCGCCGCCGTTCTAATTAAAGCTTCTTTATCAAGTAATGAATATAAAAGCATATGATATTAAATGCAAAGATTATGTGGATATATTCTCAGCTAATGTGATTAACTGATTCATTTTGAGAAAATTTGCTAATTCGACTGCTGTAGTCGCTCTGACGAGCGATACAGCAGCGAATTTTAATCAAATTAATACTTTTAAACAAGGCTTGAAAAGTATTAATTAGTTGATAAAGAAAATTTTTTAAACAACAGAAATCATATACAAAAGAAATAAAGAAAGGTGACTACTATGGATAATATGACGGCTGCTGTAATCAATATTGCAGAGAAGCATAACTTTGAAGAATGGCGTATCGTAGGAGACGAACTTCAGGTTAAAGGTGTATGTCCTATTTGTAAAGGCGGTAGGAACGGAGATCGAGGAACGTTTGCTGTCAATATAACATCCGGTGTTTGGAATTGTAAACGTGGTAATTGCGAAGGCATTGACGGCAAAGGAAAACGAGAAGGCACATTTCGTCAGCTTTGTAATTACTTCGGTGAAAAGGTTCCTGAAGGATATTCTCTTCCTACGGTATCTCTTCAGCAGAAGAAAATATATGTACGTCCAGATGAAAACATTATCTTTCCTATGACTGAAGAAATTGTTCGTTATTTTGCAACTCGCAGAATTTCTGAACAAACTCTCCTTGATTGGAAGATCGGTGCCGACAAAGATGGAAACATTATATTTCCTTTTTATCGGGATGGCGAACTTATTTATGTTAAATATCGCAAACCGAAAAAGCATAACAAGGAAGACAAGTCCCCTAAAGAATGGGCTATGGCAAAAACTGAGCCAATTCTGTTTGGTATGGATATGACTGACTTTGCCAAGCCGTTAATCATTACTGAAGGTGAAATTGATGCAATGGCTTTGTATGAAGCTAATGTATCTAATGTCGTATCTGTTCCTTCTGGATGTAACAATCTTGAATGGGTAAATCTTTGCTGGGAATATCTTGAAAAATTTAACAACATTATTTTGTTTGGAGATTCCGACGAAGCCGGATTGGAAATGATGTCTGTTTTGTCTAAGCGGCTTGGTGAAGACAGATGTATGATTCCGAATGAATATCCTGAATGCGTCATAGATGGGCACGACCTCAATCGGATTTGCAAAGATGCTAATGAAATACTTTCATGTTATGGACCTGAATATCTGAAGCAGATGGTGGAAAGTTGCGAGCCTGCCCCAATTAAGGGTGTGCTTGAACTTTCTAAAATCCCGTTTATTGATCCAGCCAGCGTTCCGAGGATCATGACTAAAATTCCAGCTCTTGATAACATGATTGGCGGTCTTGCAGAAGGCGGATTAACTGTAGTTAGCGGAAAAAGAGGAGAGGGTAAATCAACACTTGCAGGTCCAATTCTGCTTTCTGGAATTGAACAAGGATATACTGTTTGTGCTTATTCTGGAGAACTTTCTGCGTATAAGTTTCTTGAATGGATTATGCTTCAAGCAACCGAAAGAAAATATATTTCGTATAAAACCGACGAAAGGTCTGGCAAGAACATCTGTTTTGTTGATGAGAATATTCAGAAACGAATCAAGTCTTGGTTAGAAGGAAAGTTCTATCTGTATGACAACACAAATGTACAGGATGAAAAGCAAACAGATACGATTCTGAAAGTATTTGAAGCGTGTGCAAGAAGATATGGTTGCAAACTTTTCTTAGTCGATAACCTCATGTCTGCGCTTTGTTCTCCTGATGAAGAGAATAAAGCACAAGGAAAATTTACTAAGCAGTTAAAAGCATTTGCAAATAAGTATAAGGCACATGTTATTATCGTTGCTCATCCTCGTAAAACAGCCGTTGGAACAACATTCAGCAATGATGATGTTAGTGGAAATTCTGCTATTACAAATCTTGCTGATAATGTTTTTAACGTAGAAAAATCTCCAAAGGGAATCCGCGTCACAAAGAATCGTGAATTTGGTATTGAAGGCTTTATTCCTACTTGTTACGATCCGGCAAACAGAAGGATTTTCCAACTAAAGGTTGGTGATCATCTGACATATGGTTGGGATCACGAAGGCATTGAACTTCCAGAGAATCCGGCTGCAATTCTTGATGAGTTTTCCGTAGACGATGGATGCGCCACAGAACCAATTTAAGGAGTTTTTATGAAAACAGAAATTGTTATCAAGGTGGATGAAAATAAATTAACAATACAAGAAGCCAAAAGTGAAATGGTTGAATATAAAATCACTACATGGCCAGGTGCTATTGACGAAATCTGTGAAAACTTACACGATTATCTCGAAGGGCTTGGCTGAAAGGAGCGAGCCCTTATGAGTTTACTTGGGGATAACCATGTATATTCTTATTCACAATTAAGTTCTTTCGATGAATGCAGATACGGATTCTATCTTCGAAGAATTGAAGGAATGGAAGAACCAACAAGCAATGCGTTTGCCGAAAGAGGAACGTTAATACATGACCTACTGGATAAGTGGGCGAAAAAGATATTAACGAAACCAGAGATGATTAAAGAGTACGAACAAAGATATTCTGATGAAGTCGTTTCTTCGTGGCCCAGAGTGCTTTCGTCAAAAGGTTATGCAGCAAAGGCTTATGAAAAAGGAATTCAGTTTCTTGAAGCTTTTGATGAGTTTGAAGGTTATGAGGTACTTTCTGCGGAAGAAAAATTCAAAATTGATCTTCCGTTAACCAATGGAGAAACAAGACCATTTATCGGCATTGTTGATATGATGCTGAGAGAAAAGTCTTCAGGCGATTTAATCATCTGTGACCATAAATCCAAATCTCTTCAATCTTTTAAAAAAGATCAGGATGAAATGTACAGACAGCAATTACTGTACACGGCTTATGTGAAAGAGAAATATGGGCAATATCCTCAGCAACTCATGTTTCATTTGTTCAATGAAGACGGGGTAAAACCATCAAGGTTATTTACAGAAGATCAATACAAAGAAGCTTTGGGATGGGCAACAAAACAAATTCTTGGTATCGAAAAATGCTCTGTAATTGACTGGCTTGTGTGTAAAGAAAAGCCTGACTATTTTTGTTGGAATCTTTGTGACGCAAGGAAACAATGTCCAAACGGGGTGCAACCAGACTTCAGATCAAAGAAGAAAAATGATGAATATGAAGGTTTTAAAGACGAAGGCGATTTATTTTAAATCGTATTTACAAAAGGAGATTAAAGATGAAATTTGGTAAAACATTAACAGAACTTGCAATGGAACTGGACAGACAGAACAATGCAAAGAAAGATTATATTGTAGACACGAGAAATATGCAGATGGATGCCTTTGTGGATAATGCTCAACTTAATATCCGCAATGACAAAACCGGGCAGACTTTGATTCTGAATGTTAACGAGGTTGTGCATAATCAGATTGGTACAGCACTTGGTATTCCTGCGAAATACTATGATAAGATGAGGGCTGACAATCCTGAACTGCTTGCAGCGAATGTCAATAGTTGGTTTGAAAAGACACCAAAGGCGCATATGGTTCGTACTCTGGATGGTACGGCACGGGCGTTTCTTTCGGATTCTTATCGCCGTATTGATAACTATGATATCGCCCAGACAGTATTGCCAATTCTGAGTGATGTCTTTGATGTATCGAATCCTCAAAACTCTTTCGAAGTAACAGATGAGCGTCTATATCTGAAGGTTCTCAATCCAAGACTTACAACTGAAGTTGTGCCTGGAGACATCGTTCAGGCAGGTATCCTTATCACAAATTCTGAGGTTGGCCTTGGATCTCTGACTGTTCAGCCTCTTGTGTATCGACTAGTATGCTCCAACGGCATGGTTGTGAACGATGCAAGAATGCGCAAATATCATGCTGGACGAAAGAATGAAGCCGCTGAAGATTTTGTAGTTTACAGCTCCGATACCCTTGAAGCTGATGACCGGGCTCTTCAGTTGAAGATTCGTGATACCGTGAAAGCAGTTGCAGAACAGGCTCGATTTGAAAGAGTTGTTGATCTGATGCGAGCTGCCAAGGACGCAAAAATTACAGCGAGTGTTCCTGCTGTGGTTGAACTTGCTGCGCCGGATTTTGGCTATACGAAACAAGAAGGACAAGGAATTCTGGACTATCTGATTCGCGGCGGAGATCTGTCCATGTATGGATTTGCTAATGCTGTTACTCGGTTTGCGCAGGATGTAAAGTCCTATGATAGAAGTACAGCTCTTGAATCTGTTGGATATTCCATTATGACAATGGGCAATCGGAAGTGGAATAACCTTCAGAGTGCTGCTGAAGAAAATATGGTGGCATAAAAAATGGACGAAACAAAAATGTTTGAGTTTTTCTGGGATGACTTAACAGAAGAATGTCAAAAAAGACTTTATGAATTTCTTGGTGGCGAAAATGGAAACTATGATGTAATTCCTTTTGCTACACTTGAAATCGCAGTAGAAGAATAAGAACGCCACAGCTACAGGCATATCTTTAACATCAGAACAAAATGTTCGCATTCACGATGCCCGCATCGTCAATTGTCATCTCTAAGATATGCACAGCGTACTCGGGAGCGATGGAGGGATACTGATCAACCCAAGCTTGAGAGGGGATAGGGCTCAAGCTAGAAGTTTATAGACGCTATGGTGTCTTCGATTAAAGCTTCGCATCATAGCGCATTTTAATTATTTATATTTAGAATTGTGAGGAATGAACTTATGGCTAATTGGGTAAACGGAAGCATTACTCCTTTTGGAACGAAAGAAAAAATTAAAGCTTTTACAGATTATATGAACAGTAAAGAAGAATGGAAAGATGTTATAAATAGAAATTGTCCGCCTGAAATGAAAGAAAATGAAATTCACATTTATGATAATGATGTAGGTCACGCAATTGATATGGCAGAAGAAATGGAGGAAAAGTTCAGAGATACTCCTTTCCGTTTCTTTGTTTGTGATGAAATGAATGGTATTGGTTGGGGCATTAATTATATGGCTGGTATTGAAACCTGTATTTTATGCGAAGAAAGGCATAACGACGAAGGTGAATATTGGCTAGAGCCAACGGAAATTACAAGCGAACATGTATCAGACGAATATATCTTAAAGAGAAAAGAAGCAAGAGAGAATGAAAATCAAAATGATCCCGAACCATTTTGATGTTTGCATTTGAAAAATAAGGAGTGGTATGTTTGCTTGAATATGAACCATATCATGTCCACACAAGTTATTCAAATTGTTTAACTCAGCCGGACTCAACAATGTCGATTGAAGACTACGCAAAAGTCTACAAAGAACGTGGACATCATGTTCTATGTATCTCTGAGCATGGTAACAGATCAAATGTTTGGCAACAGTTTGAGCTATCGAAAAAATACTCAGATGAGAATTATCATATGACTCCTTTAGCCGCTGCGGAAACATATTTTGTGGCGGACAGAACTGCGAGAGATCATCGTGGATACCATCTTATTCTTGTTGCAAAGAATATGGAAGGATTCTATCAATTAAATGAAATTCTTTCTGAGGCAAATCTTTCTGGGTTTTACTATCATGCAAGAGTAGACTTTGATCTTCTTGAACGTTTGGATTATCGAAACTTCATATGCACATCAGCGTGTGTAGCAGGCCCAAGCGACGAAGAAACTCTTGTCCGACTGGCGAACATTTTCCAAAAGAATTTTTATTTGGAAGTCCAGCATCATCCACAGCAGATACAAGTCGAAAGAAATAAATGGATGGTTGATCTTCATAAGAAACATGGATGGCCTCTGATTTATGGCACAGACAGCCATTATGTTTATAAAGAAGAAAAAGAACTTCGCAGAGAACTTTTGCTTGCTTCACGAATAACATACGGTAATGAAGATGAGTTTTTGCTGTATTTACCGACGGCTAATGAAGCATTTGCAATGCTGCGAGAACAGGGCGTCTTAAATAAAGTCCAAATAGAAGAAGCAATGGAAAACACTTTGATTCTTCGTGATTTTGAAGGCGTTCATTTTACAAATGAAAAGAAAATTCCAAATCCTTATCCTGAAATGACACAGGAAGAACGTAATCTGCTATATAAGAAAACCGTATGTGCAGAATACATTCGTAAATCAGGAATGCCAAATAAGGAAGAAGCTAAAGAAATCCATGCAGAAATGGACACCATGACAAACACGGGAACTGCGGATTATCCTTTGATTATGAAAAGAATAATTGATGCGGGAATTGAAAATGGCGGTGTTCTTACAAAGACCGGTAGAGGCTCTGGGGCTTCTTTCGTGTCTAACTATGCTATGGGCTTTAGCTCAATAAATAGGCTGCATTGTCCCGTAAAAATGTATCCTGAACGGTTTATCTCAGAAGACAGACTGGCAAATGGATTACCCGATTTGGATTGCAACATGGCAAACGTAGAAGCTTTCGAGAATGCTGGCAAGGAGATTCTCGGAGAATACGGATGCTTGCCAATGATTGCCTATGGCACAGCGAAAACATTATCTGCGTTTAAGCTGCTTGCAAGAGCAAGAGATATTGATTTTGAAACTGCAAATGCCATAGCTAAACAAATTCAGAATTATGAACTTGATGTAAAACATGCAAAAGAAAATAATGCTGATGATCCAGATTATGATGTAACAGAAGACGTTCAAATTGAATCATATATTGATCAAAAGTATATTGATTTGATAAAAGAGTCCAAGAAATATGAGGGCATTGTAACGAGTTTATCGCCGCATCCCTGTGCGCATCTGTTATCCGACAAAGATCTCCGAAGAGAAATCGGTGTTGTCAGAGTTAAATCTAAAAGTGGATCAAAAGATGCAATATATGCAGCGTATATTGACGGCAAAACCGCTGATACTTACAACTATTTGAAGGCTGACTTCCTTCGGGTTGATGTAGTTAAAATAATTGCAGAAGCCTTTAAACTAGCAGGAATTCCTGTTATGTCTGTTGACGAACTTCTTGAAGCAGTAAAAGATGATGATGAAATTTGGAATCTTTATGCCAACAAGATTGTAATGGGTTTGAATCAGGTAGAAAGAGATAAATCTGCTCAAAGATGCAGTATTTACAAACCAAAGAATGTTGCTCAGTTAAGCGCATTTATTGCTGCTATTCGCCCCGGTTTCAAATCAATGTTGGAAACATTTATCAACAGACGAAGCTTTGAATATGGAATTCCGTCTTTGGATAATCTTCTGAAAACAGAAGCTATTCCTGACAGTTTTCTGATGTTCGATGAACAGATTCTGCAAATTCTTAAAGCAGCAGGAATTCCTGGGCCAGAAGCATACGCAACAACAAAAGCAATTAAGAAGAAAAAGACAGAAAAGGTATTAGCAGAAAAAGAAAAGTTCAAGATTGGATTTACCAAAGTCTTGCAGGAGACTGAAGGAGCGTCAGAAGAGAAAGCTCATAAAGTAGTAGAACAGATTTGGACAATTATTGAAAATGCCGCAAACTACATGTTTTGTGCGGCCCATGCGTTTTCAATGGCTTGCGATAGTTTGTATGTAGCATGGTTAAAAGTACATTATCCTTATGAACTTTATGTTACCATGTTAAAGCTTTATGATGAGAAAAAGAATACTGATAAGATTTCAGCGATCATCGCTGAGATGAAAAGATATAAGAATATCAGTTTATCTGCCGGACGTTTCGGGCAAGATAACAGAGATTGGGTTGTTGACAAAGAGAACCAAACAATTTCACAGTCGCTGTCTTCGATACGATATTTGAGTAAATCTGCTGCGAATGATTTGCATGTTTTAGGATCGAGGCATTATAATACTTTTACTGATGTATTAAGAACACTTCAAATGGAGTCATGTCTTGATACAAGACAGATTAAGATACTTATTGAATTAAACTACTTTTCAGATTATGGAAGATCTGGCAAGTTGATGGATGTATATCAAAACTTCTTTGAAGGGAAATATAAGCTTACGAAAACGATAAAGTCAATTGAAGCAAGAATGCAAATGAGCCGGGATTATGAAAGTACTCTTGGTAATATTGATCTTGATATCGGACAACGGCTTTATTCTGAATTAACAAACGTCGGCTTATGTTTGACGATAGACAAAAATGAACCTGCGTCTTTGTATTTTGTTAGGGAAGTGGACAATAAGTATGGAATAAAGGCATTATTGTATTCTGTTCAAAGAGGATCTTCGGGCGTTATCAGATTTAAGAAAGATGATTATGCTAAAAATCCTTTTGAAGCAGGAGATTGTATTACACTTAAACAGTACAACAAAAGTCCAAGATATACATATAGAGATGGTCAAAAAGCTATTGTGCCCGGAGAATACGACGTCTGGGCAAAGAGTTACATTGTCACAAAAGCTCCCGACAGAAATTAGGAGGCGAAAGAAATGAAACGCTATTTTAGTCAAGAAGGTTTATTTGGAGAAATCAATCACTTTGACGAAGGCGGATATGCAGGCACTTCTGTACCCAATATAATTGATGGGTATGATACTTATGATGCAAATGGAAATTATATTGGAACAAGTCAGGAAGGCCTGTTTGGAGAAACGAATCATTATGGTCCGGATGGATATATGGGTTCAAGCGTTCCCGGAGTAATCGGTGGTGTTTATCATGATTTTGATAATGCTTCCGGGTTTTCTGCTCCAAACGTGATTGACGGATTTGACACTTGGATCGATGAATGAACAGTTCGGGAGCAACTCAACTAAGGCATGATAGATTGTCTGCCTATTAAAATAAAGGAGTTGATCCCATATGGCATACATGGTTCCTCTTCGGTTTGTTCGGATTTCTAATAAGCGTAGTGATAATCGTCAATTTGACGTTTCAATTTGTGCTACACGTATTGTTGCAATTATGTCTACAGAAATTTATCAAGCAAGAAAGACTTTAACTACAGAAAGACAAAATGGAACATTGATAAATGGATGTGGACAAGCGAAAGCAAAGTCTGCTATTTTCTTGGACAATGGTTCTGTTGTTTCTTCCCCTTTGAGTGTAAAGAGATTAATGGCAATCATTGACAAGTCAAATGAAAAAGCTGGATCTAAAGTAGATAAACGTATGCGGGTTTACGATGTATATGATTCAGAAGCAGAAGATGAAGACGAAATTGCAGAAGAAATATCTGCCACACTAGAAGATGACGGTATTGAATTTGACGAAGAGGATCTTGAATGACATATTCACTTTTGTTCGGTACCTAATAGTGAAGCCATTCTAGAATGTATATAAGGGAAGGGTGCAAGGCGAGAGAGCCGAGTTAAATGGACTTAGAGGGAAGATGTGCTAGCCATCTAAACCACAGCAGCAGCCCGTGATTAACATTTTTTGGATTAAGGAGTGGTCCTATGAGTGTACACAACTACGGCAGCGAAGACCAGAATGACCTGATGAATGCTATTGACAACGAAAAAGGAGTAGATGAATCTATGGAACCCAATAAGATTGAAAGTCTCTTTAAAGAAGTCGCTACCTATAGACAGGCTATTCAAGATGCGAAAGACGCATTAGCTTCTGCCGAACAAGAACTGGATGAGACTCTGCAAGCAGAGTTCGACAAACAGTAATACCTTATGGGAGCAGAGCTACGGCTCTGCTCCCTTTTTTTATTCATCAGAGGTGTATGATGGATGTAATGAATTTTGGTCAAGATAAATATTATGTTGTTTGTGATTCTGGCCCCGGAGGTTTAAAAATTGCTCGTCCAATGTCTGCAAGCATTGAACTTTCCACAGGAATAGATGAATATATGACTATTAATTTATCTGTTCCATATTTTGATTTTAAGCCAATTAAAGAACAAACTATGATTGATATCACCGAAGAAGATATAATGGCGACTTTTGAATAATAAGGAGTGATTCCTTTTGGAGAAAATTATAATCCCATTAGCCAACGGATATAAGCTTGTAACGGAACGAAACGAAGGAAGTTACGACAAAGAAATTTATGTTGGTATTGAAAGTCCAAACGGTGCATATGTTCAGGATTTGGCAACTATAAGACCTTCATATAGAACAAACGGCAATGAAGTGATTTTTAGTTCAGATCAGTTTGAAGTACTTGTTTATTCAGACAACACTACTGACGATTATACACACAAATTTGATATTGAATTAACCAAAGACGAAGAAGAATAACTTTGGTTACAATACACCTCTGCAACCTAAAATTTTATGTTAGGATGTGGATAACTTGGAATGTGTAAATTTGGAGCTTGATGCCACTAATAAAGGTTGGCGTTGTTCTGGCTGTGGCCTCCTGATTGATTGTATTGGGAGGCCTCTTTTTGGTTCTGAAAATATAACAGTTCGTTCAAAATCAATTCACTGGATAGAAAACAAACCTCAATATAAATTCTGTCCGAAATGTGGAAAACCGGTTAAGGATGTGACGAATTGTGGCTAAAAAAAAAGAAATAAAAAAATTAGAGTTTCCTGAACACTATTATGTTTTGGGAGCTGATCTATCATTAAAACGTCCGGGCTTCTGTTTGTTGTCTGTTGATAAGGCACAAGGTTCTCCTATTATAAAAGTAAAAAAGCTTGTGTCTTTGGATAATAAAACAGACCATAAAAAAAGTCATGGGCAACTATTAGAGGAAATAAGACATTTTTTTATTAAATCATTTTTTCCTCTTCCTGATGCTGTTTACGCAGTCAGAGAAACAGAAATCATGAAAGTAAAAGTTCCATCCGAAAGAAGCCTTTCAAAAGTGGTTGGCCTAACGGATTGGATGCTTTGGAAAATATCAGAAAAAGAATGGAACAGCATATACCCAACTTCTGTCAAGAAACTTATAACAGGATCGGGCAAGGCAGAGAAGGAAGAAGTTGCCAAAGCTTTAGACAAATATGTAGGAAAGCAAGACTATAAATGTGACGATGAGTCTGACTCTGTGGCTGTTGCAATTGCTTGGTTAATTCAGCAAGAAGAAATAAAACAAATAGAGGAGATTATATGAAACTGATCTTTTTGTACCGTGTTGATCTTGGCAGAAATGGGCATATAGATAGGACAGAATTCTGCTATGCCAGAAATAAAACCGTGGCACAAGAGTACTATAAAGAAAAATATCGTAAAGAAAAATACAATACAATAAACTTTGTTGCATTTGGAACTGCCGATCCTCGAAGACATCCTCTACCATTTCAAGAAATGTCCCAAGCAGAATTAAACTATATTATTTCAAATAACATTGGAGGCGGAGGTCCTTATCCGTTTAGAAGCTCATTACCATCTGGAGGAGAATTTGTACCAGTAGAAAAGGCAGGAAGTTGACATGAAAGTTATCTTTATCAAGGTTGAAGGTATTCTTAATTTTGAAGACTCAGAAGCTTTAGCTCCGTCTGGCAAGATTGGTATTGCGGAATCTCGGGTGAAAGATTTAAAAAAGATCGTAGAAGAATCTGGAGCTCGTCTTATTTTATTTGGAGAATGGTGTAATGATTGGAATTTTTATGATGAGAAATGCACACCGGATGGTATTTACCTGAACAAAAAACTTAACCGCAGAGGATTACACATCATTGATAAGGTAGACAACAAGCTGCCAGAAGAAGAAGGATGTGTTGATTGGGTTCGACGGCATCCTAATGTTACTTCTTCATGTATTCTGCATGATTTGAATAATGTAACTTGGCAGGAGTGGTAAGATGGCAAACAAAGATGTAGAAGACTCTTTAATCCATGCTCTTCTTTCTAAACAAAGAGAAGGAAAGATGCATGAAGCAGACCTTGAAATAAAGCGTAAACAGCTTGATATGGCAGTTCAAAGAATAAAAGATCTTTCTTCAGAACTTTCGTTGAAGGTGTTCGAATGCGCTTTCTATAAAGCATGGTTGAAAAAGCTTACATCCCCAGAAGAATACGAGCAAATAGTAAAGTATATGGAGGGGATGTCTTCATGACACCGCAAGAATTGATTGCAAAGCTTGTGTCTTATCAAGGACCATGCATGAGATTTTGTGCATATTGTCCTGAAGACCATAATACGGCAGAAGTAAAAGAGTGCGTAGAAGAAATGCTTCGTAAGATTTATGTAGTCGAACAATGCAACGATGATTTATTGAAAGAGCTAATTAAAATACGCAGAGCATATAAGGAGGCTACAGGACTTGAATATATGGACTCATGATGTTGAAGGCTTTTCTTCTGCTATTCGAGGAATGAGAAATCCGATGAATAGTTGGAATAAATCTGATTCAGATTGTTGTGTTGGAAGTGGCCCATTATGTGAAGCTTGTGAAAGTAAACCTAAAGATGGATTTTGTCCTGCAAGGGAACAAATGGTTTATAAAAAGTTTGTAATCGGAAAAGCAGATAAAGAGTTATCGTTAAAGCTTCAAAAGGCTGGGCCAGAGCATTGCAAGCATTTAAGAATGATTTTTGTTTGGGCTGATATTACGGCTCCAAGATACTGGTAAACTTTTCTGCCAGTAAACACTTTGCCGTTTTATCAACGGGGTCTACGAACGTAGGCTAACGGGGAAACCTAAACCATAAAGGCATGGCAATCCCGTGGGAAACAATAAACTCGTCTTCTATAAAGTAAGAAAATCTTCACAACGAGTTTGTTGAACCTGTAGAGACTATCCCGGGTTAGACTGGGAGTAGAACTGCTATTGATACGCAGTTCGAAATGGTGTTGCACGTATTACGTGTTAAAAGATAGTCCAATCCTGTATGAAAATACAGACAAATTGGGAATGAGTTTGATACATATCGTAACGGAGTCGAAAAAGTATCATGTTCTACTATGCATAAACTTATGGCTCGTCCATTAGAAAAGGAAGACTTTGAGAATGATTGTCTTAATGACCGTTATTTTGAAGAAACGATTAAGGCAATCAATGAAAGCATGAGAGCGTATGAGTTATGCAAAGATGAAGATCATAAAAAAGAAATATGGAGAGGTATCATTCAGGCATTGCCTCAATCGTATTTACAAACGAGAACGGTTTGCATGTCTTATGCTGCTTTGAGGAATATTGTTCGTCAAAGACAAGGACATAAACTTAAAGAATGGCATGAGTTTATTGATTGGGCAAAAGAATTACCAAACAGTTGGATGATATTTGAATGAAAGGAATAACAAATGAGAAAATCAGATATTGCTTACGTTCCGAACCCGCCGGTATATAATCCTCCTGAAAAACTGGAAAATATGTCAATTGATGAGCTTATCAAAAAGCATATTAAAACTTGCGGAAAGGCAGACGGTCTTGTTTCTGTTTGTTCTCGGTGTCAAACTCCGTGCAAATACGGCAAACGAGCAGTTCAACTTCTTGCAAATCAAATCTATGATAATCCTCCTGTTCCTCTATACGCAGGCAAAACTATGATTGAAGCGGCAAGAGAGGAGAATTTACGTAGAAGAAATCAGCCAGAAGAAAAGCCGGAGTTGAATAAAAAGAAGTCTGGAAAAGACGGGCGGGTTTATATTGAAGATTGGTATTCTAAGGCAATGGGAACGGAAGATCCTGTAAAATGGATCATGGATAATTTCCAGATTAATCAGAAGAAAGCCATGCAGAAAATTTATGGATGGCGTTCAAGACACCCGGAAAGTAAGCAAGAAACAAAAGAAGAAGAGAAGAAGCCTGTTGTTGTTTCTACGGACGATAATGTTTCAATTGAAAATCCTTCGAGAAAAGAAGAAGTTCTAAAGCCTAATGATAGTGCGGGGGAACGGATTGAAGCGAAATTAGAATTGCTTATTCAGCAGCAGGAAGATCAAAAGAAAGCGATGACGGAGTATTATAAATTATATGAACAAGCCAAAACTGAATATGAAAAGATCAAACTTAAAGTTGATACACTCTGTTCAGCAATGGACATAATGAACGAAATTTAATTAGGGTTGACGGGCGGCCCCAAAAGCCGCCCGGTCAACCCGAAGGGAGAAAAAATGTGGATTACTATTACGGATACGCAAAACATTAAACATTTGATTAACTGTTTCTCCGTTATGGATGTTTCTTATCACCATGACACAGATTTAACAGAGATTGTCTTTTTAAGATCAGCATACCCTCCTGTATGGGTTAAAGGTAACTGTTTGGAATCGATTAAGAAATGTGTTTCATTGAAAGCTCCTGTTAAGAATGTAGGTGATTAAAAATGTTAAGATCAAAAGAAGAAAGGTTCAAAGACTTTCTTCAGTTGTGCGGAGAAGAAAATTTTGGAGCAACCATGAAATTAACAACTTGGTTACTGGAAAACGGCTATTTCTCGGCCCCGCCTCAACGAAGCATCATGGAGCGTATGAAGGTGGGTTATATGATCATAGCCGAAACGTATTCTGTCGGTTGAAACATTTGACAGAATGTAACAATCTCGAATGGAAACGACCTCAAAGTCCATTTATTATTGGTATGTTCCATGATCTGTGTAAATGTGACCAGTATATTCCCATTGTCGAAACAAAATGCGCAGAGAAAAACGGGGTCAAATTGGCTGCGGTAGACGTAATTACAGGTTACGAATACAACACAAACACAGCATTGAAAGGTCACGGTTCTAAATCTGTCATGCTTCTTTCTCAGCTTACTACTTTGACAGAAGAAGAAATGCTTTGCATCAGGTATCATATGGGCGCATATGAAAAAGAAGAATGGGCAGAATATGACCGAGCAATAAAGAAGTATGTTAACTGTTTATGGACTCATACCGCAGATATGTTAGCCTCCAAAATAGACGAGGCAGAAAAAGAAGGTTGATGTATGCCAACATATGATCCTACAGAGTATCAGACACCTGCAAATGCCACAAACTTCCAACTCACTCCAGACGGCCTCTATGTTACTGGTGTAGATGGAGGAAGGGTGGTTAGAATTGCTAATGAAGGCACAACTTGGTATGAAGTTCCTACTCTTACAGCGACAAATGACATTTCAATGCAGATGCAATCACAAATTTATTCGCTAAAAGAAGAATTAGCCAATATGGAAAAAAGACTTTATGAAATCATATCAAGCCATACGAGTATTGATATTTCAGAAGAAGAATTCATGAGGTTACTTAAGGAGAACAATTAAGAAAGAAGAACGGAAATGATCGGAAAATTAAAAGATCTTACGATTAATCGTGATCAAAGCCAAAATGTCACAATAACAATTGGTGAAGATTTCCGTGAAGAGTTTGACAGGCTGAAAGATACAGACGTCGTCATTGAAATAAAAAAAGCGTCCGGTAAAAGAAGCATGGACGCCAATTCTTATTTTTGGCATCTTTGCGGAGAAATAGCCAAGGCAACTTCAAAATATTCTACAGATGGAAAGAACGAAATTTACAGAGAAGCTATTCGTGCCAAAGGCGAATATACATCTCTGATAATTCGTGAGGACGCAGTTGGTTTCTTTATTGAACGATATAAAGAAAAAGGCATTGGTTGGTTTGCAGAAGTTGTAGATGATTATATAGCACCTCCGGGTGAATTCGATGATGTTATGGGAGATAATGGCAGGATGTATAAAGTTGTCCATGCCTATAACGGGAGTTCTACATATGACGTAACATCCATGAATAAGATTATCGATTATGTAGTGTTAATTGCAAACGATCTTGGCATTCCAACGATGACTGACAGCGAAAAGGAAAAGTTATTAGCATCATGGGGAAAAAAGAAACAAGAAACACGCCAGTAAAATATATAATTCCTGACAAATGGTTCATTAAATGCAAGATGTGTAACTCGTTATATCAGGCAACCAAAAGAAGGGAAAAGTATATTCATACATTCTATTATGAGCAATGCCCTGTGTGTGGTTGCGATGACAATTGCGATGAAAATGTTATTTCTATTTTTCGTTACAAATTTATTAGGTGGTGGAGAGGAATAACCGATGGCGAAGACTTCAATCGTACAGACGGGTGAAAAACAATGTTATCTGTGCGGAAAAAGAACTTGCCTTGAAAAGCACCATATTATGGCTGGAGTTGCAAATCGTAAAATATCAGATGCTTATGGAATCTGGATATATTTGTGTGACTCGTGCCATCGAGGAACCGAAGGAGCTCAGTACAACAAAGAGGTTAACATTAAGTTGAAACAAGAAGCACAACAAGCATTTGAAGCTATCTACGGGCATGAAAAGTGGATGGCTCTTTTTAGAAAAAATTATTTATAAGGAGGGGATTGAGTGAATCAATGTGCGAAAATCAAAAACTATATGTATAGATTCGGTTCTATTTCAACGATGGAAGCATTCAGGGATTTGGGGATCACAAGACTTGGTGCCAGAATCATGGAACTTGAAAGACAAGGACTTCCAATTGAAAGGAAATCTGAATCTGCACTGAACAGGTTTGGCGAAAAGACGCATTATACAAGATACGCTATTGCCAATAAAGAACAGGAATATGCAGACATGTAATTTCAAAAAAATCATACTTGCTGTAATTGTTGCTTTTGTTTGTTTGGTCTGCATACATGGGCAAGCAGAATCTGAGTATGAAAATGCTTGGGCTATCTGTAAACCGGGAGATCATATTAATATCCGTTCTCACCCGAACAAAAAAGGAGAGGAAGAAGGATGGCTTGAGCCGGGTGATATGGTATATCTCGATGGAAAGAGAAAGAACGGATACGTCCATTGCGTAGAATTAACAACAGAAGCAGGCGAAGGCTGGGTTCATGGAGGCTATCTTGTTTATAGTCCAATTGAGTTTGCAGACAGCGATTATGTTGTATCAAGCAAGGGTAGACTGGCAGCGAGAAAAAACATAAACGGTAAACGCACCAAATGGGTAAAAAAAGACTCCACAGTCCATGTTTATTACTGGTCTGAAGAGTGGAGCTATACAGAGTACGGCTACATAAAAAGTCAGTACCTTGAAAAGATAGGAGAATAATATGGACTGGATAAAAAAGGACATTACGTGGTGTTACGATATCTGTGACAACATGGAATGTTACAGAAACGTTAAACATCTGGAAGGGCAAGACGGATACTTTTCAATGGCAAGATTAAAGGGAAGTGATCTTTGTCCTTCCTATGAGGACGAAGAGAATCCGAAAGAGTGATCAAGTGAAAGATAGAAGATTAACTCCTAAACAAATAGACAGACTGTTGGCAAATCAAAAACCAATTACAATTACACAAAATGTAGATCCAATTATCCAGAACATGGTTTCAGAACAAGCTTCGCATCAAGCTCTTGTTTTCACAAACAATGAAAAGGATTATGACACATTAGATTCAGTGAAACAAATCAAAACGTTTTGTGCTTTTGTAAAAGATGTAATCACAAGATATGAGGAAAACGAGCGTCAGCAAAGCGAAGCCGAGACAATGGAAATGGATATCAAGCATTGCATGGAACTCGTGCCAAAGCTGACAGAAAAACAGAAGAAGGCTCTATATAATAAACTTACAGATGTCTTACAGTTAAGGCGGGCATGTAAAAGTGAAAATGAAATCCTTTTACCCCTGTATAACTATTTTAAAGATAAGGTTATGTTGAATAAGCTTACACAATTACAAGGCTCTGTATCTACTTCAAAAGAAATTGTGTCTAATAGAGCTTATTCTTGCCGAACATCTGTCCTTGATGATTTTAGTGCTGAATAACACAATGGGCCTCTGGGAATTTCTGGAGGCCCTTTTTTAAGGAGTTTGTATGATAACGCTTGAAGATATACGACGTTGCAATAAAGATTGTCTTACCGTGAACGAAGTTGCCTATGTGTTGAAGTGCGATCCTAATATTATAAGGAAACAAGCAAAGGAAAACATCAAACAGTTGGGCTTTCCCGCTGCGAAGATCGGCACAAGAATTAAGATACCAAGAGTTGCGTTTTTAAACTGGTTTGACGGCAAATTATAAGATTTGATATAATCGTCTTTACTAGTAACGCAGGAAGGAGGTATCATGGGTAAACCAAAGTCCAGAGGAAATGGACAAGGTTCGGCTATAAAAAGAGGTTCCACTTGGCAGTCAAGAGTTGTTGTTGGTTGGAAAGAAAATAAGGACAAGACTAAAATGTTGCCAATAATAAAAACAAAAGGAGGTTTTAAAACAAAAAAAGAAGCTTTACTCTTTTGTGAGAAATTAAAAGAGCAAAACGGAAGAATGAAAAATGCTCCTGCTCTTGCTTATTACTGGAATATATATCAGGCCGACTTGGATCTGTTATCGAAAGACAGAAGAAAAGCCTATTGCATTGCCTGGAATAAAATGAAGGCAATTCAGAACAAACCAGTTGATGCAATAATGATATCTGATCTCAGAAATGTAGTATCAGAAAACGCAAAAACATATTATCCGGCAAGAGATATGAAAACAGTTTTGAATAAGTTGTTTGATCTTGCAGCCGCAGATAAGTTTGCGGACAAATCATTGCCTGAATATATTGTTTTACCAAAGTTAAAAGAAGAAGAAAGAGTTCCTTTTACGAAAGATGAAGTAGAAAAGCTTTGGAAGTCTTATTATGACGGAAATAAAAATGCTGCGATTCCTCTTGTCATGATTTATACAGGCATGATGACAGGAGAAATGAGAAGGCTCACCGTTCAAATGATAAACTTTACAGAACGGAAAATAGTAGGAGTTGGGATTAAAACAAAGACAAGAAAAGATTCTGTTATTTATCTTGCTTCAGATATCATTCCAATCCTCAAATCATACGCAGAAAATAAGACGGGAAAGCTCTTCCCCTCCGACGAGGCAACGTTCTATAAGATTTATTATGATGCTCTTGAAAAGGCAAAAATCCGCCGTCTTACTCCGTATTCATGTAGGCACACGACTGCAACCACTTTAGCAGTAGAAAAGAATGTTGATTCACAAACCGTCAAAAAAATAATGAGATGGAGTACTGCTAAAATGTTGGATCGTTATGCTCATCCTGATGACGACAGTATAGTGTCCGCAATAGAAATGATTGGAAAGTGACTAGTAATGTTACTAGTAAAGTGACTAGTACATCAAATCAATTCAAATCTTTTCAAACCAGAAGCGGAATAAAAAAACCCAGAAACAAAAACGTTTCCGGGTAAAATAAGCGGAGAAGCCGGGATTTGAACCCGGGCTGCCATCACTGACACTACTCCCTTAGCAGAGTACTAAAACCCTAACAAACTCAACAACACAAAACCAAAAGTGACTAGTGCGTTACTAGTGTATTTTTAAAATTTAGAAGGCGGGTTTCCGCCTTTTAAATATTGAAAATAAGAAGGAGTACTACTATGGGAATTATGGTTGAATGTGACTTTTGTGGAACATATGGCGGTAAAAGTCACCATGTTTATAAAGAAGTTGACGTAGAACGCAATGGCAAAGCAACGGTATTTCAAAACTTTATAATCTGCGATAAATGTTACAAAAAGCACAAAGCCATTCTAGAAGAAAGTAAAAGTGTAGAAGAAAGTCTAAATGAATTAAAACAAGAGTTGGATAAGAAAATTAATCATCCACTTACAAAAACCAAAGGAGATTGTGTAGAAACTCCATTTTCTCTTGGATTAATTCGAAAAACACTACAGTTTCTTGATTTATTACCATTCAAAAAAAAAATTGATTATATAAATAGGAGCAAAACGAAATATGAGCACATGGATCAATACTCGGGATTTTTCAGATGCGGTAATTAAAATGTGGTTTAGACGTAAAAGCCACAGGAAAGCAAGATGGAAAAAGAAGATAAACAGAGCTTTCAAGAGATTATAGGAGAATAACAAATGAATGATTTAATTAAGAGAATATCCGAAGCCAAAGAAATGATCGAGCGCAAGCCAAATCAACACACCGTTGATTATACGATTTACGGTGTGTTGACGGATTGCGATAATATGCTGAAATCCCAACAGGCAGAGATTGAACGGATGAAACGAGAGGGTAAAACTTGCGCTAACTGTTCAATGTGTAAGACCAGAAAGGCAAGGGGCACAGGCTGTTACTATCAGCGGTGTAAAAAGCACAACATGTGGGTACGGTACGGTTTTTACTGCTCAGATTGGCAGAAGGAAGGCGACTGAAAATGGGCGATGATTTCAAGGGAATGGGTTCATTTGGTGCATGGTTGAAATGCACACTCGAAGAAGCCGGATTGAAACAACGGGATTTGGCGAAAATGATGCATATAACCGAAGCCTGTGTGAGTAGGTGGGTTCATGGTAACCGAATCCCTGCGCCGAAACAAATGGCATGGATATTACAACATTTTAATTGCCATATTGAGATAGTTCCGAACGGCTGGCAAAGACCTTTATAAGCCACATATAGGAGGATAGCGAAGTATGAAGATAATTCATTTTAAAGATGTTTCTATTACCCTTCCAATAAAAGGAAATGTAGATGTAGAACAGATCGAGGACAGATTCATCGATGCAGTTGATTCTATCGGCGATGGCGTTGTCATGTGCTACAAAGTCGAAGTCGAAGAGGAAGGTGACGAGGATGCTGATTGATTCTGAAACGCTAAAACATGCAATATTGACAACGATGCCGGAACGATCAGAGGTTCTTCTGATCGTGGACAATCAGCCAGAAGTGGTAGCCAGGTGCAAGGATTGCATATACGCAAAGGTAGCATCGGACGATAACGGATATTTTTATTGCGAATATCCATTCGCCTCAAAGGCCCCGCACGAAGCATATTTCTATTGTGCATCCGGCAAACGAAAAGATGACGTAAAAGAAATTGAAGCATTTTTGAGAGAAAAAGAACCGTTCATGTTTGAGTGGGGCAACAACACGGACAAGTAATACGCTAAAATTGGAGCGATCAACGAATATGAAAACCAAGCGTTCACAAAAAGGACGAAAGTACTACCGCAAGTGCGGGATGTGCGGACGGCGAGACGAACAGAGCAACATGATCCGCACCTATAAGGTGGACAACGGATGGTGCTGTGTTAATTGCTGGAAGAGCTGTCATGCAGATTCAATTATCTTGCACGAAGCTTTGATAAATGAATTTTAATGCCACACATAGGAGGTTAGCAAAACAGATGACAAGGGAAAAGGCGTATGAAATACTCGATAAGGTTCCGATTTGTTATGGGTGCGAAGGCAACGAAGACACGTTTCCATACAATTGCGAGGAATGTGAAAGTGCTTTTTTAAAGGCATTTGAAGCATTGAAGCAACCAGAAATTGTCCGTTGCAAGGATTGTACATTTCTCAACGATGAAGGTAACGGAGAATACGGTTGTACGATTCATGATGATCTGTATGTTATTACAGATGATTGGTTCTGTGCAGATGGAAAACGCAAGGTAGGCGATAAGGAATGATAACAAAAGCTGAAGGAAATGAAAAAGCAAAAATATGCGCCAACTGCAAAAGATACGATGGCATGGGATGCTATACCGATGGAGTATGGAACAAATTGAGATATAAATACACAAACCCGCAAGATAAGTGCGTTGAACCGAAAAGATTCAAACAGAAGAACGATGATAATGAATGACACGGGAAGAAGCAATCAAGTGGATTGAAGAACATAACAATCCGTTTATAGATGAAACAAAAGATTCACAAGCGCATCAATTGGCGTTGGAAGCGCTTCGGCAGTCACAGATTGTCCGGTGTAAAGATTGCAAGTGGAATAGTGGATATGGCAGAGGAATGTACGTTTGTTTCTGCACTTGCTGCAAAACTGGGACTCCACACAAGGATGATTGGTTCTGTGCTGACGGCGAACCGAAAGAAGATGATGAAGAATGACGATTATCTGTACAGAAGAAGAACGGAGAGAAATGGAAATTTTGATTGCAATCGCTCATGACTGCTTATGTTCTTCGCCAGACTATTTCTCAGATCCAAAGTGTAACAGATGCATCAAAAATAAAATTCAATGGACAATAAAAGACGGCAACAAGGAATTTAGTGCCCACGAAACAGTGATAGGCAAGGCATTGGATGCCGGACATATTTACAGATAACCTCGTTGAAGGAGCAAAAGAAGGATGACCGACAAAGAATTTCGAGAGGATGCAGCAGAGATTGTAGCTGATGCGCTTAACGATGCGATGACGGCATTTCCTGTAGATAATCTGCGAGAGAACAAGTATATGGCCAGAAAAGACCGAACAGAAAGCATTGAGCATGTTGAACTCATTGGTTTTTGGTGTGCGGATTGTGGATGTCTTACACTTATGGACTCAAAAACATTGCGTGAAAGATTTGAACAAACTGGGAAACGCCGGTGTGATAGTTGTAACGAAAAGGCTGAACTTGATAAATAATTTGTTAAAGGAGCGATATGTATGAAAAGATACAGGTTTAAAACAAAGTCAGTAAAAGATCCAAGACCATTAAAAGACATGAAATATATTAATATGCCTTGGTGGTGTACAGGAATGGCTGGAGATGGAAGTTACGCAACAATTGTTTGCTATCTGCCGGAAACAGAAAGTCTTTTTGATTACTGGGATGACGCTTTTGCAATTACAGACTCGAACGTGACGGAGATTACATATACAGACAGATTTCCTAAACCGGAGTGGTTAGAATGAACGTTACTACTATGTATGGAGCATATGAAGGCGAAGAGGAAATTACAGCAGGCTGTTACGTCGATAAAAAAGAAATATATATAAATAACCAGTCGGCGCAAGAAAACTTTAAGGAAATTATTTCCAATTTGTGTGACAAGCTAAATGAAAAGGCAACTTTAGAAGGAGGCATCGTCGATTGGAGCACAATGCAGATAAAAACATATAACAGCACGCATATAATGTATGAAGAGTCTTATTATGCCATGAATTACTATGAAGTCGTAGCAAGAGCAAAAATGAGAACAAAAATTTTAACCACTGTTGAAGACGAAGATATTATAAAAACAATTCAAACGTAAAATAGGTGAGAGTATGTCAGTATGTTGTACTTATTCTTGCGAAAAAGCTAAAGATTGCATGAAATCTGGAACAAATAAAACAGGAACTTGCACTGTTGTTTCATATGGGACATGCTATTCTAATGGCCAACCTATGTGCGGGAAAGAGAATAACTATAAATTATTTGAAAGCAAGGTGAGAAAGGATGAGGGAACGCCTTAAAAAAACAATAAAGTGTTTTTTTGCAAAATATAAACTTTGGCGGATTGAAAGGGCTACGGGATATCATCTCAAACCATTTCAGCGAAAGTTCGTTCTTAACAATGAGCCTCCTGAGGATTTATGGAAACTCGATAGAGGCAAAGGAAAAACACTGATTGCAATAATGTGGACTCTTGTTTGGAGAAATAAACCTATAAGCATGAACGAAGAAAAATGTCAGCTTTATATGTGGACAATGAGAAGACGAAGACTTGTTCATCCTGAAGAGCTTGATAATAAACATGAGCAATATAAGATATTTGCCATTCCTGATCCAGACATCAGGGATCATCGTTCTCTTGACCTTGTTCTTTGGAAGTATAATGAGCTGGCTGAACAGTGCAGAAGAGAAGGAATTAAAGTTTACAGACTTCGAACTTGAGTGAGGTATGCTGTATGAAATGGGAAGATTTTAAAGACAAACAATACGAGCTTGGGCAAGAAAAAACATTAACAGATATTGAATGTCCCAAATGCGGAAAAAATATCTATCGAATAAATAATGTTGTATTGACCACTTATCCACCTCAGCACAGATATGAATGTGAATGCGGTTGGATAGGAACAGCCTGATGTGAAGAAAGGAAAAACAATGCAGATTGTAACTGTAAGCGTATATATCCCGGACGAACAAGCCACGAAATTTTCGCAAAAACTTGCCGTAGGCAAAAAGATAATGGAAAGTATTGAAGAGAATGGTTGGCAAGCAAGAATAGAACGATGGGATCATGCGAAGGTTTTGGGGGGCGCGGCGAATGAAGATAATTGAGGCAGGAAGTCTCATAAGATTTAAATGTTCCGCATGTGGATGTTTGTTTGAAGAAGGTGTTCATGTAATAACTCCACATCCAGAATGGCAATATGCGTGTGATTGTCCATGCTGTGGAAACAAATGCTTGTCTGAAATAGAAGTGTTTGTAACGCAAAGCGAGAATCCATCTTGGACGAGTAAATCTGAAAATATAGGATCAGGTAAACAGTCTGGATTTGCAAGCTCTGTAACTTGTAAGACTCCCGAATTTGTTACGCTGACAAAGGAGTAAAGATTATGGAAAGTAAAATAAGAAAAGTTCCTATTGGTGACGGGATTAATACAGAAGGAGTTGAATGTACCAGAACTTGGATTTCTTATTCGGGAGCAGAGTTTAAGCTTCCTGAAAAGCATTGCGTATTTTGTCAAAAAAGTACGGATATTTACTGAGATTATAGCAACGGCCCATATATGATTTTATGTGAAGACGAAGATGTCGATCTTGAATTAGGATATCGTGGAAAATGTCCTTGCTTTGTAGACTGTGAAAAAGAATAAAAAAGGGGAACACTTTACAGTGTTCCCCTTTTTTTACACCGTGTCTTTGTGGTCAACCTGATTGCTGCCAACGTATTGTTTAATAGCTCTATTTTCATTGAACATTTTCTTGAATTTTTCAAGAACTTCATCGACAAGTTTGCTGAAAAGTTCAAAAGAAACAAACTTCACAAGGAAAGGAAACTTTGCAACAAACATATCGTAAACATAACGAAGCTTAAGCTGGCCTGTGCCGCTGCCAAGTTCCTTTTCAGCTTCAGCAACAGCATATAACAACCATTCTTTTACTTTGGCTAGCTGCGTACCTCTTGGCAATTTGAAAAACTTGCAAACAAGATACACGATTACAGCCAGAGCAGCAACAGCTAACAGAATAACATACCAGTTTTCAGAAAGAAAATTCATAATCTCCATAGTAATCAATCTCCTTTTTAATATTTACCTTTACCATCACCGACAACATCAAGAAACTCAGCTTTCATGTACCAGCCTTTACGTTTGCCCACATTGATCTTAGCCCATTCTTCGCCGGGTTCAATTATTGTGACTTCAGTGCCATAAGGAATTCTGTACCAAGTACGACATGATGTACTTGGATACTGCCTAAGTTTCACAGGACCTTTATTGCCAGAAACAACAATTGCTTTGCTTCCTTCGTTCGGAACAAGCTCTTTAGGCACAGGAAGTGGCATAACAACAGGAGCATTTAACTCTTTTTGAGCTAACTCTACCAACTGTTTAACTTGTCCGTGGTAGTTCCAGCCACCATTCAGATTTGTATCGACTTTCATATGAGGGCTGGTCATATGTGTAATCCGCAAAGGAGATACTTGTGTGACCACACCTGCATGATAATAGTCGTTCATGTCTCCTGTATAATATGCGTTTCCTTTTTTGTATCTTGTTGGTAAATCCCATTTATGAGACTTTGTTCCTGCATTACATGCAAGTTTTACAACACCTTTTTCGTTTGCCGCCTTCAAAACAATATCGCCTTTGTTTAAAGATCCCAGATCTGCAATATATTCGAGGTTATATACAGCAAATCGGGCTGCGTAGTTACTTCCATGGATTCCAGTCCATTTTAATCCCATCCTGCGTACTGCGCCTATAATTAGCCCGATACAGTCGCAAGTCCCATTACTGCCATCCCCTGGCTGTTTATAAGCCGGATTTAAAGATTTTATTTTTTCTACCATATTAAGAAACTTAATGACGATAGATAAATAAACTTCTTGCAGTTTTCCAGTAATTTTTAAAATCAAACTCATCCGTTACCATCTCCTTCGGCATCGTTGTCCGCCACGTCAGAGTTGTCATTTGATTTAAGTTTTACTTCCATATTGAATCTTTCCAGCGTTCCAAGAATAATCTTCTCAGTAATACTGTTTCTTGTATAAGACACGGTATCTAACACTTTGTTTGCTGTCATGATAAGAGTTAGCCATACGCATGACATTGCAGCTTCAGGTCGGTAAGCAACTAAAGCCAGAATGACAAACGAGTAAATTCCCCAAACGATTGCTCCGAACCGGGCAAGCCATTTGCTGAATTGCTGTTTAGGGTCAATTCTTTTCATGCTATCACCTTATTCTATAAAGTTACCATTATCGTTACATCCATCATATATCCGTTGTATATAAGCAAAATCATGTTTGTATACATCATTATCCCATCCATACTTACTGACTAATTCTTCGTATGTTTGGTTTTCTTTGAAGAGATTGGTGAAGTCCTCGTGCGAGTGAGCCTCTCCTTTTCTGCATTGTCTGGCAAAGTTCAGAACATGGTTCTTGATTCTTGCCGCTGCGAGCTTGTCTAACCTTTCATCTGTTTGATCCTGTTTTGAACTAAGATTATCCAGACGGACATCCAGCTCATGAAAACGATTCTCTAATGACTTAAACCTCTCCTCAATAAGACCATAGTTTTTGTCCGTTCCTTTCTGCACTTCTTCTAATTTGACATCAATATCTGCTTTCATTTCGTTTACAAAAACTTTGAAAGCAGCAGTTCTCGTTTCATTTATCTTTCGGAAAGGCCATGTAATACTTTTCCATATCCATCGAAGCGGGTAAACTTTAATCTTTGAAATTTCAAAGAACAAACAAAAAATAAAGAAAACGATTAATACCGTCCACGGTACATTTTTTGATATCCATTCTCCAATCGGTTTTACAATGTCCCCCATTAAAACCACCAACTTTACATTATATTTACGCAAACAATGCATCTATCTCTGCTTCTGTTATTGCACTGTAAGTTGTATCAACAGCGCTTAAAACACCAGAAGAATCAATAGAAAGATTTGTTCCAACTTTTATTCCACCAGAAACAGAAGCAGAAGCAGTAGGCAAAGTATAAACAGTTACATCGCCATCGTAAACAGACAAGTGTCCGTTTATTTGACCGTTCGTAATAACACTCGTTAAACTTGCTTTTAGAACATTAGCACTTATTGTTCGGTTTGACGTATCTGTTCCTGCAATTAATAAAGCTGATGTTTGAGCTGAATATGTCGTATTTGTATTATAATCTGCTCTTCTCCACGCATCGTCACGATATGTTAATAGTATCGGTGTTCCGGCAGGATATGTTGTTGTTAGTGCACTTGTTCCTGTCCTATAACAGGGTTTTGCACCTAAAAAGTTTATATCCAAAGTTGTAGAAGAAGAACCTCCTGCAACTAAAGGAACATAAATAAGACTTAACCCGTCAAAATATTCTGTAATTCCAGAAATTGTTCCAGTCCAAGCACCAACAGAATCGGAAGAAGAACCGACGACAAAATATAGTGCCGTAACTGAATTTGTTTCTGCATCTTCATGTCTAACTGGACACGCAAACGTCATAGTCGCCATTATTCAAACTCCCTTTCTTTATGATCCTTTGACTGTTACGTTTCCGCCGACATCGGTAAATGTAAAATTTCCTGCGGCGGTTCTTATAGTAAATTCTTTATTCGTTGTTAATGTAACACTTGTTAGGTATATTGATTTTGGTAATGCAGAATAAGTATTTTCAGCTAATTGGTTTATCGTCCCAGATACCCATCCGGGAGACGAAGTAGAGCAAGTCACTTGGGATCTTGTCATTTGGCAATTTGCTGTTATTGTTATTCCGCTAGTATTTGTTTCACTGTGTCCAAAGTTTGTTCCACTAAACGTAGGTGTCCCAGACACAGTACCCCCTGAAATAGACGGTGCTGCCATTTTAATTGGCACATAAGTAATAGAACTATATTTCTGGGATGTTTTTGCTGTTGCTGTTCCAGATACAGATATAGCTCCTGTTAATGTTTTAGGTGCGTATCCGGCAGATGTAACACTAGCTGTTCCTGATCCACTAATGGAAGCAGTTGTTCCAGCTTGGTTTGCGGAAGCATTTGCTCTTACTGCAACATAAACACCTTCAGTGGGAACTATTGTTTGTTCTGATCCAGACGAAGCATCTGTAACACCTCCAGGAAGGCTTACTCTTTCTACAGTGACGTTACCCGGAGCAACAGTGACTGTGCAGGATGCATTTGAAACGCTTCCAGAAATTGTTGCTTTTTTTAGATACAATGCACTTCCAGGATTAACATTTGGAGTTACCGTCCAAGAAGTACTCGACTGTTCATCTACCGTTCCCCCAGCAATATATCCTCCTGTAGACACGCTTATGCGTGCTTTTGCTTTTGCTGTACCTGAAGAAGCAGTTCCAGAGGGCTCTATTGTCCAATAGTCAGTTCCATTTGTTCCTGAAGGTGCAGAAGAAACACAAATCGACGTAATGGTTCCTTGCGTTTTAGGAGTAACAGAAGGAACTGTTGCAACTCCCTGATCAGTAACAGAAAGACTGAAAGAAGCCGAAGGAATCGTTTTTGTTATAGCTGTTGTTCCCGTATATTTTTGTGTACCAACAGAAATAACGTTATTATTAATTGTAATGTCCGACGCTTGAAGGTTTGTAATTGAACCAGAAACTATCTTACCTTCATTGTTGTAAGCGGTTGTTCCACTTAATATGTTCGCAGATGTCACAGATGCGCCAACAGAAGCAGCATCAGGAACTAAGCGAGCAAGACTAATCTTTAAATTATCAGTATAGCCTTGATTTATATAGAGATAACCGCCTGAAATAAGAACAGGAGCATCTGTCGTCGAAGATATGTCAACGTAAGTAACACCTTCTTCAGCCGAATTAGAAAAAACAGCAGGCCCTATTTCACCTGACTGTACATATCCAGAAAGCCAATATGCATATCCTCTTGTTGCAGATGATCCGCTTACTGTTGTAACTGTCTGATTGATTGTTCTATCAGGTAACGATCCTTTTACTTCTGCACCATTTGCCCATGCTGTATAGCCAGTTCTTATTGCCGAGGCTGAAGCAATAGAACCAGAAGATTGAGTTCCTGATTTAGTGAAAGTTCCAGAAACACCAAATATAGAAACCCCGCTTTTTATTTTCGATGCTTCGAGATTGGCATCTCCCAAAATTGTCTGAGTTCCCAATGTGAAAGATAATTCGGGCAATGTCTGATTTTGTGTTGAAGGCGTTATTGTTTGTCCCGGTATCGTGTCCATTTGGAATGATGAACTTCCCGATACAGAAACAGCTCCTGCCGTGCCACTAGAAACATAACCAGAAATAACTGTTGGAGTTATTGATTTACTTCCACTGTATGAAGCTGTTATTTTTCCGTTCTCGTCAATTTCTATCGTCGGGTTTTGCGTGATTGTTGTAGCCGGAGTTTTTGCCGACCCTGTAGCTATACTTTTTTCAGCGGCAACAGCGTAATAGCCAGATGGAACTGTGACAGTTTTTCCTGAAACAGTCAAATCTGTACTTGTTTTTGTTGGAATAGTTCCTGTTATTTGGATTCCTTTAGAGTGAGCTGTTTTGCCTAAAAGTAAATCTGCAGCAGTAGCTGTATCATTTTCTGTTTCTTCACTGATTGTTGGAATCTGATTGATTGCAACAGAAAAACCTGTTGTCATATTCCAAATTAAATTTTCTTCTTGTCCAGTTTTAGCTCTTATGGCATTGGCAGTAGCAGTTAAAGCGCCATCAAGCTGAACACTATCTATTAACTTGTCAGCAGGCATTAATAACTACCTCCTTGCCATACAGCCATTGCTGTTGCTTCGACGTTCCCTTCCGAATTAACAATTAAAAATTTACCTGAGTTTTCAGAGCCTTGCACTAAGGCAACAGCTCCGACATCGGAAGAGGCGAGAGTTACGTTTGCAGACAAAGCTTTGCCGTTTATTGTTCTGCTTGTAGGCACAAATCCGCTAACTGTGTGAGTATGAGTGCCAAAAGCTGTTATATGTCCTTGCGCATCGAAAGTAACATAAGGCACAGCTAAAGTAGAACCACTTGTCGCTGAACTTGTTCCTACTGTGCCTGCGGTAACAGTATTTGTATGTTTGAATTGAGTTCCGTTTAACGTTATACCGCCTGTAGCTGTATATGTCGTGTTATTGTCTGGAATTGTTATTACTGAAGGCTCACCAACGGAAGGTGTAAAAGTAAGAATATGTCCATCATTCGTATCTTGTGTTAATGAGTATGTTGTATTTGAAGAGGTTATTGTGACAATACCAGAACTATTGGTTATTGTTACGTTACTTCCGTTTACCAAATCCAACGCTGTTGAAGATGTATTTGATAGAATTTGAGTTCCGTTTATTTTAATTGGTCTGTATTTATTCGGATTTGCAGCAATTTTTCCAGACACAACAGAGAGGCCAGTGACATGTCCTTTCCCATCCGTATTTAAAGTAAGCCCTTTCACGACGTCTATACCCCACGCTGCTGAGGCTCCAGAAGCATTGGCTGTTATATCCGATGAAGCGTCGGAAACTGGAGTGTAATGAGTGGCAGAAGATGTTACTGTTGTATCAGTATTATTATCTGGAATTATAATCGTTGTTGCGCTTCCGATTGACGGAGTTAGCGTAATAATATGACCATCTTCTGAATCTTGAGTAAGAGTATATGTCGTATTATT